TGAGCAGTTTAGCCACAGAGGCACCACCTTTCGACTATTTGGTGCGCCCCTCCTCCTCTCATCTTTTCAACAACAACGACGACGGTTGGTCCAACCCGGTTTTGCGCCTGTCGCACCGCTCCTTCGTTGGTGCCTTCAACTTCGTTGAACACTTCCAAAATTCGAAGTATGCGAAAGGCCATATTCTTGACTCGGTGCTCCGCAAGATTCATCTTGGCCCAGAAGCTGAAGATTGGGTTTACTTCTGCGACATTCTTGTTGCTACCGACCTTGCTCACGAGAAGCTCATCAATGACATTCGCAATGGTGAAGTTCGTTACCTGTCGATGGGCTGCGTGACTGACCTTGTTATCTGCTCCTTTTGCGGAGCCCATGTAACCGATCAGAGTTCTTATTGTGTTCATTTAAACTTCCAGAAGGGCCAATTTCTATTAGATGATGACGGCATCTCTCGTCGTGTAGGTGAACTCTGTGGTCATCACACTTTGCCCAACGGTGGAGTCAAGTTCGTGGAAGCCTCGTGGGTAGGTACCCCGGCCTTCCCCGGAGCAGTTAAGCGGTCAATCGTTTCTGATGAATGGGTCGGCCCTAAGACTCCCTACACCCGCAAATCAAGCAGTTTGGATGGGATTACGAAAGCAGCGTCAGAAGATAGTGAATATCGGACACCTAATTTAGGCGAGGTTTTAATGCAAGAAGATGACCTTCGTGGGAGAAGCATACGCTAATGGCAAACAAAGAAGCAACACAATCAATTCTCAAGGTTATCGCGAACGTCAAGGCTAAGTTCGCTGAACTGGACATGCTCGATAACGAATTCGCTGACCTTGATGCCTCTATGCCTCAGGGCGAGGGTATGGAGCAGTTCAGCTTGCTCACCGATAAACGTGAGGAACTCGAAACCGAGATTCGCGCTATGCGTGAACGGGTACAGCTTATCTCCGAGTGGGAGAAGTTCAAAGGTTCGGGTTGGTCTGATGATGTACAGACTGAGCTAAACGCTCTCGACTCACAGTTTGCAACTATCGCCGATGGTGATGATGCGGGTATGGACATGATGTCCCCCGACATGCCTATGGCTCCTGATGCCCTCGCGGCTCCCGCTGCTCCGATGGCTCCCGAGGCACCGGCCTTGCCGGAAGTACCCCCCACCCCCGAAGTTCCGGCAGCGGATGCATCTGTTGCCACGCCAGAAGGTGATACAGCTTTGGAGCCAATGCCCGACGCGGCGATGGATGCTCCACCGGCTGAACCACTCGAAGCACCTGTGGCAAGCAACAAAAATGCACAAACCAAACAAAAAAACAACTATGAAACTTCTGATAAGAAGGGGTCTGCTGCTGACTCCTCTCACTTGAAGAAAGGCGATACTCACATGGCAAATACGAACAACCTCTCGCTGAAGGAAAAGCTGGCTGAGGTTAAGAACAAGCGGGAGGCAATTTCGAAGGAAGCAAAGACCCGTGTAGCTTCAGCTTGGGCTATCGCCAAGACTATGCTTCCCACGGCACCGACTTCTGTACAGAAGTCTCTCGCGGCTTCTCTTCTTTCGGGCAACAGCACAAAAGCCATCAAGGCTATGCTCCGTCAGACCGCTATCAACGCGCACTATCAGAAGCTTGCTGAGACTTTCAAGGAAGTCCACAAGGTCGAGTTGAACGACTTGCTCGAAGACCCGTCCGTTCTCAAGTCCGAGAAGTCGGCTGTGTCCTCGGAACTCAGTGGTGATGCGAAGAACGCCAACGTCAAGAAGGCTGACGACCGTAAAGAAAACGGACCTCAGGAAGGCACCTATGATGACGGTCGCGACGGCTCTGAGCCGAAGGAGATTGACGCATCCAAGGCTGCTGAGCGTCCCGACGCTGGCGAGAAGCCGGGTCAGACCCAGAATTTGTCCGATGGCAAGACCGAGAAGGCTGCTGCCAAGAAGACCGCTTGCGAAGGCAAGGATTGCAAGGGCTGCACCAACGCCGACTGCAAGGGCAAGAAGGCTTCCACCAAGAAGGCTGACGGCGAGTTCCCTCCTGCTGAAGAGACCGCTGCTCCCGCAGAGGCCGCTCCTGTAGAGGAAGCTGCTGCACCTGTCGAAGGTGAAATCGAAGCTCCGGCTGAGTTTCCCGAAGAAGTTCCCGGCGACCCAGAGGGTGAAGCAACAGAAATTCTGACCGACGAGAAGAAGCAGGTTCTCGAAGAGAAGATTGACGAAGCTCAGGCTGCTATCAAGGCTATCGAAAGTGAAATCCTTGAAGAGGGGGATGAGGAACTTGACCTCGCCAAACTTGAGGGTGAGGAAGAGGCACTTGGTGGTATGGAAGGCGAAGGCGAAGGCGAAATCGAAGGTCTCGACGGCGAAGTAGTGGAAGGTGACCCAGAGGGTGACGAACTCGACTTCTCCAAGGTATTCGACGCCGACGCGATGGAAGAGAAGGCCGCTTCCTTGGCGAACGAGGGTGAAGAGAAGTCTGCTGCTGGTGAGGACGATTTCTTCGCTCCCTCTGGCAACCTTGGAGCCTCGATGGACGACGACGGCATGGGCGACATGCACGACATGTTCTCCTTGCAGGGCTCTGACGGTGATCCGCTTGCCTCTCTCATCGCTGGTCTGAAGGAAGCTGCCGGTGTTGACGGGTTCGACATTGTTCCGTCCTCAACCGGGGAAGCTGCCAACCACTTTGAGTCCGACGAAGCCACCGGTGAAGGCCGCGACAATGAGAACGACCACTCGGGCGACCTGTGGGCAGAGACCATCGAGGACATCACCCCCGAAGAGCAGGGTGCCAAGCGTGTGAAGCAGGACTCGACCAACGAGCTTAAACTTCCCAAGGCTGCTTCCGCTCCCATCCTGAAGAAGATTCGTACCGCTGGTGGCCCGACCGTTGGTGCCCCTAAGTTCGACATCGGTCAGGCACTTTTCGGCTCCGACGACAACTAACCCTCTGTACAACAGAAACAGGAACGCCCCGAGAGTATCGGGGCGTTTTCTTTTGCCTTATACGCTGGGACGGTCGTGACAGCAAGGGCAGTTATCGTCATAGGTATCATCGTCATCTTCCCTGTGGAACCGGGAACATACTGCCTTCTCCGACTTCTTCCTATCGTTTCTGCTCCGGCCTTCGGCATAGCCCACAAGGTTAGCGATGAGAACCCCGACAGCAATCCTCACACAGTGCTGGGGTGCGATAAATACGAGGAGGTAGTACGGCAAGAGGATACCAAGTGCTGAGAAGAGAAGTGATACGGGACGAAGGCTGTCCCTGAGCGTGTCTTTCCAAAAACCCATAATGTTTGTTTCTCCTTAGTCGTCCAGAATGTCTTTCTCATAAGAGCCCTCAGCCGACTCACAGTCAGGGTCTTCATATGCATCACGGTGAACGTCGCTCAACTGCGAACGGAAACTCGACTTCACCAAATCCTTGATAGCCTACGCGGCGTGCATCCCGGATGCGGTTCTCCCCCGCGTCACCGACCACCCAGCTCGGTGAGCCGGAAGGTCATGATGAAGACGGAGAACGTCGGATTTACTCCCTTTACTCCCAAGTCCCGGTTGGCAATGTCCAGTAGCTCCTTGGCCTCATCCCAATTCCTGAACAACTGGGGTGAAGGGGCACCAAAAAGTGCCCTCATGTCTTTTGTGGTTACATAGCCAGTGAACTTCTGGCGGCGGTGTGGCTTCTTGATAGAGTTGTCCTCGTAGACGACCGTGTAGAACACATCGGATGGCTGATTCATATATTTCCTTTTGACTAGACTAGACGTAAAGCTGGGCTTTCGCCCTCACAGTAGTAGATACCAAGCTTTGCGGGAACTCGATAAAGAAAAAACTTCGCTAGGAGTCTAGTACCTCGTCTAGGGTCAGCCCAATTTCTTCTTCGACAATCTCAGACATTCTCTTCCAGTGTAGGCACGCCTTACGGTGCCCACCGTATACGCCTTTGGTAACTTGCTCAAACTCATTCCCGCAGTCAGGGCATAGGTAGTCCTTCAGTTTCTTGTTTTCAATGTCATTGACGCGACGGGCTACCAACGCCTGTTTACTACGTCTAGCTTGGCCTATAGGTGTGGTCTCATCCCACCAAGCAGCCATTTTCTTCCGCTGAATTATAGGCTTTGGCTTACCCTTGAAGAGGGCTGACGCAACTGCTCTCTGTTTTTTAGACGGAATCCGACCCATGGCCTTTTGTCTAATTTTTTCACGCACCTCCTCAGTTCCGGTAACCCCCTCACCTCCATAGGTCATATTGTACCCATATTTGGTGCTGTGAGTACCTAGTAACAAAATCCACATCTTCTCCAACTCGCTCAACTGTTCTGAGTTATTACATTCTGCGATAGTCTGTACATGAAAAGCGTCAACCCCATACTTTCGAATAGCTCGGTATAGATGGTAGGGCAACCCCATCTTTGCGTTCTGAAGGTGGGTTTCCCACCGTCCCTTGACGGTTTTCGAGGTTTTTCCAATGTAGGCTTTGCCGTTTATCGTGTTGGTAACTAGGTATATGAACATACTAAGGTATAGGTAGTTCACTTATTTATTATGGACAGAAAAACGGGCATAAAATTAAAATTTAATGTAAGTCTAGCTTTCTCCCAATACCCACCCCATAGGTATGTGAAGTAAGTCACTGCTCTATAGTTCAACGGTCGGTCTCCTCGACTAAGAATTGGAGTGAGGGCTAATTCAAAACTTCTACATGGAGAAAAAGTCAAAATGGCTCTTAAACTGACTTAATAGCTAGGCCAGTATAAACCCACTCTGATCGACTTGGAAGCTGAGATGCCAACAGGGGGCAAGCAAGTAACAAACAGTTACTGTGCAGCCTGAGAGACTAAGCGAGAGGGCACCTAAACGGTGATGCGATAGTCCGCTCTTATAGGAAATAGTGAACTATAAGAGGTAGGCAGAAATGCCCTACCTCCACGAAAGTGGATAACACATAGGTATTACGGACAGAACGACTCTCAGTGGTCGCCTGACGTTGTGCTCACGGGTGACCCCGGCACTGACCAGCAGACGTTGACTGCGGCTGGGTACCTCGGTGGCAAGATTGTTGCCCTCAAGGTTCCTGCTGTCAACACCTCGCTGGAAGCTGTCATCGTTCCCGCCGACACTGACACCGCTGCGGCACTTGTGCCCTTTGGCGTCCTGCTCAATGGTCCCGGCGAATTCGCTGGTGCGATTGGTCCCTCCGGTTCCAAGAAGGCTCCTATTGTCCGCGCCCTGTTTCAGGGCAACGTCAACTCTGAGTCTTACGACACAGTGAACTCGCCGACGTTTGTTATCGGTAAGTACATCTACTGTGGTGGAACCACTCACAGCAACATTGGTCTGTACACCGACACCACCAACAAGGGAACGCTTTCTGGCAATCCTGCGGTCGGTATCTGCACCCATGTTCCTTCCGCTGCTGAGCCTTGGCTTGGCGTAGCTTCACTGCTCTAACGAGAGAAAAGGAAAAGGAATATTATGGCTAATCTTTCTCGCACACAGCAGCAGACCGCGATGCTCGGACAGTTGCTTAAGACTGCCGGTGGTCGTCAGAAGCTTGCTGCCTCGCTTGGCCCGTCACTTCGTCGTCGTCGTGACTATATGTCCATCGCCCGTAAGGCGCTGATGGTTGAGACTTTGCCCGATGGTGCTCTGCCCATCTACGATAAGGAATTTGACACTGCTGCTATGACTGTGGGCTCGGCCCCCGGTGGTAGCTTCGTGGAAGCCTTCGTCGTCGGTGAAGAAGGTGGTGACATCGTTCGCGTGACAAAGCCGAAGCGTGTTACGGTTCCGACGTTCGAAATCGTATCCAACCCGATGATTCCTATCACCCAGATTAAGGAACGCCGCTTCGACCTCGTGGCCCGTTCGCTTAACTTGGCGAAGGCTGAAGTCGGTGCAGCAGAAGACGGCTACGTTTTCACCCTGTTTGACGCGGTTGCAACTGCCGCAGCAGGCAAGGCGCAGACCGACCCCGTGTACAACGTGGACATCGCGATTTCGGCTCCTATCGACATCAACAGCATGGCTGATGGTTTCGGTCAGGTTCAGCGTCACGACCTCTCGGTGGCTTTCTGCTTCTTCAACCCCCGCGACTACACTGACTTGCTCAAGTGGACACAGCAGAACATCGACCGTGAGACACAGCGCAAGCTCTTGAAGACCGGTGTTATGGGTTACCTGTGGGGCGCAACTCTGCTCCAGTCCCGTAAGGTTGGTTATGGCTGCGTGTACATTCTGGCCGACGCTGAGTTCCTCGGTGTCATCCCAGAGCGTATCCCGCTAACCGTCATGAGTGCAGACCGTCCTGACCTCCGCCAGATTGGTTTCTCCATCTTCGAGAACCTCGGCTTCTTGGTCTTCAACCCGTCCGGCGTACAGCGTCTGACTGTAAGTGGTCGCTTCGCTTCCCCGAACGTAGGCGAGAACTAATCTAGGTGACTAGATAAGGTTAAAGGGACTGAGAGAAATCTCAGTCCCTTCGCTTTTTGGGTATTAGTATGGATATGCTGGGTATGCAGTGGAACCGACTTCGTCTTGACCCTCAGCAGGAGAACCTACCTCTTAATCTTAGGGTGTCTCATACGAAGTATCGGTTCGTGTGCTCCTGCGGTGGAACAAAAGAAATATCGTGGGCTTCTGTGCTGCGAGGGTTATCCAAGTCATGTGGTTGTCTGGTAAAAGAGAGTCGCCAGAATCGTATCCCCAGTATGGTGGGCAGGAAATTCGGACGGCTTCTAGTTATAACATTAGACCACCAACGTAACGAGGGGTCGTATAACGGTCAGTCATTCTGGCAGTGCTCTTGTGAATGTGGGGGCATGGCACTGGTATCCACTGCTCACTTGAATAGTGGACACACGTCTTCATGTGGTTGTTACATGAGAGAACAAGCCACACTCGCTAACTTCAAGGACATAGAAGGGCAGCGGTTCGGCGCTCTTACGACAACGACTGTACATGGAGTGGGTCAGGGGGGGAAGTACCAGTGGAATGTGACTTGTGATTGCGGGAACACGTCAGTGGTTTACGGCGACTCCCTCGTACAAGGACTGATTAAGTCCTGTGGATGTCACCGAATGGGTATGATGGCGAACTCTCCAGCCACCCATATTGCCGATTTCATTCGTAACGAATACCACGTTCCGGTAGAGATGGAAGTCCCTTTGTCCTCTTTGGTTCCCCAGTTTTCCAGACGACATACAGTGGATATCTACGTTCCTTCGGCCTCGTTAGCTATTGAGTACCATGGACTGATATGGCACTCGGAGAGATACCTTCAAGGGTCTAAAGACGCCGATAAGTTTCAGTGGTTACAACAGGGCGCAACCCGCCTTCTCCAGATTTATCAGGATGAGTGGAATGAGAAACCTGATGTAGTTAAGGCACTCGTACGTTCGATGATTCAACCCCGGAGTGGGAAGCGCATCAAGCCGGTTTTTGCTATCCATCATGAAACTCCATTTGAAGCTCGAACCTTTCTAGATGCGTACCATTACCTCGGAGCCGCATCCGGTGGCCTGACGGTGACTGCCCACCATGGTACCCAACTTGTGGGTGTATGGGTTTTTATGAAACGTGAAGAGGGTGTCATCCTGTGGCATCGGGCTAGTTGGAATCATGAATATAAAGCATGGAATCCTCATGAAAAGGCTCTTCATCTAGCTCTTCCTGAGCTACGCTCTATGGGATTCAAGCGAATGGTCACCTTTAGTGATAATCGGTTTCACACGGGTGGGCTCTATGGAAAGCTGGGGTTCACATTCGAAGAGGAGTTAAAGCCGGATTACTCGTACACCAACGGTTCAGTTCGTAAAAGCAAGTACGCTCTAAGGGTCAAGGCAGGCATGGATGAGAAATCCGAAGCGGAAGCCAAGGGATGGTATCGTATTTGGGATAGCGGGAAGAAACGCTTCTCACTGAATATTAATTAGGTATGACGACGAAAGAACAAATCATCAACTCATTTTTTGTGAGTATTATGTTACTGTAGGCTGTGGTTTTGGACGACCCCTAGTCTATGCATCATCGTTACCTCCTGCATAGGTGCCCAGTGGAAACTAAGCTCCACTGGGCACTTGTGTGTTTTGGAACAAGTATTCGGGGGAACATCGCGAAAAGCTGAAAGGTGCTGATTGTGGATTTGCCCATGGGTTACATCCCCTCAAATTCAGCGGCATTCCTGATCGGTGGGGAGTTGGGAACCATCAGGGGCGATTTCATGGCCCGTGCTGTCTTCGATTCGAGCGTTGTACCAGCGGGCCGAAGTAGCGCCGTCGCGCCATGCGGTAAGCCGGTCATACCTACAGCGTTATCGTCCGCAACCCTAACTCTTGGAGCGCATCGACCGGCATCCATGAGGAGCTTGCCAACTGCGGTCACAATCACAAGAGCTTTGCGACTGCCCAAGCCTGCTAATAGGGGTGGATTTCATGCTGGCCTCCGAAGCCGTTCTAGATTGAGGTTTGTTGCCCCTCTATGTTTCTAAGGGATTCCCGCACTCTTGTCAAGAGTTATTTCAAACTATTTTGCAGAAAGGGAATGAAGTCCCTTTTATAGACTACCAAGGTCTTATACAGAACTCAAGTTTAGGCGGCTTCGGATGTCCATAGCATACGTACAATCAAATTCAGTGGGGTTTGCTGGTAGAGGCTCTCGGTCGTTGACCTATCTAACCAACACCACGTTGGGTAACTTTTTAATAGCCTCGATGAGCGGAGGGGGCTCGTCCTGCTCTGACACTGCGGGTAACACATGGGTTGCTACCGGAACAGGACTCTGGTACTGCTCAAGATGTGTAGGCGGACCCACCACTGTAACCATCAGCGGCTCGGAGGGGGTACAGGCCATGACTGTAGGGGAGTTTTCCGGTGTCAATGCCTACGACACTGGAAGTCTAATATCGGGAGCCGGACCCGACGCCATATGGAAGAGTCCTCCTCTCACTACCAGCTACATCAGTGAGTTATGCATCGCAGTGGTATCCAACGGTTATGGCAACCTTGGTATAGATTCCCCCTTCACCACGTTGGGCTCGGGGGAGAACTACTTCAGGGTGGGTTACTACATAGCTCCAACATTTCAAACGGGGCTCATCTGTACTGGAAGTAACGGTAATGGAAACGGCAATAACCTATGGGGGTGCTCTCTAGATGGGTTCTATCAACTAGGAGTAACCGGGATTACAGTGCTAGACAGCATAACAGGAGCACCCTTCGTCCTAAGCATAGTGAACGGAGCCGTGGATGTTACCCCCTCCTGATAGGGGGTAGGGGGTTATAACCTACTTTTACCAATATTCCCCCCTTTTGTAGGTGTTGAATCATAATTGCCTACTTGAGTAAGGTATAAGGGGATACAAGATGCAGCGTAGTTACGTCGCAACTACCACCATTGATTTCATGGACTTCCACTTCTACGTCCGTCCGGGAGATGTGCTGGTGCATGACACGGGTAATCACAATCGACTCACCGTATACCGGAATGGTCAGATTGTGAAGGTGGTCAAACAGGAGCCGCTAGGCATCGGGGTCTTTCTTAAGAACAAGTTCATCGAACCTGTACTCGATACCCCCGCTGTGGCTCTTGTCCCTCCCCCAGCCCCCCAGTCTACCCCTGTCGTCGCAGAGACACCTGTAGCCGCGTCTGAGCCCAGCAAAGAGGACAAGGATCGCGAACTGAAGCGTCGTAAGGCTCATCCCATCGAGCTTTCCGCTGATGAGGTTCCCTACCGCTTGAAGCAAGTCCTCCTCGAACTCAAACCAAAACCGGTTGAAGAGCCGGTAGAAACTGAGAAGTAATTTTCTTGTCCCGCATTTCTAGAACCCTTTGGATTGAAGCTATTAGAAAGTGTGAGGGGAGATGCTGGTTCTGTGGTCGGGAAGCTAAGACCATAGACCATGCCACTCCCCGCTGCATGGGTGGACAGAACACCATCGACAACCTCCTCCCCGCCTGTGAGTGGTGTAATAACACAAAGGCTGACCAAAATATAAGGGGGTTTCGAAAATACCTGAGAGCCCTCGTCGTTCGTCGCCTCCTTTCTATGGGGTACGCTGGGGTACCTAACCTACACAGTAGGATTCAAGTTGTTTTCTACGGTGAGAACAACAGTAGCCCATTCGACTTCCGCAGTCTCTCTGACAATTGAACTACATGAATCTATCATGAGGGCTTACTAGGTCAATGGCTTCCTTTATCACCATCTCACTCGGCAACATCAGCTACCCGCAAACTAAAGTGGCGATTAGCGTACCCGAACTTGTGAGCCAGACGAATTCTTTTAGTATCAAGCGTCGTCCCGGCTGTACTCCCTCCCTGCTCGACTCGAACCCGAAGCAGTTGTTTCTTCGCTACAACGTTAAGTGCCGTGAGTCCTACTCAGACCCTGCCGGTCACGACGTGACGGTGAAGTTTGACGTGGACAAGGTGGAGGATACTCAGAACGCCAACGACCTTGATGTGAAGCTTAATTGTAGCTGCCCTGCCCATCTCTACTGGGGGGCTCAGTGGAACCTTCACCAGCGAGATGCCCTGCTGGGTGAGCCACGCCCGGAACTTACTGCTCCTACGAAGCGGCTTGACCTACGTAAGAATTTTGTTTTATGCGTAGCCCCCGGAACCCGCGTCCTGATGGGGGATGGTACTGAAAAACTGATTGAAAATGTACAGGTGGGGGATTGGGTTGTCACTCATAAAGGGCGTGCTCGTAAAGTTACTCATGTTTCTGGACGACCTGCACATGTTGGAGAGATAGCTCGGGAGGTTAGAGCTAAAGGGGCATCCGAACCCCTGATTGTATCTAAAGAGCACCCACTAGCTGTTGTGCGAGGAAATGAAACCTGCTTCTGTGGCTGTAAAGGTTCACTGCCCCTCGGTTATAGGGGGGTAAAGTGGGGGCGTAAGTTCTTGCCGGGTCACCACCGTAATCGTCCTTCTCGAAAACTCTCTGAGGAAGCAATAGCTGAGATACATTCAAGTATAGAAAATCAGTACACTCTGGCTGAGAGGTATGGGGTTAGTCAGGGCACTATATCCCGAGTGCAAAACCGGGTCGCCCATGTGGGCGATCCTGAAATTGAAGACTGCTCACAAGGCAAGTTGGGGTGGGTTGAATCGGATAAATTGGAGTTTCACGAGTACCTGTTTTTCCCAAAAATACAATGGGATGGAGGCACTGAAGTTGATTCCAACTTTGCTTCTTTGCTGGGGTATTATTTGGCAGAAGGTAGCCCAATATATAGAAAGGGAATCCCGAATAAGGTCAAGTCAGGCAGACCCACCACAAAAGGAGTGGTATGCGATATAAACGGGGTAACCTCTCGTGTATGGGGGGTAAACTTTACGATTAATCAGGACGAGGCCGAAACTCTTGGGCAGGATATCCAGTCCAAATTGTTTGGGGTTCTCGGGGCTGAAGCTGATATTCAAATTAAGTTTCGCAACTATGGGGGGAAAAAGTGGCTCAATGTCATTGTCAATGACGGTAAGTTTGCGGCTAAGATGATTCAATTGGCGGGGTGCGGCTCCCTTACGAAGCGCCTCGCTCCTGATGTGTTTAAGTGGAACACAGAGGCCATTCAAGCCCTTGTGTCATCTTACGCTTTGGGGGATGGGCATTTTGATGCTTCGGGGCAACAATATGTGTATTCAATCTCTCCTCATGTTGTATCCCAAATATCTACCATGCTGTATAGCATGGGTATTTGGCATGGGCGTCTCCACCAAGATTGGCGGGGTAAAAAGGAGGGGGTTAGAAAGAAAAACAGGTATTTCCGCCTTTACTGGAATTACAAACAGTACCCCCAGCTTCTTGATTTGATGAGGGGTAGGTTGCGTACTCATGTTATCGACCAGTTGAATACAGGTCTTCCTAACCAAGAAACCGATGTATGGCAAGATGGGTTTACTAGAGTGCTTCACTCAGCGAATGATGTTGATGCCCCGGAATATTTTCACGATTTGACCGTGGATGAAGATGAATCATTTATAGCTAATGGTGTGGTCGTACACAATTGCAAGCACGAAAAGGCTGTGCTGGAACGTATCCTACCCTCTGTGCAGCACAACATTCAGAACATTATCCGTGAGAATACGGTTAAACGGAACAAGGACAAACAACAGCCCACGGAGAAGTCGGAGAAACTGAAGAAGGAACAGGACGCGATGAAGAAGCGTCAGGAGATAAAGAAGCTCCGCGAGAAGAAAAACAAGAGCATCCAACAAAAGCTCATCGATGCCCTGCGTGAACAGGAAGAAGGTAAGAAGGCTCCCGAAGAGGAAGAAGTCCCCGGTGTTGTCGAACGTAATGAGAACGCGACAGAACCCTTGGTTGTGGACACGCCGAAGACTGAGGATGTGTCCAAGGAAGAGCCGGAGGGGGAAGACGACCTCAACGCTATGGTGGAGAACGAAGAACATAAGCTTGAGCAACAGGAGCACGACAAGATAAAGAAGGAACCCCACTTGCATAAGGGGCTCCCCTATGAGACTGAGGCTGAGAAGGCAGAGCATGGACACAACGTTCCAACGGACGACGACCTGTTGAGCACCATGCGTAAAACCAAAGAACAGGTTGAACAGAAGATGAAGAAACGCAAGCAGACTTCACTAGAGATGAAACTGCTGTCTATGTTGGTGGGGGATGACGATGTTTAGTTTTGAAACCAATACCCCCTACCCTGACCGCATCCAGTGGATTCTGAATGACTACCTCGGTCCATTTGTGCAGGAAGGACCTCTAGGGGAGTTCGACCCTCGCCGCGACCTTGAAGTGTATGTGGATGGGTACCTCACCCCGGTACGTACATTCGCGTTCGATGTCGAAAATAATAGGTACCTGCTCTATATGGACACTTCAATCAACCTACAGGGAGTGATTCAAGCCATACACCACATGCCCAGACCCTTCTTTATAGACTCAGGGGTGAGGGGGTTACCCAGCTTCGCTTTGATAGCAGGGTACAGTAGCGCAGGAGACGTAGGAACAAACCCCACCCCAACTGCAATCCTTAGAGCTATCCCTAACTCGGTCACAGCCCTTTACGTCCCCCTCACCCTTATCTGGGAGACCACGGGTATTGTTCAAATTAGAATAACGGCGACGGGGTATGACTCTGGGCTCATCGATACAGGGGGCGTTGGGAGTGTGTTCTTTCCAGAAGGAGTGTCTACAACAACTCTCTTTACGTTGGACGCCTATGACGTGGTGGGGCACCTCGCACTTACTACAACGGCTCAAGTTACGGTGCTTGTATTCACATTTGTGGATACCGTTACAGAGGGTGCCTATAACGTTGTAGTTGCAGATGGAGCAGTGACTGTCATCCCTGTTGTAGTGGCAGCAGGCGTGAGTGAGGTGATACTGATTGACTCGGTTACGAGCAGCTTGTACCAGCTTCAAGTCACGAGTGGTGCATTGGAGTTTATCCCAGTGCTGAGTGGAGTGGGGGTTCCCTACCTGCCGTTTACTGACATTGAAACCAATCTCCCCTATAAGCTTTATATCACCAATGGTGCCTTTGACCTCATCTCTTTGTAGTCAAAGATAAAAACAGACTACGAGATTCTTATATACAAGATGGAGGACAAATGAAGCGACTTTTGTTGGTAATATTGGCGATGGCTGTTGGACTGGGTGTAGCCGCCCCCACCCCCCTTTCCGCCCAAATTACACGTACGCTGGTAGTATATCTGGGGGCGTGGAGTGGCTCAATATCCTATAACGTCAACGACATGGTTACCTATGGTGGGTTGACTTACATCTCCAAGGTCGCCAATAACTCGGGGCACACTCCGGCATCTCTATCCTCCTATTGGGATGCACTGTCCTCCAATGCTCCAGTCGCAACTAACTCAACCCTTGGACTTATGAAGCCAGACGGAACTTCCTGCACGGTTTCAGCGGGAGTGCTCTCCTGTAGCGGGAGTGGGGGCAGTGGCTCGGTCGTAGGTCAAACCCCCAATTATGTAGGTCTGGCAACTAATGCTAACACTATTGGTGGTCCCTCACACATCAACGAAAGCACGGCGGGTATTACGCAGGTTACACAGACGCTGGGCACCTCGACTCAGAATCTCACAGCACCCAATGCGTCATTCTTCACTCAACCGGGGGCGATCTACGGAGGTCTGTCCGCTTTTGAGGAAAACTACACCTTGCAACCTCCACTCACAAATGGGACATCAGGTCATACATTTAATATGACCTCGTATGGACCTTACTCTTTATCGAATGGGCTATTAGCCGCAGAAGGAACGTCTGCCACCACGGTTCAAATTTATGACAATATGTCGGCGGCTTCGACAAAGCAGGCTTTGACTATCTGGCACTTTGCCCCTAGTGTAGGTGATACCGGAGGGATATATCTCTACAATGCATCGCAAGCTGGAAGGGCTTATTCCAGTGACGAAGGCAATGTCGCATTTCACGAATTGGGTGGTGAAGCAGTCCCCGACTCACCTACCGTTGGAACCTACTCAGCACCGAACATAACCTTCTCGGCACATAATTGTGGTGGACCCGGTATTCCTCAGCAGTGCTGGCCTTCGGCGGGATCACAGCTTGTGGAAACTACTGCACCAATTGTTACTACTCAGTTGCGAGGATATTCGACGGGATTCACTGCGTGGTCTGCACCATGCAATACAGCAGCCCTTTATTGGATGTACCAGATGGCGACTTCTGGTGGTCTTCCCACCACTTCAGTTGGTGGATGCGCAATTAACGTGAATCTGGAGCCTAACACAACGCCAGATGCTCCTGTGTCCACATCCATCGCCATGCAAGGAGGGTCAGGTACTTTTAGCATAGGAGACTCCGTTGCAGTAATTGGTAATCAGTTTCTTGAAGAGTCCAAAATCACAGGTGTATCCGGCTCGGCTCCGACTCAGACAATCACGTTGCCAATTACTCGTCCGAACGTCAGTGTCGTCGTCCTGAAAAGCCATCTTCACAACCTAACATCAGCAGCCGACCTTGCCTCGCCTTACAACTTGCGTACGGGGTACTGGGCGACAGATTCTCTTGATGGGACAAACCTTATCTATATGACTGAAGGTACTTCGTCGGTCAACCCATTTCAACTTCCGCAACAATACTCTGAACAAATGCAAGTGTCTCTACCTGCTACTACGTCATTTGTGTACAACTACACAAACACCTACGTGTTTGATGGTGTGAACGATCAGCAAAATATTACTACCTCATCTTGCACCTCTGGCAGCACTTTCCCAGCTTGGAATAGCTCTCTGAATGGACACACAACGTGGGGAACCTGTACCTTTGCCAACCGGGGAACAACGCCATCGAACGTCACCCTTTATCCTGCCGCAAGAATTGTGAAGTCTGGGTCAGGAACTCCTCCGTCTACTTTTCAGCTAGGACCTAACGGTGGGACGTGGTCAGCAGAGGTAGTCTCTGACACTAACTTCGATGAACAAGGCACCGCATTCATACAAGGGACAAATCGGTGCCTTACTGCTGGTGAAGCCGGATGCCAAGGGTTCTTTTTTCAGGAATCTGGTCTCGGAGCGACTGCTAGTAACGGTGGTGCTATTGATATCGAAAATGCAAACGATGAGAGTTTTTACCTAAACGCTGACGGTTCGCTAAAAGGAGCCGCTCCTCCAACCTTTATGAGTGCTGGAACTGAGGGATTTGGAGGATCGACATCTGGACTGTTTGGGTCCGACTTCATCAGTAATTTATCTCCATATGGTATTGCCTTTCAGTGGAACAACTGGGCTACCGGACAAACCAGTATGACGGAGTTCAAAGACCCTGCTGGAAATACAATCAGCAGCAACACAAGTGGCCAGTGGTTGTTTAACGGTAACTCGGCTTGCTTCTCAGGTGGAACATTTTGTAACAGTAGCTATCTCGATTATGGAGTGACGCAAGGTGGTGTGATTTCAGCGAACGCTCCATTTGCGCCGCTGGATGGTGTTTTCGGCAATAGCAGCACAGCCGGACATCTGCTTATGAGCGGAGAGTCTTTCGCCAGCATTGGTTCAACTTCAGACCGAATCGACTTGTACGCAAGCGGTTTTGGCTACCCTTCGGTAAATTCCTTTGCCGGTGGCGTCGCGCTAAGAGGCGAGAACGGACCCAATACCGGAATGGTCTGGATTGATAGTTACAACCCTTACAGCCTGTGGCCTGCCCACGTTGGCAACGTAGGGCTGAACTGGACGGCTGGAAATGCCGTTCCGTACCCACTGTCAGTGCATGGCATCGCAGGATTCGGATGCTCCGGGTCGAGCACCACTGTAGTTGGGACATGCCCGGCGCAGATCGATGCCAGTGGCGACGCAACGTTTGTAGCTCTCACGGCCACCGGTTCCCTCTCATCAGGGGTCTCTCCTCCTACGGGATGCTCTACAATCACGGGCGGGTGTTTAGGGCTGAACGAGGCTACGGGGTCAGGTACTCCGACGGTGGGTCAGTTCTATATGTATGTTCCAATTTCAACCGGAAAGGTAACGTGGGATGTGGGTGCGGCGGGTGAGACAAGCATATGGAGTCCTGCTCAGGGCGGCTCGGGGGTAGCTAACACAGCAACTCTCACACTCGGAACGAGCAACCAGAATTGGGCTACTCTGGCTACAGGTATCGTCAAGAACACGACTACGACCGGAGCAATCTCGGATGCGGTAGCGGCTGACGTGTACGGGTTGTGGTCTGGTTCCTGCTCATCGTCAACCTTCCTACGCGGCGACGGGGCTTGCGCTGCGGCAGGCGGTAGTGTAAGCAACCTATACACTAACGCAGGCTCCCTTGGAATTGGTCCAACTACATTTGTGCCAACAGATACTTTGGACATACAGGATACAACGTCTGGAACTGGGAACACCGCCGTACGAATTCTTTCTGGTCCCGGACAGTTGGGTGACCCTCTCGACATTAAGCTGCCTAACGGGTATTCCTTCCACTTCGACCTATATGGACACTTGGGTATACCGGGCGCAATCAACAATCTGGAAGGATTCCCAACGGTTGGCGTCGGGACATCAGCAGACCGTGCCGACACAGGTCAGATAGCTGCTACAGGTCCAATAGGCACAACTACCTTGTTCAACGATTCGCAGAACCAGAGTGGGCCATGGTATTACGGTTGTTCTCTTTGGGTTACCACAGCTTGGGCTGGTACAGCGACAGTTACCCTTGGGTATACAGACCCAGCCGGAAATGCGCAGTCCTACTCCTACCCGGCGCTAAACACGACGACAGGGCACCCGAACCTCAACGGATCACCGATTCAGGTATCCACCGTAGCAACGTTCGCGACTAATAACTTCACCTATGCTGTATCAACATCGGGTACTGTCGGTGGGTACACGGTGGACTGTACTCTTACACAGGCTAACTAAGAGGGGTATGGCATGGATGAACAGCAGAGCAGATTGCAGTTCAACAGCAGGTTACATTTCAACAAGCAGTGGGAGCGGTGGAAGTCGCGACACATTTCTCCTGTCGCCGATTCGCTCCCGGTAATTGCAGGGGAAGAAAAGATGCGTGCTTTCGCAGTCTTATTCTGGGACGCGGGTATTAATTGGAAGAAGGAGCACGACCAGTGAAGAATATTCGATTACTACTGTTCCTATTCTGCCTCCCCGCGATGGCTCAGACCATCGTATTCACCCCCCTCTACGTTATAGTAGGGGACACGAAGCTGAATAAGATAGTTCTACCACACGGGGCACATCATAAAATTGGTACCTGTGCTGACTCGGTAACGCTCACAGGGTCGCCTTCAACCTGTGCTACGGGAACGGGAACCTACGTGCAAATTAGGCAAACTGGTAATGAACAGAGAGTAAAAGTGGACGGTAAAACCATAATAATCCCCGCCGTTCAACACGGTCTTTCAGGAGTTCGGGTAACCAATGCTAAGTAAAAACCTAGTTCTATTTTTGGTTTTATTGTTTTCAGGGGCTCTTTTTGCCCAGACGACGATCACGATTCCCGTGGCGTCGGGCGGCGGTATCCAATCCGTCCTGCCAACAGGTCCAAATGGGCACGTCTTTGGCGTCAATCTTGACGATGGCGCGCTCTATCTCAACGGTCAGATGTCGGCAAATCTGCTGGCCGCTGCGGGTGGTTCTTTTAACCCGCAGATGTGGAACATGGCAACAACCTGCCTTTCGGGAACCACATCGACATGGGTTGACCAGAACCAGTACTCCCCACAGCCTGCGAACTTCTGGCAGGGAGCTACTTTTCAGGTTGTTTACGGCGCAGACACGGGTGAGACAGGAACGATCACGTCAAGCGACGCAGCCTCCGGGTCCAACGGGCAGACTCTCCATGGCACATGGGGAACAGGATGCTCGAACGGCGATTTGATGATCGTGCGGTGTACGTCGGCTCTCAGCACCTGCGCCGGTGGGTATACATCGACGGCGGCGAGTTCAGCGGGTTACTTTGGCTTGAGCAGCACAGCCAACGGCTCTTTCGAGACCACAGACCTGTCGCCATCTTCTACCGCCCCGCAGGCTCTCCATATGGTCGCGCCAAATACGCTGACCATGCAGGCCGATCAGCCTGCCCTTGGTAACGTGTGGATCAACCTGAATGGGTCGTATACGCTGAGCTTCCGTGCCAAGGGCACCACAGGAACCCCGACGATTTCGTATCAGGTAAACCGAATTGGCGGTACATATTTCACCACTGGGACAGTGACTCCCACAGTTAATGCAACTGCCGGAGCCGGGTGGACGAACTACACCGAGACCTTCACAGCGTCTGAGACAGGCTCTCAAGTAACCGAAGGAATCAACGTCCAACTCACGGTCGCCAGCGGCACAGTCATTGTGCAGGACGTGGCGCTCACCGAAGCACCCACCGGTGGCAACACAACACCGTTCCGCAACGCCGTCTACCAGCGGCTTCTAGCGTTGAAGCCGGGGATTCTACGTCTGATGACGGGAGGCATCTGGGGATGCACAGTCGAGAATGTCATGCTTCCCTACGAGTCGCGTGCGATGTGCGCAGCGAGTACTTTTGGTCAGTACGGCGGGATCATCGACATTGGATGGCCAGAGCAACTACAACTGGCGTCTGCAATTGGTGCTGACCCGTGGATAACATTCTCCGCCTACGCAACCCCTTATGACGTGCAGAGTCTTGAGGCATATCTGTCAGGCACGTGCGGCAATGGCAATGCTTACACTACTATCCGTTGCAACTCGGGGCAGATTACCCCATGGACTTCGGTTTTTAACCACATCTATCTGGAGATGGGTAATGAGATTTGGAATGGCCCGAACGGGCAGAACCTGTATGCGAATCAGGGCTTAGTCTACGGCACCCTTCTCGGCGAGAATACGGCGATTTTCAGGGATTCGTCCTTTTACAACTCAAAGATGAAGATGGTTGGTTCCGGCTTCGTGTTGGAGTCGAACGATAACGGCGGCTGGAACCAGAACGTCTTGACGCAAGCCGCCAGTTCGGGCTCTGCCCCCGATTACATTGACGGCGCTCCATATGTCTTCAACATCATGACCGACACCAGTTCCAATGCCAACATTTTTGGACCGATGTTCGCCGAGCTTTCAAACTATAATTCGGTGTCGTCTAATATTCCCGGCACAGGCTATACCTACTTCCTCCAGCACTATTCGCAATCAAACTTCGGCGTGCAGGGAGCGATCTACGAGACCAACCTCGGCACCCAATGCGGACTGGCTGGAGTCACCCAAGGCACCATCAACGGCGTGGTAGCTGGTATTGGTTCAGGCTTGGATGCAACGCTCAATATGTTGCTCGGCGTGCGCGATGCTGGTGTACTGGTACAGAACGCCTTTGCGTTGCCGGAAGACGCCAACGCCTTTTATACAGCGACCAGCGACACGGCGGGAGCCTGCGGTACCTCCAGTGCGCTCAAGTCTCCCTTGTGGGGTTTTAATCGCATCATGCCGGGGCCGACGAATGCAAGCGTGGTGGACAGGCCGTCTGGAATCGCGCTGAATATGGTCAACGCCGCCATGCTGCCGAATCTGCTTGCCGTCACGCAGACGGGAACCCCGACCTACAGTTCACCAGCGGCGCAGCCCAATCCCGGCTGGACGACGCTCACGTATCAAATCGTGGCTAACCCCGCTGTTCCGTATGTGCAGGCATTTGGATTCGGGGATGGGGCGGGGAACTACTCGCTCATCGTCTACAACTTGAACCTGACCAGCAGCGAGGCGGTGACCTTTGCAGGCGCGGCGGCTCCAACCGGGACAGTCACGAAGACCGTATTTACCAGCACGAACATCACGGACAACAATGAGAGCACTGTAATCAGCAGCGGAACGCCCCCCATCGTCCAGCCTACGCCTACGACGTTGAGCAATCCGTCCGGCGACACGCTCCCCCCGTTCTCGATGACCACGTACACATGGGCTACTGGTCCGATTTACACGGACAACTTTACAGGCTCAACACTTGGCTCCCATTGGACTCAGGACAGCACTGCTCCGTCAACCTGCATAGCATCTTCTGGCACCGCTGTAACATCGGGCGGCAGCTATTGCATGGTTTCACTCAATAGTCTGACGTTCACCAACCCCTACTATAGTCAGGCAGTTTTGAATTGGTCTGGGGGCGGATATTCTGGACTAGGCGTAGCCGACACAACCGGCGATGGGTATTTTTACATTCCCAATATCGGGTCTGTCTTCTACATTGTCGCGGGTAGCGGTTCTAGAGCAGATTTAGGCGGGTGCTCGACCGCACCGGCGTCAGGCCACACGATTAAATTTCAATTCACGCCGGGTACGGTAGGGTCATCCCCAAATAGTTATATAGTCACCGATGTGACCACCAGCACAACCATCTGCTCGGGCACCTCGGGGTCAAACAACGCCGTCTCTGGGCTTATGCCTGCTATGTTTATCTATCCAAGCGACTCAATTGGGTCGCCTTATGTGGCCGACGACGTAGGAACCCCGGTCGCCAACCCAACCTTTTCGCCGGGGACAGGCACATACACATCCACTCAGACAGTAACGATCAGCGATTCTACCAGTGGCGCGACGATCTGCTACACGACTGATGGTTCAACCCCCGCAGCATTAACTCCCGGAACCTGCTCAAGCGGGTCTACATACTCTGCTCCGATCACAGTCTCTTCCACACAGACTGTGAAGGCTATAGGTACTAAATCTGGGCTTACGAACTCTTCAGTAGTGAGTGCGGTTTACACCCTTGTCGGAGCCCAGACATGGTTCGTACGATCAAATGGTGGACCTCGCTATGATGCTACGGACAACCCCACCGGTACCTGCGATGGTACGGCGGACACAGCGCCTATAGGCTCAACCCCGAATCAGCACTGTGCATTCAATGAAGCCCCCTATCTATACACGACAGGCGGGTATGGCAATCAAGCGTGGGTTGGAAACGGCGGTGACACGTACGTCATCCGTAGCTGCGCTAACCAGCCGAATGAAGTCAACCCGGCGTCACCGGCCTGCCGAATCGGTCAAGTCGATCCAAATAATACCTACGGCCTGTGTCATGGAGTTACAACCTCCTACGGGTGCTCTATTCCTCCACCCAAAAATGGAACGTCGGGGCAACCTACTAGAATCTTCGGAGGGTGTGCCTATGATGGGGACTGCACTCCTGTGATTGGATACCCTTTCTCCGGTAACGAAACTCAGCTATTCGGAGGATTCGGAGTAGGAGCAGTCTTGTACTTGAGTGGTAGCTCATACGTTGATGTAGAAGGTCTGGAGATTACCTCACACAATGGTGCGTGTACGACGATTGGTGGAGGAGGTCAGCAGTATCCATCGACTTGTAGCTCCGGCTCACCAGCAAGTGACTACGCCAACTGGGGTGTCATCATCAACCAAGCTACGTCAAATATCCTACTACAGGATTTATACATCCACGGCTTCACAAACCTTGGGATCGGTGGACCCTTGGGTGGTCCTACGACCCTGAACAGAGTCTCCGTAGACTTCAATGCCTTCGCTGGCTGGAACTTCGATGACGGAGGTGGAGGGGCTGAACCAGTCACTGCATTTTCCATCACCAGTAACGTCATCACTCTGACAGCGAGCAATACCTTGGTTGCAGGAAACCTCATTCAACTGGAAGGATTCTCCGCGCCGTACACCTACCTCAACGCTCAGACCATTATCATCACGGGCGCGACATCAACAACCATCACCGGACCACTCACTCACGCAAACGACTCCGCTACAACCAGCGGAACCTATCAAAGGTACGCGACTCCAGACGCTTCTGGTTCAACACTGACGCAGCACTACGTGACCATGGTCGGAAACGGATGCCTGGAGCAGTATCCAATCGTCAACACCGCGTATCCGGCGAAGTCGTGCTGGGACCAAGGAAGTGGCGGGTTTGGCGATGCGTGGTCTGGGCAAGGTTCTCTGCTCAATACCTTTACCTGCGACCATTGCTACATCGGCTACAACGTGAAGGACGGCGCCATGGGCCCACACACGCTCATCCACAATCTGAACCTGACAGACTCCGTTTGGATTGGCAACATGGGACAGAGTGGGAAGTGGGGGCAGGACGCAAACTCTACGCTCGTCTTCGACAACAACCTGATGATGGGCAACTGCATGAGGCTGTCCGTCCAGCTCACCGGGGCGGCGCAGAACTTCAACATCACGACTGGGCTTCCCGGCTCATATCTCTCAACCTACTGCCGCGCCGGTGGTCCGCTGTTCGACTACTTTGCGGACGCGGGGGCCACGGTCAACTTCACAAACAACACGTTCGTTAGCTATCAGCCTATTTTCTTTGAGCCGGGATGCAACACGGTCGGAGCCTGCACGACGACGCCGTACAACTTCACAAACAACATCGTTCTCGGCTACACCTCGCCATACACGGCGTCTCCGTTCAACCCCGGCAACCCGCCCGATATGTACTACTTCGATGATACGAATCCGGTTGATATGGTGTCCTCGTACAACATCGAGTACGGCGTTCAAAGCGGGGATACCTGCGGGACGAACCACATCCTCTGTGCCGACCCGCTCATGTTGAGTGAGCCGTCGCAAACTTGGGTTTCAGAAGCAGCGTTTGATGTATACAACCCGTTCGCAGGCTCTGGCAATAGTTTCTACCTCAGTGGGATAAGCCCAGCAATATACACCGGAATCTACACTGGGCTGACGACCGATTACTATGGCACCACACGGCCAAATCCGCCATCGATAGGCGGGGTGGAATCATCGGGGGTAACTGCACATAAGGGAAGCTCCCTTAACGGGGGAACTCTGAAAGGCTACATTCAATAAAGTTGGACTTTAAACTCCATAGTAAGGAGAGCTTCCATGAACACTGCATTTACCTACATACTTAAGTTTCTTTCTTCCTTGTTTAGCTGGCTGAGGTCTGTCTATAGCGAGTCGGATGGTTCCGGCTCTTCAACCCGAGTTCACATGGCTGGTCTTATTGCCTTTATTCTCGGCGTCGGTATCTCCTTCGCTGTTTCAGTTCATCACAAGTACGTTACCATCGAACAGTTCGATGCATTTCTTACTTCTGGAGCAACGTTTATTGTCACTACTTGTGGGGCTTTGTACGGTATTAACAAAGTGTCTAGCTGGGCAGAGAATAACCAGCAGAGCACAGTACCTACAACTACAGTACCCCCCCAAGGAGAACCCCCACAGTGAAGCTAATCGGTCTACTTACTTTAGCAATGGTGTCCACCAGCATCCTTGCTCAGTCAACCCCACCGCCAACCCCGACCCCGACAGTCACTCCTACTGAAGTGACGGCCAAAGTGCTTGACCCCCTTGCCCATGCTCAGGTTCTTCTCGCTATCGAGAAGGAAACGACTTTGACTCTCTCCGCCGCTGCCATGAGCGGAGAGTACAAGGAGAAAATGTCCGAAATGAAGGCTCAGTACGCTGTCCTTGAAGGGCAGGAGGCCGCATGGGTCGAACGTGTTCGCAAGGACAATGGCTGGGATACCAGTTATGTGTATGACCAGAGCAAGGATGCGTGGTACAAAACGGCTGCACCACCAGCACCACCCGCGGCAACACCAGCACCACCAGCAACGCCAAAGAAGTGAATAACCTCTAATTTTCAACTATGAAAGCCTCTATTATATAGAGGATTTCATTTTGACCTCAAACAGGAGAAAAGTTACCATGGCTAAGAAAATCGCAAAGTCCGACGCAGACGCGATGAACTCACTTTACGGTTCGGAATTGAACCGCATGGGCGTCAAGTACGCTGCTTCCGACGACAAGGGTGCTCCCCACGACCCACAAGCATTCGAGGATCACAGCGAGTACCTCGAAACTTTGAAGGCAGTGATGTCAGAAGATAAGAAGACTGACGGAGCACCTAACGATCCTCTCACGGATTGACCAGTCGAAATGTCAACTACGAATAACCCTCTATACTAGAGGGTTATTCGTATGTTCATTTATTTGATTGTCAACCATGTCACGGGTAAATATTTTCTAAACCTACAGTAGGTGAAAAAGCATGAACGCCAAATTCTCCCCTCTCATCCGTGCTGGTGCTATCGTCCATTCTGCTGACGGGAGTGTCTTTCGCTGCACGTCTAAATTGGCATCCGAAGGAACGGTACGTTACTGTTTCGCCGACTTGCAGGGCAAGCCTGTCCAACCACCAACTGATTTTTTTCCAGTCACTGCCGCCCTTGCACGTCACGCTGCTTGGATGCGTTACATTGTTGCTTTCAACAAAGACTTCGATCAGTATGTAAAGGAATACATACGTGAGTCCGGTCTGCCGGTTGACGAAACCATGAACTGGGCTAAGTGGTTCGCGGCAGTAATCGCTCCCAAACTTATGTCTCGCGATGAGGAAGAGCAGGACGAGGCCATCCACCATATCATCATTAACGCGCTGGCAAAGCGCAAGGTGCTTAGCCGGTTCGAAGAACGCATCCACTCCTTCCCCGAGAAGACACAATCCGAAACTCTAGAACGTCAGGTCACGTTGTTCCTGATTCAGACTTTTATGTGGCGTGTGGAAGAAGCCAACAACTACATCAAGAAGGTCATGCGTCAAGAGAACACGGACTCCATGTGGTCGCCGGGTAATGACGACAGCAAGGAAGTTAATGTGTTGGACACGGAAGAGCACGCGAGTGAGGGTGAGTATGAAGCTGTCGAAACCGACATCGACATCAACCACTTCCGCAGCTTCTTCGTCAACTGGCTTAACACCAACATCGGCGAATCTCAGGCTACTCGTTACGTGGTGCTGTTCGATTTGATTTACGATGCATTCAAGGCATCGGAGTCGGTCAAGCAGTCCACCCTTTTCGAAGAATGGAACGCTGAGATTGGTGCAGACCCAGTTGTCTTCAAGAAGGTCTGGCGTGACTTCCCCAAGCTGATTGACATCGCCATCAAGCGTCAGGGCAAGGGCTACCGTCCGAACCCCTTCCTCGAAATCATGCGGCAGATTGGCAAAAAGCAGAAAGCCATGGCAGTAGCAGCTTCGGCTAAGACGGCTGAAGACAAGTGTGCTCTGTGCGGCGAGACCCGTACATCAAATAAGGGTCACAAGTGTAACTCCAACTGCTGTAGCTGCCATCGTACCCCTGACAAGAAGGTAGCGGGTCCGGTAGCAGACTTCCTCAACCCCCCTCCCGACAGCGGCTCACAGGATGATAAGGGTAAGAGCTTCAACATGCAAGCTCCTATCAGTGGCGAAGGTGAAGGGGCTATAGGTGCTATCGGGGGCGACACACTTGCAGAACTTGGTGGTATGGCGTTGGCTGCTTCTGCTCACACCGCGAAGATGTGGGAGAGCCCGACCTGCAAGGGTTGTGGCAAGGGCAACAACCCCACGGAGTGCCCCGCATGTAAGGGTCTCTTCTGCGGCGATTGCGTTCTTAACCATCATGCTAATAATCCCTCTCATGATCGAGTGGGGAACTAACAATGTCCGTACCTTTCATGCCAGTTCGTCAGCAAACTACCCCGACTGTACCTCCTGCACCGGGTGCCCCTACCCCTATGGGGGAATCCATGGCGGTCAATGAGGAGCCAGAGCAGGAGAAGCACACAGTCGTCCCAGAACTCCCCAATGCCTTGTTCCACATGGCTGGCTGGGGTGGCTGGAACCGCGTCTCGATGAACACAGTGCAAAGCGACGACAAGCGTTTCACCATCACTCAGATTGACCCTACCCGTCGCATCAAGACTTTCATGTTGAAGGATTTGGAGACGGGTGAGTCCTACGAAGAGCGAACGATGCGTGGGGCTAAGAAGAAGGCTAAGGAAATCAGGGAGGGAGTTACTACTGAACCTGTAACTCCTGTGGAAGAAGTGGAAGAACCCACCCAGCCGACTTATACTCCACCAGTAGCTATAGCGGCCTCTTACAAGAATCCGTTGTTGAAGAAAAAGTAATTTAGAAACCATCTGTAGACTGCAAAAAGTGCAGTGGAGGAATCATGGCTAGTAAGAATGAACAATCGAAGTGGGCTCGTCTCCGTCAGGTAGCTGGCGAGGAGCCGAAAGAAGCTGATGTGGCTCTCGCGGAAGTAGCCGACGCTCTTGGCACTATGGCCGACGCCTTGTCGAACCTGCGTGACAATCTCGACCTCATCGAGGCTCCGAAGACTGCCTCCATCCAAGTCCGTCTTGCTACCACCAAGAAGTACGCGACCGCGTTCAAGCGTATCGCTGAAGAGGCCCCTGAAGTTGTGGCCGACGCTATCAGCGAGGTTTATCACTCACTCGATGATGTTGCCGGTGCGATTGAAGCTCTCGCCGAGAACATGGGTATTGACCTCGACCTGACCCCGGTCGAAGATGCTTTCGCCGAAGAGGGTGAGAAGGAAGTTGTCGAAGGCGAGAAGGAACATCCTGAAGAGAAGATTACCGTTGACGAGGAGAAGTTCGAGGAAGGCGAAAAGGAACTTGAGTCTTCTGAAGCCAAACCGGCTGAGGAAGCTTTCGACAAGGAAGCCAAGATTAAAACTAAACCTCACGCTTACAAAATGACCCCGTTTGCGGCAGGTCACAGCACAGATTTCTGCGAAGAGTGCCATAAGAAAGAGAAAGACCCGATTCATACTAAGAAGGAAAAAAAGGCCGATGGCTCCGTCCCGTTCATCACTGACCGCGACAACAACGCCAAGCCTGAGGCACCAGCCAAGCTGGAGATTCCCGAAGCACAGGGAAGCTCTGAAGAGAACAAGGCCGCATCCGTTCGTGAGCGTACCCGCAACCGTATTGCCAAGCGGTACGGCATCGAGCTATAATCACACTGCAACTGTGGTCGAGTGAATAATGGGGGCGTGTGCCCTCATGAGTTAGAGAAGGGGAGCCAGTAAAGGCTCCCCTCCTTACGTTTTGAAGCAAGTCAAGAGAATGACCGCCTCGTTCCGAATGACTACCATAGGGGCTCCCAGTTCAATGAGCCTCTTCATCCGCTGCTTCCGGACCTCGTAAATCTCAGGGGGAACGGCCAGTGCTGCGGTGTCTTCAAATCCAACCAAAAACTTCTCCATATTAATTGCCTCCTTAACCCTATAGGAGCCGAGAACCCCACATTGTTACCAAAAAGTTCAACTATTTCACTTTAGTGTGCGCTCACAATCCCCCAAAAGCATATAGGGATAGAACCCTCTAACCGGTAACGTTGTGCCGCTTATCCGCTAAAAAGCTCTTAACCGGTAACATTGTGTCGCTTTCCCGACATCGTAAAAAATTACCGAAATTCTTGTTCAACTTCGTGTCACGTCAGGTATACTGTACCCATGGCAATCAAGACACATACCGCGAAGTCCCTGATGGCTCTGGCGATGGCTGAGCAGAAGCAGGTCGAGGCTCTCGACAAGGAAATCAAGCGTATGACCAAGCCCCTTGAGGCACAGATTGCTGTGACTCAGGCAAACATGAACGACCTCATCGAACATGCCCATCGCCTCACCCTTGCCAAGAAGAAGCTCGACTGGAAGTTCCTGCTGGCAGCGTACCCTACCTCGGACGCTAAGTACACAGCTTTCGTCAAGACCCTCACGGACTTAGGTCTGACGGCGGTATTCTGTGGCAACGTCTGGAAGGATACCCAACAACGGGTCATTACGATTGACTTGCAACGTAGCCCTGAGGGTCTCAAGCACAACGAGCGGCAGCGTCAGGCGATAAAGACCCTGCTACTCTATGTCACCAAGAATGACTTTGGGCACAAGCACTTCGGCGTCTTTACGTGTGATGAGTGTACCGAAGTGGAGCAGTTCTACTTCACGGGGGAGTATTGGGTCATCTCCACCCGCTTCGGTAGTTCGCGCACGTACAAGAACATGAAGGAAGCCTTCGCCTACATCAGCCAGAACCATTACTACCGGAGTTAGGTCATGACTACAAAGACACGTAAGCCGAAGGCACCCAAGGCACCCAAGGCACCTGAGACCTACGAGGATTTCCGCGTCCACGAGTGGGGTTCATTCCAGCGTGACATCCGCGACCAACTTGCTCAGGTCAACCCCCCCAACTACGACTTCAAGGTTGGTGAGAAGGTTCGCATCGGCAACCTCGTGGACTGCACGGTCGAAGAGGTTCTCATGGACGGCAAGGTGATTCACATCAGCCGCTCAGACGTGGGTCAGGAGTATGGCAAGCCGTTCGACAACAACCGCCGTCTCCCGCTCTATCGCTGGTGGCACGATGTCGAGCCTCTCGTCACCGAAGAAGACACCAACTTTGGCCGGGAGTCCCTTCAGACCTCCTACCTCTCTACCTCGCTGGACTCACTGGTTCACATGGCGTATCACCGGGGCTTCATCACATCGCCGGACTACCAGCGTGACTACGTGTGGTCGCTCGAAGACAAGCAGCGTCTCATCCACTCCATCATGGACAGGACGGACATCGGCAAGTTTGTGTTCCTCGAACGTGACGAGGACTACCGTCTGGAAGTCATCGACGGCAAGCAGCGTATGAACGCCATCATCGAGTTCATGGAGGGCCGCTTCACGTTCAAGGGCAAGACGTGGTTCCAGTTCAGCCGGGGCGACAAGCACTCGTTCACGGACTTGGGTGTGCAGTACGCCAAGCTGCAAGCCAGCCGGGTCAAGCGGTCGGACGTTCTCTGGCTGTTCCTCTCGGTCAACGTTGGCGGTGTACCTCAGACCGAAGAGCACATCGCCAAGGCACGCAAGCTGTACGAGGAAGCCCTCGTGGAAGCCATGGCTCACGACGTTCTGGAGAACACCAAATGCTAATCCGGTTCACCATCGCCCTGTGGGCCGCATTCTTCTACGCCGACTACCACCTGATGGTCAGCCGGTTCCGCCTGAAGTCTTTCGCTGGTAGCATGGTGCTACTCGCCGCACACATCTTCGTGTTCTTCGACGCCCTGTACCTCACCGTACTTCAATTCCCGAAATAGGAGACCACCATGAAACTCTTCTACAAAGAAACACCCTCGATGTCTCGCGTCATCGCGGACGGCATAGCCTTGGGTGCCATCCTTGGCAGCATCGCCTTCCTGCTGGTGGGCTAACCATGTCCCTCAAGACCTCACGCTCCCTAGCCGTCCATGGTGACTGCCGCCCTATGTTCCTCATGGGGTATGGCCGGGACATCCTGACCGCCAACTACATCGACTCCGGTATTGAGTTCGGCATCCTCGATGGCCGGTACTGGGAGTACGACCCCCGTTACCTCGCCCGTCGCCGGGAAGCCGCCCAAGACCGTGCCATGGAAGCGATGGACAGGTAAAAAATTCCTAAAATAGTTGTTCGAAAGACCTGTCGCCCCGGTATACTGTGGGTATGAAGAAGTCTACCGCACTCCAAATTACCGCCTCCAAGATTGAAGTCTCGGCCAACAGCCACTCCAAGACTGGTTACTACGCCAGCCACCGGGTATGGGGCATCCTGCCGGGTTGCCGGAAATCTCAGCTTCTCACCATTACCGCCATGACTGGCTACATTTGGGTCAAGGCCCTGTACAGCTACAACGGGTCGGCTCACATCAAGCCTGAGGATTGGGCCGCGTTGCTCAATGCCAGCCCGGTCAAGTCGGACACGCTCCAGTCCTTCAAATACGACGTGACGCCTGAGGTTGAGGCTGCTGCCCGTGCGGAAGTTCTGAGTATCACGACCTGCCCTGCGGTCACCGACACTAGCCGTCTCCACCCGGATTACAAGCTGACCTTCAACCCCATCGAGGGCATCCGGGCCACCTACTACCCTTCCATGAACGCTGACCGCAAGGCCAGCCTCAACAGCCAGATTATGCACGCCTAATCCCATGCACATACTTGGTCTTTATCTCACGATTACCGCCGTTCTGGTCGCCCGTAGGGGCTCTGTAGAGGATGTTTGCTACCGAGCCCTCCACCCAACCCGCCTCAGCCGCCTGAAGCCCCGCCACACCCGCTAGGAGCCACCATGAAACAGCCCGTCGCAGTCCCCGCCCCGTTTGGATGGACACCAGCCCCGCAGTGGGCGAAAGACGCCAAGGATGCCGACCTCGCCGACGCAGCCGCTGAGACCTCCACCATGCCGGATGTCCTCCGCAAGTTCCTCACCGGCCTGTCCGACGATGACGCTGAGCAGGTTTGGGCATATCTGGACGGCAGCAACGGCCTCGAAGAGATTGATGTCCTTTGCGAGTCCCACCCATCATGGTCGCCAAGAACGGCGGACAGTAAAAATTTCCAAAATAGTTGTTCATAACCGTGGTTAGTCCCGTATACTACAGACATGGCAAACGTGAACGAAACCCGAGCCCGTAAGATTGCGAACAAGCTTCTCGCCGCGATGGCGACCTACCACCGCTTCATCCCCATCGCCGACATCGACGCCATCCTGAATCAGGCTGGTCTCAAGGGCATGGAAGAGGGAATCTACTGCGGTCGTGAAGGCCGGGTAAACGAGCAGGTCGGTGTCAACACTTGGCTCTGCCTGTCGTGGTACAAAATGGAAGTATCGGGCGACTATGAAATCACCGCCTACGTGAGCTAACCATGAGCCTGAAGACTATCAACGACGGCATCAAGAAGCTCATCAGCAACGTCGAGCTAGTACGTGGGATGTCCCGGTGGTGAAAGAATACAGCCGGGTTCGCGAGGAAGACGGCTGGAAAGAGTTCCCCGGCCCTCAGATGAACGTCCACTGCTGGTGGGAACTTGAGAACGGCAAGGCTGTAGGTTGGAATGAAAATCCGGCGACCGGGTGGTCTTTTCCGGTTGTATCCATGAAGTGAGGTAAAACCATGCAAGACCCAATCGTAATCAAAGCAACTGCACTTGAAGACGACAACGAGTTCCTAGTAGTCATCACGGGAGGCCCTGAGGTCATTGACCACCGAGTCAAGCCAGAGCCCACCGCTGACATCAACAAGCTGGAGCCCGGTGTCCACCTGTTCGACAGCATCGAAGACATCAAGATGTAATGCTTCACAATCTGTGAACTTTCGTTTCTAGGAGACCTGTCATGGCTGTTATGGACGCAACCCGCATCATCAAAATCAAAGAGGGCGACGACATTTGGGTGGGCAACCGCTACACGCCCCGCGATAAGGTGAAGAAGGTCGTTCGCGTGACCAACACCCGCATCGTCCTCGAAGGCCATGGCGTGTGGTCGTGACGCAGTGAACCTACCCGGTCAACGCACCTGTGCAAGTAACAATGGTCTCTACAACAAAGAGCGCGGGTGGGATTACCGCGACGAGCGTCACTGCCTCGCCTGTGACCGCCATGAGTACCACGCCGGGTACGCCCCGACCGGCAAGCTGGATGAGAAGGGCAAGCCCGAGACCGCCACCGTATGGAAGGTTGTCCCCGGCCACGAGGGACACATCGCCAACTATGGCTACGCCAACTACCACACCCCCGGTGAGCGTTACGACGCCTACGGCTATCGCATCTGAAGTGGAGGGTCTTCGCAAGTATTGTGTTGCTTCATAAAGCTGGAGTCTCCATTTAGCACCCGGCTACTCCGCACAATCCCTTCTTCCCCGCATACCCCACATTTAACCCTCCAATTAGCTCTAGTAGATGAGTAGCTAACAATGGAAATAGCGGTGACATCGCCAAAATGTTGCCCCTGTAGATTAATCGTATGCGCTTTACGGTTCTTTGCTCTAGCCCCCTCCGTATGATACCTATTGATAAATGGACTGGGTTTTCCTTTCTTAGTATCGCTCATGAGTTTCTTGCTTTCCTTAGAGTGAGTTTTCCCGAGATAAGGGGTGCCTTGTCTCAACTCATGGGTGTTAATGTAGTCGAAACCTCCACTTCCTCCCTGTCTCAGGTTGTAGCAGAGCGGGTCTTCCCTGTACGTCTCAATCAGTTCGAACTCTTTTGCAAAAGCTTCCTCTGCGTTGTCAAAGACGAAGCACACGTTCTTGATGAACGCCTGTTTGCCATACTTCTTCACTGCACCCATCAATATCGTACCTGACCCTAAGTATCCATCATAGGGGGCTCTCGTTTTGTGAACCCCAAAGTAGTACCTGCCATTAGCGATGTTCTGTGTTCGGTACACTGTATAGCGCATTGTCATCATGAACCTCTACTAAAGAGGTCAATAGTCAGAAAGGTTAACGGTACGACCGAGAAAATAGTTTTCAAAAAAAACTAACCAAAAGAGCGATGTGCTTGGTATACTGAGAAGTAGGAGATGCTTTTATGAGGATTACAGTACGCCCGGTCGGTCGCAGGAACATCGAAGTATCACATTGCGTGCTCTGCGGCTCGAAGCGTACCATCGGATTCGGAGTATGTGCCAACCAGTGCTTCTGGCTGCTGACAGGCTGGGTCGGATACAATGCAGTTCTGAACGAGACAGTCTTCGTGGACTATAGGGCTCTCCCACTGGCGAAGCTGCACAAGTGGAACCCGACAACCAAGCGAGTAACAGCACCCTCCTTCCCCAAGCTTGTAGCTATGGCTCGTGCATGGGGCTGGACAGGCGACACCGCAGCACCGAGTCAACCAACAATCAAGAACGCACCCAACCGAATGGAGACGCAATGATTTTCATCAAGGGAACAGCCATAAAAGCGGAGGTGATCCGCTACATTGAGTTTCAAGCCGAATTACGTAACTCCGCACTGGCCACAGCGAGAACCAAGAAGGAGCGCGAGCGCATCGAAGCGGTCAAGAACGGCTTACTGCTTTTGGCTGGCGATCTCAAGGATATGCACATCCACCTGCTAGATACCGAAACCGCGAGGTGGGATTGATTGATGCACACATTCGATCCCGAAGGGGCAGAACAAGGGTGAGCCGGAATGGTTTTATGGAAATACCTGCAAGATGCAGCCGATAGAAGCAGAGCGCGACGGTGAAGGATTGCTGTATTTCGAGCTGACCCCAGAGAAAGCAACCGAGTTTTTGACGAAGGGAGGAACGTCATGAGGAGGGATGAGGAGGATGCATGGATCATCCAGATGGCGGCAGAGGAAGATGGAGCATTCATCGCCGCAGGACATATGGGCATCCCGGCCATCGAGAACACAAGTTTGGTCGGGACGGATGCTCTGGCTGCACGGGTTTCGTTTGCACGTTTTGTTGAGCTTGCACGACTCAAACTCAGACTGAGTAAAGAACAATTTGCAGCGAAGGCTCGAATCCCGCTAGGAATACAAAAGCAACAGCATCACCCCAACGCTAGGAGGCGTTACAGAATGACATCCCGCCAAAAACTTGTGATCCGCATTCTTCTCTTGGTGGCCCGACTCATCGCTGACGAAGGGTGGCAGAAGGAAATCTCCGACCTGGCCAACCACATCACTTACTCCAATATCGCCGCCTAGCCCCGCACCACCCCCGCGTCTTTAGGAGGCGCAAACCAATGGCAACCTGCGTAGCATTGCACGCGCATCACGAAGCGAGTCTCCCTATCGAGCTTTTAGGTGAGTCCTATGCTTCACGGCTCGAAACCATCAACACAACAAAGGCGAGAGTAGAAGAGCCTTGGCAGATCGAACTGCGGAAGAAACTGTTTCGTGAAATTCTTCCTGCCGATATGCCAACTTGGTTGGCCGACCTGTGGAAGCAGAGCGACGACCTGTTGAAGCAGCGCGACGACCTGTTGAAGCAGCGCAACGACCTGTGGAAGCAGCGCAACGACCTGTGGAAGCAGCGCAACGACCTGTTGAAGTTGAAGCAGCGCGACGAAAAACTCATCGCTTTCCACGACTCTATCTGCGATTGTGGATGGTCGCGCACGAACAACAACATATTCGATTTCCCGCGTCTTTAGGAGGCGCACACCATGCCTAGCGAAATCGTAGTAGGTGAGAAGGTCGATGCCTTCCTCACCCAGTGCCAAGACATGACATGGTTCGAACTGGCGTGCTGCATCCGAGCCCTCTGGACGGAGATGAAGAGACGGAATCCCATCGGCATCAACTGCTATGAAGGTTCGATGGCCGGAGCATACTTCGCGGTGGAAGAGATAGCCAAGGCAGAGAAGATCAACCCGTCCGCCGAAGCAGGGCCGGGAATCGACAAGAAGAAACGGAAAGTGAACGGCTAGATGGCTTGTCTATGGGGATGACAGGGACCCGATGGCGGTTCGACTCCGCCCCAGTCCACCAAACCCGACACTCGACTCGGAGTTCGAGCGAGGTCAGTCGGAAATATGTCTACCTGCTGGCTCTCGAAACGAACCATTGTGAAAAGTCAGGGTCCTCGATATTCACCCTAAACTGACCGAGAACTGCACTAGATTTCATGTATATGTGCCCCATCTTCTGTGCCTTGCGTTTAGAGAACCCGGTTCCAACCGGTGATACCTTGTCGATGAGTGAGTGTAGCCACGCTGCCACAGCAGCTTCCTTGCCGTCCTTGGAGTCCATGAGAGCCTTGGATGCCCTGCTCATAGCCCGACGTACATCTGGTCGGTGTAGCCCGAAGTGATTTGCTACCTGTTGGAAGTTGCGAGTCCTGACATACTCCATCACAACCGTGGAGAGTCGGGGTTTCGGCGACGGGGATTCGATGCCTAGCGGCTCCAGTGAGTTCTCCAGCCCAGCCTTTTCCAAGACCTCATGTAGTAGTTCTTCGGTGGGCTCCCCCACCATCATGAATGTGCCCAGCGTTTTCACCGCCATGCGGATACGGAAGCTGCAAACGGTCTGCGTTGACTTGTGGATGAGGGCGAGGGTGGACTGAGTCTTCGACAGCAGATAGTAGCTGAGGAGAAGTTCTTGGTCTTCTTTCTTCAGGAAGCGGAGCGTCCGCAGGAATCGTTCAAAGTTCTCGCTAATGAAACTGAGGATGTCTTCCTCAGCTAGGTCGGCTTGCGTCTCCAAGCTAATGGTGGTCGCGCCTTCTAGTTGCTCATCCTCGCTCAGAAGCATAGCTCTGGCACTGGTCACGCTATCGAAAGTAAGGAGTATTTTCACTCATCACGACACCTCCACAACACAACGCGGCTCCGTAGCTCCGATTTTGTGTTGGTTTTTTGAATTTGCTAAGCCTTGTTTGCGTGCCCGTTCTGCTTGTGCAGCGCGGCGTTCAGGAGTCCAGCTTAGTCTTAGTGAAATGGATAGTTTCTGACGGGATTCCTTGGAAGGGGGTATTCCTTTATTCCAAGAGGGTCTCCCGGCTGTTGTAAAAGTTACAGGTGACGTATACCCACGAGCTTTCTTTCGCGCCCATGCAGCACGCATTTTAGCTCTGGTTTCTTCGCTGTGTTTATGGTTCAGGTGACTTGGGGGCGTTCTACCCTGACTTGCCGCTTTCTTTCTAGCTCTAACCTCAGGTGGGTCCTGAACACCCCTCTTACGCTCACCATTCTTCTTCCATGCTTCCCGGCGACGTTCTGTGGGCTCAAGCTGAGCCGCAGTCCAGCCGTCACGAGCGATGTTGTACCCATAGACAGACTCGGCTGACCGTAGCTGTTTAATCCAAACCGTCTCTCTCGCCCGGAGCCAAAGCTCATCAAGGACTTCTTCCACGATTCCAAATTGGAACGCAGCTTCACCATACTTATCCCACGCCGCTTGAAAATGAGGGCTATGATGCTTCCCCAACTTCAGGGCTCTAAGGTGAGCGGACTTTCTTCTGGGTATAAATTTGGCTGACCCGACGTATACTTTACCGTTCACCAAGTTCAACCATATGTAAACCCCCGCCACTCCCGCCATTTTTTCCTTTGTTATTGACAAATCTAAAAATTACAGGTAGATTAGTAATAAGTCGAAGTGTGCCTGTAATCACCTACACTACCTAAATACTGTACTTTTAGCTTGTATGTACATGAAAAAATAGCCCCCTTATTATAGGGGGCTATTTTGTGAGAACTTATAACAGGCTATTTCAGAGCCACGCCCACGACCGCTCCGCCATACTTCAGCGCGTTGCCGAAGCCAGCATTTGTCACGGCTCCACCCGTGATGCGGGTCTGAACCATGAAGGTTGAAGCGTTGAGCCGCTGCGAATACTGCAATACGGAGTTGACGTTGGTGTCTGGGGAGATGGTCGCCGAGTCAATCAGGATACCAGCTTCGATGATGATACCAGCGACGGCAGAAGTAGTGAATAACCCAGCACCAAGCGGAGTTGAGCCATACGTGGTACCATGCCCGTGAACGTCAACACCGGTCGCAAGACCAGCTACCTCGAACACCTGAGCGTGCAGACCACCGTCGAACACCGGGCGACCGTTGACGTTAGGCGGCGAAGCGAGGTTGCCACCCGGCTGAATAGGCGAGATGTATTCGTCCGGGTAGAAGGCACCAATGGAGATGTTCTGAGTACCAGTCGCGGCGGCAACGACATAGATGTAGGCCGAAGGGAAGAAGCCCGACGCATCAGGGTTGTTGATACCGTTCGCTTCCTGCGACACGCCTACGATGCTGTCAACAGTCGTGTAGACGTTGCTCTTGTCGTCGGTGACGATAGGGTTGGGGATGTGGGCACCAAAGGAGCCAAGGTTGAAGGGAGCCCCGCTCTTCGATGCTTCAACAACAACAGCGAGGTACGAACCTGCGGTTGTCCCTGCTGGGAGGGTCACCGTCAGCGGCTTTACCTGATACGCTGAAAAATTCTTTGCTTTCTGAACAACTGAAATTGCCATCTGAGGGGTCTCCTAAAGAGAGTTTCGTTTCTACCTAGTATTTGGTAGTTAGAATTTTGGGTATTTACTGCATATGTCACACGAAGAAAAAACAGATAGGTACCAAGCAGAGTACCGTAGGGCTATTGCGGCTTATATGGAGGGGTTAGGTGGAAGGTACTAAACCCCTCGTCTCGTGTATCACCCCCACCTACAACCGCCGCGAGTTCTGGCCGCGCTGTGTGGGGTATTTTTTGTCACAGGACTACCCAAATCTTGAGTGGGTAATTGTTGATAATGGGACAGACCAAATTAAAGACCTCCTACCTGAGGACCCTCGCATCCGGTATGTTTCGATGCCGAATGTGAAATTGAACCACGGTCAGTTGATGAATGAGGGCTGTGCGCTTGCCAAAGGTGAGTTCCTGATTGTGGTAGACGACGATGACATCTATCGTTGTGACAGGGTGTCTAGACAAGTGGCACCGTTCGCTGACCCCAATGTGTGGGTAACCGGAACCAGCCGCCTGTATTACTACATCCATGGGACGGAGACGGCCTACCGCTACCAGAATTGGACTTCTCAGCCATGGATAGGTGCCTTCGCTACTCGAAGGAGCGTGTGGGAGAAGCAACCGTTCGAAGACATACCCTCCGGTGCTGACTGCAAGTTCCTTCGCAGCATCCCGCAAGAGCACTGGAAAGACCTTAACACATTGGATTTGATGGTGGCTACAATCCACCCTGAAAATGCGTCAAAGAAATATTTGCCTAGCATGTCCTATATTGAGACTGAGTGGGAAGATATAGAGAAGGTCACTAAGGGGTTGTTGATTTGAGTCTATCTAATGTAACAATTCTCATTACATCTTTTCTGCGTCCGGGATATTTGGCGGACTGCTTGGCAGGTATCAAAAAGAACCTTCCTGAATGTCAGGTGGTGGTTGTAGACGACAGCGGCATAGCCGGAGCTACCATATCCCTAAAGTTTGACTCGGGACTGTCGGTGAAACGAAACCACGGGGTAGCTGCTACACGTACAAAATACCTTTTGATGGGCTCCGACGACTTCGACTTCTCTACCGACGAGGCACGTCGAGGCATCGAACGCCTGCTCTCGGTACTTGACGCTGACCCGAGCATCGACGTGGCTGGCGGACACGTGGATGGAAACGTGTACGAGGGTGACCTGATTGTCGCACCCGGCCAGTATATCGCCCAGACTAAACTCAACATTACGAGGAACATCACCCAATGTGACCTCGTAGTGAACTATTTCCTCGCCCGTACAGAATCTATCCGTCCATACCCATGGGACGAGCGGATGAAAATTGGGGGGGAACATGGTGACTGGTTCCTCACCCTGAAAGACCATGAGTTGAAGGTAGTCGCCGTCTCCGATGTGAATATCACCACCCTGCCCTACAACCGGGATAAGGAAGACCCTCGCTACGCTTCGTTCCGTGGACGTGCCAAAGCTCTGGGTCATCGCATTTTCTTGCGTAAGCGCGGGGTCTCTGAGTTCTTCGGCTCTGAGTCCACGCCTCCGGCTCCCCTACCTCTCCCTAAGTTCATCGTGGCGGTGGTCGCGTGCCATAAGTACCAGCATCGGGTAGATGAGATTCGCAAGACGTGGCTTAAGTCGATGTACAAGGTGGACTACAAAATATTCTACGGCAACGGTGCAACTCGTGAACCGCTGGAGGATGAAGTGTTCCTCGATGTGGACGACGGGTACCTTGGTCTCCCGGCAAAAATGAAGGCTATCTATCAGTGGGTGCTCGACAACGGCTATGAGTATGTGTGCAAGGTGGACGACGATACTTATGTAGAAGTCCCGCGTCTGGTTCAAGCTGGCTGGCAGCAGCATGACTATACAGGTAGGGAGAACCGTGGGGGGAATCCCTCGTGGGCTTCAGGTGCGGCTTACTGGTTGAGCAAGCGTGCTATGCAGATCGTCGCCGCTGCACCACTGACATCGGACACGGCGGAGGACCGCTGGTGCTCTCATGCTTTGCACAAGCAGGGAATTAATGTACATAACGACCTGCGTTACTCCCTCATCATCTACCATCAGCCGGAATGGAACACTGCGGTTACGGCTTGCATCTGCCACCCTAACGTGACAATGCCTATGATTGAGGAAGGGTTTGAGTTTGGAGGGTCGGTAGCGTTGAACAACGCTCTGCCTCTATCTCCGACCGTCGTCAATTCACCACAGACCCATGCCCCGATGTACCACGAGCCCCCCACTCAATGGAAGTCCACGTTCTTGGAATCTAAAGTAAAAGTTCTTTTCCAAAAGTTCCGATATGTGGTAGCTACGGTTCCGGGCTCTTCGCATTACAAATCCCTGTGCAAGATTTACCCTGAGCACATGGAAGAGGTAGTGGAGACACCAGAGGGTAGCCGCATCATATTTATTGTGGATAGGTAAAAAGGGCAGCAACCGAAGTTGCTGCCCTTGTGTTAGAAATTTGCCTAGCTACTTCTTTTCTTTTTGTAGGCTACCCACAGCATCAGGATCAGAAACCCAATGCTTGTACGTGCCTGCTTTCAACTCAGCCATCATGGTCTTTAACCGGCTAACCGGCATAGCTATAATACTGGTTTTATTTGGTAGTTCTATAATACTGAGAAGTCAGAAAAGCTTTTGTTTAATCATCCAATCTGACCAAACAAATTCCCTGTAGTCACCCGCGTGTTGGCGGTGCTGTCTTTGCACACCCGGATGTAATTCCAGATAATACCCGATGGGTTAATCATGGCTTGGTGGTTCGTGGCGTCAATGATGACCTGAAGCTGGTTGAACTCCGCAGCCGGGGCCGGAGGAGTATAGCTGACAGCGGCCAAGTTGCCGGTGATGCTGACACCCGAGTTGGGGGAGCCTGAAGTGTTGGAGCCCGGTACCGTAATGCCACTGTTTTGAACCCCGTTCAAGAGAATGAAGGTCTTACCAAAGGCAAGGGGTGCGATGACAGCACCGTCTTCTAGATTCTGGAGGACTTCAGCACCGCTGGTCGTGCTGATATAGGTATTCCACGAGGTGGCGTATCCGCCAGCGTCTTTAACCGGTGATGCAACTACGAGAAGGTTACCCGCTAACACGGACAGGTTGGCCTCTGCACTGGCAACAGTCTCACCGTTCACGGTCACGAAGGTGTTCTTCACGTAGAAGGTGGTCGTGGTAGCGATGCCCTGCTTGTGGCTGTCTGCTGTTGGGGTGTACTGGGTCAACACAGGAGTTCCCGGAGCACTGATGGTAGGACCGTCCGTCATGACGGTGGGGTCATTCGAGGCTTCCACCCACACGTTTCCTTCGAGCCCGGTGATGTGTAGGGAGAAATTGAACCAGTTGTTGATGTTCCGCCACGCACCAGAAAGCGCGGCTTGGGAACTGAAGATTGTATTATTCGCCGTTTGCATGAGAATCCCTCTGATATAGAGGGTCATAGTTTGTAAATCATAATTCGGGGTTTTTCTTGGGAAAAGTTTTAGAACTATGAACCTCTATTGGTGAGGGTACTAAAAATGGCTAAGCTTCGTGCTACTGCATCTTTCGGACTAGGTGGGAGTAAAACCACAGAGTCCGTCTTTTCCAAAAACCACTTTTCTTCGGAGACTACGCTGTCGCCGGAGGTTCGCCAAAAGATTGCCTCGCTTGGTTTAACAAGGGTCGCAGGGAACCAATTTATCTGTGAGTCTTCACGTGATTTCTGGGTAGTACAAGGAAACAAGGTCATGAGACTTTCAGGGGACGAGGTAGATAATGGAGAAAGCTTGAAAGCTGCTCCTGTGGATAATCCTGCGAGTTTCCTAGCTGCGATACTGGACGACCTTTCGTTCTGACGATGGCTAACCCCTTCAATCTCGGTGTCTATCGTTGGCTGAATACTGTCACAGGGAAGTCCTATGTGGGTAGTTCCAGTACTAAAACAGAGTTTGAACAAGCACTAGCTGAGTACAGGCAGAACCCGACACGTTGCGAGGTCTGCTGCAACCCTGTGCAGTTATTATCTACTCAACAGAGCAAGCGGTGGGTAACCAAACTATACAATCGCAAGCATTGTAGCCGCGCTTGTGCTAATAAGGTAAAGAGTTTCACAACCCTCTTGAAGAAGGAGAAAGCAGCCTCGGCTGTGGTATAACCCCTATGGCAGATACACCAAAGTATTCTAGTATTATCGACAGCTTTTTAGACTCCCGTGAGCCTAACTGGAAAGACCTTGGGATGAAGGACGCCAAGGACTCCGGCGACGACTGGCTCGAACGCACACGAGGCGAAGCCGACACCGACTTCATGGATGCCATCGCCGAGGGGTCGAGCAAGCATACCGCCATGCCTCCGACAAGTAAGGGGGCCACTCTTCAGAACCGTCTGCTGGACAAAGAGACTGCGGCTCCTCGTCTCGTTGGTGCTCGTGGTGGAAACCTGCGTCAGGCTGCTAACTCTGACGACTACAAGTCTGCCGTGGGCGATGACGACTCTCTCATGGCGGAAGTCACTCAGACTCTCGAAGAAGCTGCCAAGGGCGGCAAGGTAGAGAAGAAGAACCGTTCCGATGGAGAGATTCAGCGTTACGTTCATCAGCTTTTGAATCAGGGGGTTACTCCCTCAAAGGTTGCAGCACAGTTGAAGAAGCTGGCGAAGATTGAAAAGTTTGACGTGACGGCTGCTGCGACGTACCTCCACAAGAACGCCGGTATCCTTGGCGTTGCTTATCTGGAGCCGAACCACAAGACCGCCGAGATTGAACTCTACAACAAGGGCAACAACATGAGCAACTCGTTCCTGAACAACTCCGACGCCGGGGGAACAGGGATGCAGATTCTCGAACCGAACACATTCATGGACGGCAACAACCCGCAGTACGGTCGCACCGCTTCTGAAGACAAGACCGCATTCTTCAACTCCAACCGTGAGTTGCAGGTCTTGCAGCAGCTTAGGGAAGAGGGCAACATCGTAGGTCAGATTGAACCCGGCGACACCGTTACCATCCTCACCCCTCAGGGTCAGGAGCGTAAGGGACGTGCGGTTATGTTCAATGCCGACCATCACGCTTGGGTTCTCAACATGGGCGGAGCCCACGGTACACCGGGCATGGCGGATGCAGAGAATATCGTCAAGGTCAAGAAGGCTCCGAAGAAGTCATCGAGCAACGACTGCGTACGTCAGAACAAGGCGTGGAAGTCCGCTGGTATCACCCCACGTGCCAAGTCGGTCAAGCAGATTACCGCTTGCGCTGACTGCTCCTACTTCAAGAAGAACGGCTCCACCAAGTCCTGCGGTCTCTATGGACTACCTGTTGTCTCTTCGGCCTCAGAATTGACCTCAGTGGTCAATAAGTTAACCGCTGGCGTTCCCTCCGACCTCAAGAAGGCTGCGTTGGTGCAGATTGCCAACCGTCTCCCTCAGCAAGTCACCCCCAAGGCTGCTTCCGATAAGGCTCCAATTGTCCATCAGTCGTCCTTCACTAAGGAACGCAACTACGGCTTCAAGGAAGGCCAGCATTTCAGCGGCAACCTTGTACACAAGGCTCACGTCAAGGGCTTCACGCTGAAGCAGATAACTGCCGCTGCCGAGAAGAAGTACGGCACGCTCGAAGCTTCACGCGGTATCCGTGAGTTCGTCGCCAGCCTCCAGAAGGAACGGGGCAAGATTATCATGGCGAAGGCCGATGCGGACTACCTGAAGAAGGTGGGTATCCACAACGAGGCTATCGTTGGTGCTGCCAAGTGTGCTTCCTGCAAGGCTCACACCGGCAAGGAAACTCACAAGGCTGCTTCGGTCGAAGGCGTGACCCGTGCAACTAACCCGTTCGTGGAAACAACTATGGGTTCGGTTCGTGGAACCCGTCACACTGCTGCCACTCACTTTGACTCTGCCTCCGTGGACAAGTACCACAAGGCGGGTCACAGCATTCCGAAGATTCTCAAGGCTGCATCTGCCAAGTTCGGTTCGGCACAGGCATCCAAGGCAATCCGCGACTGGGCACACAACCTTAAGAACACCAACACAAAGATTGCTCTCAGCCAGATTGATTGCACAGTATTGAACAAGATGGGCGTCAAACTGGGTAGCCAGAACGCCATCGTTGGGGCAGAGAAGTGTGGCTCCTGCTCATTCCGCAATGGTATGCATTGCGGAATGACAGGTGGTACGCTCATCCACTTTCCCGGCATGAACCAGACGGCCTCGAATCACAAGGTCGCAGCGGGTGCCCCGGAAGACGGACGTTCTATATTGAAGGAGTTCGACTTGATGGGTAGCAAGCCACAGGGCGACATTGACATGAGTGCTCCGTCTCGTGCGGACATTCAGATGAACAACGTGATGGACGCAGGGGACTTATGAAGGTGTACCTCGTAAGAAATACTATCAACGGCAAAGTGTATGTAGGTAAGACCGTTGAGAGTACCGGGTCGCGATGGGTTAAGCATGTGTCCGCCGCAAAACACGGTAGTAGGACGTACATCCATAAGGCCATAAGAAAGTACGGTGCTGAGGTTTTTGTAGTTGAAGAGTTAGCATCAGCGGATTCAAATGAACAGTTGTCTATTTTAGAGCAACAGTTTATTAAACAGTTTGAATCTTCAAAGTCTGAGTATGGCTACAATCTTACTCTTGGCGGAGAAGGCATCACAGGTTGGAGCCATTCAGAAGAAACGAAAAGGAAGATTGGGATAGCAAATAAGGGTGGTGTAAGGGATGAGCAACTGAGAGCAAGAATCTCGCAGAAGCTAACCGGGCGTAAACTGAGTGCCTCCCACCGAAGTAAGTTAGTGGGGCAAGTTGTTACGGAAGAAGTGAGAGCAAGAATTTCAAGTAAGCTTTTAGGGCACAAGGTGTCTGATGAAACGCGGAGAAAAATATCCGAATCTCATAAAAAGCGAAGGGTGAAGGTATGAGCGGTAGGAATACCAGCGGTGTAGAAGTGAATGAAGACGGCAGCATCACGGTGCTTGAATCGGAACGGGAGAAAGACCGCCGTATCCGCAGGGAACGTGTGGAGAACATTCGGGAGAGCATTACTAACCCGAACTACGACCCCGCTGAAGCCAGCCGTATGATTGCCGTAGAGATTGCCAGAGTAGCCGAAGACTTGAGCGACTGCCTTGGCGATGGGCCAATGGACACCACCCGGTTGAAAGTCTACGAGCAGCAACTGAGAGCGTTGCGTGAACTCGGCAAGCAGTTGGGTGACGCAGACTACTTGAGCAAGAAGGACGTTCTCAACTTTGACGGGGCAAAATTCACCTATGTATTGGGGGTTATTGTTGATAGCTTTGTCAAAGCGTTGAAAGAGGCTGGGGTGGGAGAAGACCTGCGAACAAGTATTATGCGGCACTACCGTGATGAAATGCAAATAAATGAGGCGAAAATTCGTAAGGAAACTATGGCTATAGGTAAGAAATGAAACTCATAGATTTGACAAATCGCAGGTTTGGTCTCTTGACCGTAATCGGTAGCTGCAATAGCTGGAAGAGTGCCCTATCTACTGAGGCGTTCGAAGCGCATGTAACACAAGTTTACAACCACCTTCATAATATGAAGTGTATGAAAGTAGGAGCATAAAATGGCCGCTAGTGGGAACTCAGTCGCAATTAAATCTTTCCAGTCCTTCGTTGTCAACGAAGGGCTCCTCGCCAAGGTCGTAGAGGCCGTCAAGGCTGGTGAGAAAGACGCACGCACGTCTGGCGATGTAAAATCTTTTGAGATTTTTTATTCAGGTTTCCGTCAGAACATCTCCATCGGGCGCATCTTCATCGTCCCGGCGAAGGTCTGCGACGTTCGTAACAACTTCCCCATTGCCCTGCTCTACGGCACTGTGGTCAAGGAACTGAATCTCGGCGAAGAGACCGCAGACCTCATCACCAACAAAATGGGCGACACCGAATTTGATGAATACAGCCAAGCTGACTACGCCGCTATCAAGGACAAGTTCTTCACGAACGAGGAGGGCGACTTAACCTCGCTGGTTATCTTCGCTCCTCACTGGTCGAACATCCGCGAGTACATCGGCTTCAAGTTCACGGACGAAGACGATAAGCTCTCTAACCTGCTCCGCCACCTTGTGTTCTCGGCGTACTTCAACCCGGCTGTCTCCTCCGCGTTCGACGCATTGATGACCACGGTGGACACCAACAAGCTGGACGTTACCGACATCACCCCGAAGCTGACCTACCCCTTCCTCACTCAGAATCCGCTCACTGCGTACCCTGAGTTCTCGAAGCAGGGTGGTTGGACGAAGACCAAGATTTTCCTCACCGCCAAGACGGCGGACGCCATCACTCAGGAAGTGCTTGAGCCTCAGGAGTTGAGCGTGTTCGATGAACTCGACGCGGTTCTCAATGAAGTCACCATGCCTCCGGTTGATGCGATGGAAGATGTGGCCGACTACAAGGGGCCTGACGGTTCCAACCACGGCAACGCTGAGATTCCAGAAATTGCCGACATCAAGGACTCCATCCAAAACACCAAGGAAGAGGATGAGCCGAAGACTGCTGCGGCAAACCCTAATCGGTACCCTATGTCTTCGTTATTGGCAGAAGCGGGTATGTCCATCAAAGAATTTATGGGCTTTGATGAGAATACAAAGAAGACTGTGCTCCAGAGGGCCGCAGATAGTCTGTCAAAGGTTTCGGCTCTTGATGACGGAACAGAACTGCGTCATCGCCCTGACTACGGCGAGAAGGGTTCCTACACGCAGGAGATGAACGAAGACGCCATGAAGATGGGCTCAGAGGCTCCTTTCGAGACCCCGTTCACCAACGTCGGGCCGGGAACCTCCGCTCACGACAATGCGAACAAGGCTATCGCTGTAGCAGTTGACACCATCTCGACCAAGGGTGACGCACCTATCGGTATCGCAATTGACGAGACCGGTGTGCCGCGTCGTGCTGAGGAAGAGCGTAAGGTTGCTGCGTCATATCCACAGTACACCGTGAATGGACGAGTCTGCACTTCTTATGAGGATGCCAACCGCTACTGGGAAGCCAAGGGCGGCATCATGATGGAGAAGCTTGAGGGTCTCCCGGCTCACGTGTTGCGGGAACGACCATTGGAGTCAGCAAAGTCAGCGAAGAAGACCAGCTTCGACATCGTGGCTGCGGTGGTTGACGCCATCGACTTGGACTTGACCGATGACACCGACGCACTCTCGACCAACGCCAAGGCCGCACGTGTGAAGAACGAGAACCACCTGAACAAGTACGCCATCCGTCGCAAGAAGGCCAACGTGAATCTGACTGAAGATAGCATCTGGGATGCTATCACCGAAGACTTCGGTGAGGCTCCGCAGGTTGAACTTCCGGGTGAAGGCTCCGCTCCCAAGGGCGGCGATGAGACTGGCGACAGCGGCGTTTCCGAATCTGAACCTAAGACCGATGCTCCCAAGAAGGACGGGTTCAAGTCCAAGATGTTCAACAAGGACAAGGCCGAGAAGCCAGCGGAGCCCAAGGCTGAAGAGCCGAAGGAAGAGAAGAAGGAAACTCCGAAGGAAGCTGCGTTTGACCAGTATCCCGGTGAACACGGTTGCCGTACTTACGTCGGCGAGACAGACACTCAGGGTCGGGCAAAAGGTCCGGGTCAGGTCTGCATGAAGCCTGAGACGGTCAAGATTGACGGACGCATGTACTGCGACGAACACCGCCCTGACAAGTCAGCCTCGGCTAAGATGGCTACTTGGATGAACGACTACGAGATTCAGGACGCCCAGCGTCGGTTCGCTCAAGACCCAATCATCGGGCCGGTGTGCAACTTCCTCGCCGCGTTCGCTGATGAAGTCAACAGCAACTCCGATGGTTGGCACTCGTGGCCGCTTCCGGCTCACGCTGCGTCATCGCTGATGGGTCTGGTACAGAAGGCTAAGGACAACAGCCGCAACAGTATGCCGGGTCAGGTGCCCGTCACCGTTGAAGATGTCAAGAAGGCGATGGCACCTATCAAGGCGTTCATGACCCGTCGCGGTCTCAAAGCTGGTATGGTCATGCCGTCATTGGTCATCAGTTCGAAGAAGGTGGCTGCGGCGAAGAAGGCGACTGCCCTATTCCCTTGCAAGTGCGGACGTAAGCTGATTGGCGGAGAAGGCGAGGAAGACAACTACTACTCGTGCAGTGGTTGCAACAAGATTAGCACTCAGTGTGACTGCCCTCCCTCGAAGACGGGCAACGACGTGAGCGCAGACATCTCCGAAGCCAAGGCTGAGGTTGTATCTCCGACCACAGTTGACGCCGACATCAAGCAGCCGGTCAAGACCGTTGAAGAAGCGGCTAAGGTTGGTGGTTGCGACGACGGTCTGCGTGACGATAAGGTTGCTAAAACGGACTCCACGGGAGACGACAAGTACCGTGAGATGCAGCGTGTGAAGCAGCAGGAGCAGTTGAAGAAGCAGGAAGAGGCACAGGCGTCCAAGTCCGCTGCTGATATAAGTGGGGACATCTCTGAGGCTAAGGCCGAAGTGGAGTCCCCTGCATCGGTCGATGCTGACATCAAGCAGCCGGTGAAGTCGGTTGAGGAAGCCGCAAAGGTGAAGGTACTTGCTGCCATCGCTCGTAAGAGGGCGGATGCTATTTCTGGTGACATTGCTGATGCGAAGTCTGAACTGGATGCTGGTGCCAAGGCTGAACTAGCCGACAGCCCTGAAGCAACCAAGACCGTGAACCCAGAGCACTTCGCCGCCGCTGGTGACGAGCACGATGAGGCAGTAGAGATGAGCGACACCTTTGGCGAACTGGCCGACCTCGCCGACAATCTTCCGACACAGATTACCGCTGGTGCAAAGACGGGCTCTTACGCCAGCAAGAATTTCAAGAGTAAGAAGGACTTCAGGGAAGCTGTTCTGTCTGGCAAGCAGATTTCTCTCTATAACCCCGGCATGGGTGAACCCCCAATGAATGGTCGGGCAACAGTCGAAGGCCCTTGGTACCCAGAGCCCCATCGCTGGTACGCGGAAGTTATGGTTAAGGACGGAATTGTTGTAGGGGTGAAATAATGGCTACCGATAAGAAATCCGACTACAACATGCCCGGTGCAACCTCACAGCAGTACGAGGATTGGGCTGGGTCATTTGGTGAAGAGCAGCCGGAGTGCGAGGCCAAGAATGCTAACGGCCACTCTTGCGGTAACCACATGAGCAGTCTCAGCCAAGACCCGTGGTGTGCCTCCCATGAACTGTTGTACAACACTGTAGAAGCCGACCCCACCGATGAGCCCTACCTCACTCCTCAGGACATCGCGGAGTTGACTGAGGCTGCACACGGAGACGAGTACATTATCTACGACAAGAACGGCAAACAGTTCCCGCCGCCCCGCACCAAGACTGGTGCATGGAACCCTCAAACGATGTATCCGAGCGGAGCTTGCAAGCACTGCAACGGACAGGGTAAGTTCCGTTCAACGGAGCCCAACTCCAGCATCCCGCAGACTTGTAACATCTGTCACGGCACTGGTGGTACGGTTCCCTCCCCTGAAGACAGAGCACGGCACCCGGAAATCTTTGCTGCCAAGACCGGAGCAAAGCTTTGCACCATCTGCCACAAGCCAATCACCCTGTCGCCATCGGCGAAGGAACGTGCTGAGCGCCACGGAGGAAGCCCATCTGACTACACCAACATTTTCACCACCCACTCTCAGTGTGAACTTGATAAGCGTAAGGCTGACACTTCAGCCCTTATGGCTAAAAAGAGGGAAGAGTCAGCACAGGATGAGGCGGCACGTCGTGCCCCGTTCAAGCAGGGAGCGGCTGAAGGATGTGAATACTGTGCGGGTAAGATGCCCTACGCCGAGCAAGCCCCGGTGAAGGGCAACGGTGGCACGTACTACCACTACAGGCTCAATGATGGAGACCCGTTGGCTGTCTGCACGAATCCGAAGTACAACAAGTACAAGGCCCAGCAAGAGAAGCAGGGTATGATTACCAGCGATGCACAACTCGAAACGATGTCCCCTGCTCCTACCGGTACAGGGGGGGCTAAGGATGATATCGGCATCAACTCTTCTCCGGCTTCGACCAAGGGTGGAGTGGAAGTGTTGGATGGAGCAGTACATCACACCGAACGTCCTAATGTAAACGCGATGCGTGAAGTCATTGAGACCCAAGTTGAGATGGAAGTGGGCAAACCGATTGAACAGACCCAAGCTGAAGTTAAAAACGAGGTTAAGGAAATCACCGTGGACAAGAGTAGCGGGACGCAACTTATCATCAACATCGCGGGTAAAAAGAAGACCCTAATGTTCTCCAACGTGGCGACGGCTAATGCCTTCATCAAAGGCGCATCAGCTAAGTTTGGGGATAAATTCAAGGTGGTTCGTCCTGACCAGTGCCCTGACTGCGGCTCGTTGGACAACACAGCATACTACAAGGACGGTCGTCGCTATGACCCGTGGCAGAAGGGTCAGCCCCTATGGGACATAAACAAATGTGATGATTGTGGAAAGCAATGGCCGTTTAAATTTGTCAATCTACCCAAGTCTGCCGCGCCAGCTATCGGTGGGGAAGACCAACCTGTCACCTCCGGCATGTCCGACATCGACGGCCCCGGCCCGAAGTTCCTTGACTTTCGGGAACCATATCAAGGCCAAACTCAGCCTTCCTCGCGTGTGTACATCATCATGGTTGGTGACCAGTACGTGATGGTTGCACCTGACCAAACCTACCGTATCGTCCCTGAAGAAGAGAAGGCAACCCGCTTCGACGGTGAATTTGGTACCGAGGATGCCAAGGAAATCGCAGCGGAAATCAAGGTGAGCACAATGTCGGGAGGTAATCCAGTTCGTGTTATTCCTGCAAAGACAGCTTTCCGTATCGTTAAAGAGCATGGAGACGGCTCCCGCTCTACCCGTTTGGAACCCGGCGACCGTGTACGACTTGTCCGGGTCAGTCAAACTGATGGTTGGTTGATGAAACCGGGCGAACTTGCAACCGTCGTTGGCTACACGCATAAGCGGGAAGCAGAAGCCCAGCCAGACAGCACCATTCAGTCTGTTGATATCAGAACAGACAAAATGGTGGAGGGCAACTGGGGCTCCGCGAGTGTTCCACCATGGTTTTTAGAGTATGTAGGCGATTCACCCAAGAAGGAAGGTTCTATGAAGTCAGCAGGATTCAGCTTTGCCCCCCAGCAGATTGGTGGACAGGTGATTGAGCAGTTCTACCCTCAACTCCAGCACGAGCTTATCTCCTACCCGAACGCCAGCAACGCTCCTATGCCAGCAGAGATGTCCGGTGACGCTCACACGGTTCCCGGCGATGAGAACGGCGAAGAGATGCTGCCCGGTGCCATTGAGGATGCCTTCGAAGGCATGACTCGCATCGGCTACGTTTCCACATCACCGGCTGGTGGTATGGGTATCGGTCGCGACGGTAAGTCACAGGTTCTTGAAGGTGCCCCCCTCCGCAAGGAGAACGATATCCGGGGGCCGATGTTCACCGAAGAGTTCTACGCTGGCACCGACATGGTTCCGGGTTCAGCGTTCGCATCGCTCACGGCCAAGGTTGCCGCTGGTGACGAGAAGAATCAGTTTGGCCTCTTCCTCAAGAAGGTCATGGGCGAAGTTGCCGCTGCCTTCATCGGTGCCTTCAAGGCCACCACTCGTATGCCCATGAACAAGATTCCGGGACTCGGTGAGATTCAGTTGGCACAGATTGAACAGCCGAGCACCATGAACCCGGCCTACAATCTCATCAACACCGGCTCTCGTGTCAAGTACCTCATGGACAAGCTCACGGATAGTCAGGTGCAGGATTGTGTTAATGACGCTTTTGCACAAGCAGCCGTATGGCATGAAGCAAAAGACGGCGGATTTGTGTATGAGGTTTTTGTCCGTGCTGAGACCATTGACACCGAATCTATGCTCCTAAAATACAAATTTGTGACTGGAACCAAGGACTCCGACTAACGCCCTTTCAGACAACTCGTTGTAACAAGGGTAAATCAGATCAAATCAATTCAATTCAGTTGGAAAGCGCAAGGAGAAGGCGGAGTAAATGGCGAATCAATCTGGGTTTCAACTTAATCCTACATTCACCACCTCTCTTTGGTGGTACAAACCAGACCCGGACATTTCGCCCCAAGGTTTGGAAATGATGCTTGAGATTAATGCTATACAGAGAATAGAAACTCTGTTGAATCATAATCAGGTTTGGATATACTACGCCGCCACCACGGGTAACACCAATTCTCAACCTCACATACTTTATGATGCGGTGGCTCAGGCGTTTATGGCAGACATGGAGAACTTGTTCTCAGGGACATCTACGGGTAATACCAGCATACCAATAACAGATGCGACTACTGGAACGAACTATGAGTTGCAGATTGTTAACGGAGCTATTGAAGTAGTACCGCTGAGTTGAGGATTCCACTGAATGGCTAACCTACGTCGTGGGGTAAAAACGGATACAGCTTCGGTCTCATGGCAGGAACACCTGAGCCTCATCGACGTTGAAGCTGATGCCGATGACGGCTTTGATGACCTTCTGGAGGCGGTAGAACCTACCGCTTCTCCTGAAGAGCGTGCTGCCGTGCAATCAGCCCTCAAAGAGATGGCCATCGAAGCTGGCGAAGATGTGGACGAGACCTCCCACCGTGCCTTACCAGTCTCCGCGTCCCTACGTCGTGTTCCTACAACCTCTGGTGTCTTCCAGCGGGGCGGGTCTATCCCTGCCAAAAAGGCAGCAGCAACCAACTGGGATTCTGAGTTCAAGAACGCTCAAGCTCACGCCCGTGATGTTCTGGCGAAACTCGGTCGTTAGGCTTCGAAGTCGTACCCAGCAGCGTTAGCTGCCAGCCGTAAGTCCTCATCACGCTTGTTCATAGAGCACGCTCTGCAATGAGCATAACGGTCGAAGCAGGAGTCACACGTTTCGTTCCCACATCCGGGGCACTCCCATGGTTCCTGTTCATTCGCCTTCTTGCATGAATCGCATTGCCATACTCTCTTCGCCATAGTTCCTCCAAAAAGGTGAGTGGGAGGGGCAATACCACCCATCACCCCTCCCTCAAGTGCCCGACATAGAATTGAGGCTCCCGTTCAGACCCCGCCATGAGCGGTTAGTGGCCTTACTTCTTTTTGGCAAATTCTAGTCGAGCCGCATCCTCCAATTATACCAGAGACTCCACACAAATTGCAACGGGATTTTCTTCCTAAAAAATTTCCAGTAATTTCGCCAATATTGTCCTCTTCTAGTAGAGGAATGTTGAATGGCCCGTGGGCAACGTTTTACAAAACCGACAGACAGTAGTGTTTTTGGAAAAGTCATAGATGGAGCCATAGAAGATGCGAGTAAACTTCTCAATGCCATTGAATTTATCGAGTCACCACAAGGTCTGAACATTAAACTGTACCCGCTTCAGCGGTTGATTGTGAAGTGTATCTTCGCAGTTCCAATTGACTTCGCTCCTATTAAGGTACAGATGTGGGATGTGTTCCGCGAGAACCCTGTTCGCGAGTGCAGCGAGGAAGAGTGCCTGCATATCCTTCATGAAGAAGGACGTTGCAACGTCAATGACTGGCGGGACATGCCGGAGAGGGGCTTCACAGAGGCGGCGATTTTTGCGGGTCGGCGTGGCGGGAAGATGCTTCACGTTGATGAGCCTATCCCAACACCAGATGGATGTAAGCGAAACGGCGATTTAGAAGAAGGAGACGCCGTATTCGGTGAGGATGGACAGGTTTACAAAGTAAAGTACGCTCATCCAGTTGAAGAGTTAGAGGCGTTCAAGGTCTCCTTTGATGATGGTACACACGTATTCGCCCATGGCGGTCACCTGTGGAACACCCTAACCAAGGTTGACCGGAAAGCCGCCAAGTGTTCTAAGCACGCCATTGGGGGCACTACGCGCACTACCGAAGAACTCCTAGCTACTCTAAGGGTGGGTAAGAAACAGGAAACAAACCACTGCATCCCACTTGCAAAGGCAGTAACCTGTCCTGACATTGACCTGCTTCTCGACCCTTACTGTTTGGGGGTATGGCTGGGGGATGGAAATAGCGATTGCGGGATTATCACCGCTGCCCCAGAAGATGCAGACAAGATACTACCCTACTTTGAATCGGCGGGTATGACTTTCTACCAAAACGAGAAAGCACCCACTCGGTGGCACGTACTGGGGTTGTTCTCTCCCTTGCGTCAACTTGGAGTCTTGAAGAACAAGCACATCCCTCATCAATATCTATGGGCGTCCGAGCCGCAAAGGTTATCTCTGTTGCAGGGGCTGATGGACACAGATGGGAGTTGCAGCCGCAGCCGATGTGACTTCACAAACACAAATCGTAGTTTGGCGGAGGGGGTATACCACCTCGCTGCTTCACTCGGACTGAAACCCTATTGGGGGGAGGGCAGAGCTATCCTAAATGACCGGGATTGCGGCGAGAAATACAGGGTAACATGGACAGGCACCCTACCGGTCTTCCGTCTTCCAAGGAAATTGGCAGAACTCCCTAGTACAGTAAACTCCACTCAAAAATGGAGGTTCATCACTGACATTCAACCTGTCGGTAGGATGCCCATGCGGTGTATTACCACTACCAACCCTACCAGTCTGTATTTGTTCGGCAAGAACTTCAATGTCACCCACAACTCTCAGGTAGTGTCCGCCATCGGTGCCTACAAGCTCTACAAACTGCTAAACATCCGGTCGCCTCAGGAATACTTCGGCCTCATCGCCGGGTCGCACATCGACTTCACATTCATGGCTCAGGACGAAGAGGGTGCCAACCGTCTCTACGACAAGCTCCGCGAAGACATCAACCGGGCTCCTTTCTTCAACCCGTATCTGAAGGCTTCCAGTTCATCATGGATGGGCTTCGTGTCTGAAGCTGACCGTCACAAGCGTGACGTTACTCCGTCCATTAACGTCAAAAGCTACGCCAGCACAACCAATGCCGTCCGTGGCCCTTCGAATATCTTCCTCGCTCTGGACGAGTTCGCTCACTTCCGTTCCTCCAAGGGCTCATCCTCAGATGAGGTCTACGGAGCCGCCACGCCGTCTACAGTCAACTTCAAGCACGCGGAAGACCTCAAGGGCGGCTGGGTAGACCAACTCGTCGCTGCGGCCACTATGAAGCCGGAGGAATACAAATCCTTCCAAGACTCTCTTGTGCTTTCCATCTCCAGCCCTTGGACGAAGGTCGGTAAGATGTTCGACATTCACAAGGACGCCATGGAGCGTGGTGCGAAGGAGACTAAGGTATTCACCATCCGGCTATCCACAGCGGAGATGAACCCTACCATCCTGTCCGAAACCCTGCGTTCGGAGTATACCAAGAACCCACTCACGTTCAAGGCTGAATACGGGGGTAACTTCCTTGAGTCTTCTGAATCGTACTTGACTGAAGCACAAATTCAGGCTTGCACTGATGTGAAGTATGTCAAGACGAATGGTGGTTTTGAAGAGCCCGACGAAACTTCTGCTCGGTTCAACCTGTCTCACTTCCATCCCAAGGACATCGGTCGCCAGTATTTCTGGGCAATCGACTTGGGTATGAGTCATGACGCTACGGCGGTCGCAATCGGCCACTTGGAGTATGTCGGGGGTTCACAGCCGATTCACTTGGTCTATGACTACATCGACCGTATGATGGTCGGGGAGAAGTTTGAAGGCCCCGGTGTGGGACACATACAGGGATTGGAGAAGTACGTCGGATTCAAGGCTCTCCCGCTGGAAGACATCCTAGCGTGGCTCAAGGCTCTGAATGTACTGATGCCCTGCTGGCGTGGTGCAACCGACCAACACGGGGGACAGCAGCTTGTGCAGTTGCTCGAACTCAACAAGATTCACAACATTGAACTCGTGAACCTCACGGCGACATTGAACTCACAGATGGCTTTCGTGCTCCAAGGTTATGTCCGCGATACCCGCTGCCGGTTCCCCTACGTTCCAAAGTTCCTCAAGGAACTGCGGTTGGTCGAAGCTGAGTACGTTAACAAGTACCAGATTCGGGTCGCGGCTCCGCTTGAAAAGGGTAGCCATGATGACATGGTGGACGCGGCTCAACTCTGTGCATGGAAGGCTCAAAAGTGGCTCATGGAAGAAGGTGGTTTGAAAATTGACCCCTCCGGTCAGTCACTACTCATCGCACAGCAAATGAACCTCCCTTCAGGGGCTATCATTAATATGGACGGTGTTATCTTGCGGGACCTCCAGATTCTTGAGCGGATGCGAAAAATTCAAAGAATTACGGAAAGTTCTATGGGTGATGTAGTCCGAAACCCCTTCCATAGGAGAGGCCGTTAGGAAAATACTCAATACCCAACTCATAAGTGTAGTCGTGTATTTCTTCCGAGGGTCAATGTCACATGCTTATGATGCTGCTTCAAGCCACAAATCCTCTTACGCCCATCTGGCAATACGGTGCCGCAACTGGTTCGGCCTTCATTTGTGTGGGACTTTTCATTTGGTCACAAGTACAAATTATGACTTTCAAAACGACGGTCGATGCTAACACCAAGGTCATCGCAGAGAGCAACCAAGACCTAAAAAGGCTCATACAGGCACAATCTGCTGCTCAGGATAAACTCGTGGAGTCAGTTCATCAACTGGCGGAAAGCGTCAAGACACAAGCAGACGTTCATCATGAACAGTTTAACCTAATTCGGGAGATGGCGGTGGAGCAGAGGGTGCTTTCAGCCAACCAGTTGACTATTATGAATGGGTTCCAACGTGTCGTGGAACAGTTGATCGGGGCTCTACGTGAATAAAAATTCCAATATGAATGCCCTTATTAAAGGATGAAAATCTATGGCAGTAGATAAGTTCTCAGGAAACACCCCGATTCTCGCTATCCTCACGAGTCGTGTTACACTTGAGGACACACTCGCTCGTTTCGATCAGCAGGTATCCAGACTCCCTCCCGAAGTTTTCAGGTCCCGCCTGAAGCGGGGTCTAGCCGATGTACAAGTCAACATTAATGGCTGCGAAGACGACTGAGTTTCACCCCTAATTTTTCTTTCCACCTCCCCCTTGACTTCAGTCTTAGATAAGAGTACAACCAATCTACACGTGGATGATGCTCCCCCTTTCAGCCGGGAAGAATTTCAGTCTACGTTGTAATCGTCTTGGGTAGAGGGTGAAGTATTGGTTGAGTCAACAACTGAGTGCGGTCTAAAACGGTTACTGAAGCTCTAATTTAAGCTTCGGTAAACCGTTTTTTGTTTGTCCAATGACGATTGCGGCGGTATTGTAGTGGAAGTGTTGAAACCCTTAGTCCCACCAACCCGTGGGTTTTGTTTTGCCGTGGAGGCAGGATGCATCAGTCTACAGTTTCGAATAGCGTACCTGACCTGTTGCCGGAAATCAAAGTCGAAACTTCGACAGTCGGCTCCAAAGAGACACCAAATATTGTTCCTAATGAATCAGTTGATACGGCTTTTAAGGTCGTCCTCAATTACCTCGCTGAGACTATCACTGCTCAGCTTTTGGAGCCCATCACCAGTCAGGTACTGGCTCGTATCGGGGCTGTACCTTCTACTTTAGTTTCGTCGGAGCCTAAGGTACAGAAGCGTCAGCTTAGCCCTGAGGCTCGGAAGCGCATTTCCGACTCTCAGAAGGCTCGTTGGTTGACTCGTACTCGTAACCTGAGTCCTGAGGTCAAGGAGCGCATTTCGAAAGCACAAAAGACCCGATGGTCAGCTAAGAAGGGTATCACCCAGTCTACTCCCTGCGAGTCTTCGACCGCTACGGAGGCTGATAGTCAAAGCCAGCCCAACAATCCAGTCGTAGTAGAAGTCGAGACTCCCAAGGAAGCTACTCTGGCAGCGCGTGAAGGCTACAGGGGGGACAACTTCTACATCAGTGAAGGCGGTCAATTCATTGGTGACGACGGGTTTGTTGTGCCGAAGAACTTCAGCGAGTTTTTTGAACGCTACCCCCGTTATCTTGAAAACTGGGTGCGACGGCGGCTGGGCGGTAAGGGTATTGAGGAAGACATTGAAGACTGGGTGCAGGAACTCATTATTCACATGAAGTATCTGCCTCAGACCTCCAAGCACCGTTTGGCAGGTAAGGAGGATGTCATCCAGACCTTCGACCCCTTCGCTCAGTACGGAGCCAGCGAACGCCGCTGGCGGAGTTATGTCAACTATTGTCTCACCAACAAGTTCAATACCATCTTTGGTAAGCGGCAAAAAAACCCTGTCTGTCTGGTTGGTAACGTATCCTTGGTAGCTGAGACTAACCCGGATAGTCGCGGTGAAGTAACTGACGAGTACGCTTACTCTAAGTCGAGCTACCTAACTGAAGCTACCCACCGAGAGGAAAAGAAGGCTGAGACCAGTTTCTTTGCGCATAAGTTCATCGAGTATGTGCATGACACTGACCCGGATGTGTTTCCTGTTCTTGAAGCTGTCTATGTGGCGGGTAGTGCGACGGATACAGTGAAGGAGTTCTGCCAGACCTGCAAGAAGCTTGCAACCACTAAGGATGTCAGGGAGGGGCTTCACGAAGGCCACGAGATTGGCATGAGCCAGAAGGAATTCAACAAGGCCCGTAACCGGTTGAAGCAGCTTGCCGTCGCGTTTGTGAAGAAAAAGCCTAAGGTAGCTGTGACGCTTACAACCCGATAATTCGTAGATATCGTCCCCCTAATTAGGGGGACATATTTATGTTTGCAAACTTCATTGCTTTCGAGAAAGACCTCGCTGCCGGATAGGTCTCGTAGCCCACGCATCCTACTCGTACATCAGGCGTCACCGGCTGTCTAACCACAACCAAGTAACATATGGCGGTATTGATAGATATGGAACAGGTACCTTCTCAACAGCAATTGACCGAGCACATCAAAGCGGTGTACCAGTTGTACTCGGATGTCTCGAAGAAGATGATTTCTAACGCAGAGTTTGCCCAGCGTATGGCTCCCCTTGCAGTGGCACATAAGCGTTTTGTCGAGTCCGGTGCGTTCCCGCTGAAGATGAAGGTACCGTTTGCCATCCCTGTTATTGGCGTCGTTGGTCAAGTAAGAGCCACGCCGCGTGCTCAGAAGACCGGGCACGCTCTTGACCTCAAATGCCAGTGTAAAGTATGTGTCAAGAAGCACTGCATCAGTATGGACGACCGTACCTTCCTCGCTAGACTAGGCATCACTTGGAGTAAGTAACGTAACCACAAGCATATTCTGTTGTGCGGTTATAAGCCAAGGTTGCGTATTATAGGGTATGTACATACACTGTCATAGCTGCCCGTGGGAACAAGACGATTTCTGGACTTCCAGCTACAACCCCTTCACCGTCCTGATGAGCGACATCAAGTGGCTCTGGTTTCCCAAGATGGTGCGAACCGAGAAGAAGGAATTCAGTTGGGTCGTGTTGGCTAGGTGCATCTACTGGCGGCTCTCGGCTCCATTCACTCAGAAGTGGTGGACGCACGCAAGCTGGAAGAAAGCTATCGCGGCTAACGGAGGCAAGTGGCCAGCGTGCCCCAAGTGCGGCGAACACAATCTGGATACGGACTAACTTATGACGAATGCAAAGCTGGTAACGATGCTGAAGTATTGGGCTGAGAAGACGCCCTGCAACATCAATGAGACCTCGTCCGATATTGAGGACGTGTACGATGATGGATACCATGACGGACAGATTGAGTTAGCCAAAGAACTCATCGACCTTCTCAAGTCCGAGGATGCGTGGCCACATGAGCAAGACTAACCACCGCACAGACGGCAAGGCTGACATCAAGTTCCCGCCTCCCGGTAAGGACTACTGCAACGGGAAGCGTGGAGAACGCAGGGATGTTGCTGGTGCGAAGAAATTCATCCACAGCCGCCACCGTGCCAAGACCAAAACCAACCTCGCGTCCTCCTCGTGAACGAGTTAAGAAATCATGGAAAGGGAACCGGGAAATAAAAACCACATGCAATGGAGTGGACAGGAAAGATAGCAGTCTTGGTTACACCGAACTAAACGTGGTCTCATGTTGTTCTGAGTGTCAATACGCTAAGAACGATACTCCCTATGCTGAATTTATCTCGTACATTATTCGAGCCGCTCGTCATATTCAAAAAGAGGGGCTAATGTGAACCCACGGGAAATATGTGAAGCTCTCTATTCTTGTCGGTATCGGTACAAAAACGAGAAGGACTTGCAGCAGGGCGTCAACCTCGTTCTCACTGGCCTCGGATTGGAGTTCGAACCAGAGGTCAGCTTGACTCCCCGCGACCGCATCGACTTCCTTGCCGGGACGCTCGGTATAGAATGCAAAGCAGACGACTCCAGCGGGGGTACCAGCCTCGCCGCCGTCACCCGTCAACTCATGCGGTACGCTCAGTCCGATAAGGTCAAGGAACTCGTCCTTCTCACGACCATGAGCAAGCACAAGAATCTACCAGAAACACTGAATAACAAACCGCTATACATAGTCCATCTCTTGCTGAGCTTCCTCTAAGAAAGTTTAGAATGAGGCCGCTATGCGCCTACGTAAGTTTGCCATCACCGTCATGGTCTTCGCCGTCGCGTTCTTCCTCGCCACGGTGCTGAACCTCGGTGTGTGTGCCATCTGCCCTAACTGCCACCCAGCCATCGTCAGCGGTCTCATCGCGGCTACCATGGTTGTGCTTTTGCTCGGAGGAATGGGTAAATAGTTGATATACGATAGTATAAAGTGCCAACTGTCAAAAATCAAAAATCACCAGTATTAGAACCCTATGTACGGCGGATAGCATGGAAGATTTTTCATTTAGAGGACAACGAATTGACAACAGTTGTGCATGTAAGGAAGAGCCCTCAGTTTGACATCTACATTGGCCGGTCGTTCTTGGAGTTCTCCCAGTCCGACTGGCACAATCCCTTCCGCCTTGGCTACGACGGCAACCGCAAGGTCGTGCTTGAGAAGTACCGTAGGTACGTCCTATCCATGCCCAACTTAGTTGTCCGTCTCCCAGAGTTACGCGGGAAGACCTTGGGCTGCTGGTGTAAGCCGAAGTATCTGTGCCATGGGGATGTGCTGGCTTTCTTAGCCGAATTAGACCATGTGGATGAACGCTCCGGGGAGGCAAAGTTTAGCTATCTGGGCCGACCTTCCCCCGTTCCGGGGTATTAGGTTAGTATGGCGAACCATAAACTCGACACCGACCAGCAGGTATTCTTCTACGAGCAGGACTTCTACGTCCTGTCCAACTTCTCGTCCTTCACCCTTCAGTGGAAGGGTATCCGCTTCGACACGTCTGAAGCAGCGTACCACTGGGAGAAGTTCAACTACAGACCCGAGGGGGCTCTGGATAGACTGACCGTGTTCGGCATTCAACAGAGCATCATCAAGGCTCCCTCTGCTCACGAAGCCTTCAAGACTGCCGCTCAGTACACAGAGTACCGTCGTCCCGATTGGGAAGATGTAAGGACTGGCATCATGCAGGACTTGCTCAGGGCTAAGGCGTATCAGCATGAGTACGTGCGTCGTAAGCTCATGGAAACCGGTACCCGTGAGTTGATTGAAGACTCCTATCGGGATTCATTTTGGGGCTGGGGAGAGGACGGCAACGGCCACAACATGCTGGGCAAGCTTTGGATGATAGTCCGTGAAGAAGTAAAGAGCCCGGACTTCCACATCCACGAATTCATCGCTCCCGGCAATGATGACGCACAGCAGTGTGATGCCGATTGTCGGCAGAACGCCCACAAGTGCAAAACCTGTAGCAAGACGAGGAGCGAGTTGCCAGCATGGGTCTAAAGATTGACGTTGACATATTCGAGTTTGCCGACACACTGGCGACCAAGGCACTCAAGTTCATCCGGGAGACTGACGGCGACCCCTGCTTGGAGTCAGTGTCGCAGTGGGGTAGCTTCGTTCAAGCCCTTGCCGAACCCATCCAGAGGCTACGCAACCATGCGAAGGAGAAGGCAGAATACAACCGGAAGATGCGGGATAAGCCGGAAGAGATTCCGTGTGTGAACCCCATGTGTCCCTGCACTAAAGTACCGAATTCGTGAGTGCTTAGAAAAGCAAGGTAGCTAACTTGAAAATATATGGTTCGGTAACTTATAACAAGAAGAAGAACAGGTTTGATATCACCTGTGAACCACACATCGCCATCCGCCTCAAGCGGGTGTTCGCGAAGATAGACACGTGGCAGTATGGCACCCAGTCACTTTCAGCCACACCCGAAAACTGCCTAGACCTACAGTGGTTTATCGAACGCCACCCACTCCTACTATCCCCCGAAGCTGAAGTAAGGATGCTGGGGGAGGCTGGTAAGTACAAGGAAAAAGTAGCATTGGTAGACCGGCTACTTTCAGGTCAGGAACTCCTGTCTACCTTCACTCTAAAACTCCCACCTAGACCCTATCAGGTGACTGGAACTTCGCTCTGGTTAGCGAATAATGGTCTGCTGTTGGCTGACGACGTTGGTTTAGGAAAAACCCTAATATCAATCGCGGGGCTCACCGACCCTCGCACCCGTCCGGCTCTTGTAGTCACCTTATCTCATCTCCCCAAGCAATGGGAGGCTGAGATTCACAAGTTCTCCGACCTGACCACCCACATCCTGAAGAAGGGTACTCCGTACGACATCCTAAAGTACACCAACGGTAAATTGCCAGATGTGTTCATCACCAACTATCACAAACTGGCAGGATGGGCCGAGACGCTGGCCCCTGTATTAAAAGGGTTAGTGGTTGATGAGTGCCACGAATTACGTCATCGAGACTCTCAGAAGTACAAAGCGGCCAGACACATTTCAGAAAATGTAGAGTATAGGTTGGGTCTCTCAGCAACCCCCATTTTTAACTTCGGCGGAGAAATCTACAACGTCATCGACATCCTTAGCCCCGGTGCCTTGGGTACTTGGGCCGAATTTGAACGGGAGTGGTGTACCTATCAGGATCAAAAGCCAAGGATCAAAGACCCCTCGGCGTTTGGCAGTTACGCCGCCGCCACCGGTCTTATGCTACGTCGCACTCGTAAAGATGTGAAGCGAGAGCTTCCTGAGGTCACCTCAGTTCCCCACTTTATCGAAGCTGATCTAAAGGTGCTTGACTCGATGAAGGGTCAAGCGGTTGAACTGGCTAAACTAATCCTGAAACAGGGAGGACAGGATTTCAAGGGGCAGAAGATGCAAGCTGCGGGTCAGTTTGACCTTAAGTTGCGTCAGTATACAGGGGTGGCGAAGAGCCCTTACGCCGCTGAGTTCATTCGAATGTTGATAGAAACCTCGGGGGAGCCTGTGCTCGTTGGGTTATGGCATAGGGAGGTTTATTCTGTCCTCATGGAAGAGTTGAAAGACTTGAACCCTGTTATGTTCTCGGGGTCAGAGTCCTCCGTTCAAAAGGAAGTTTCCAAGCAGAAATTCATCAGTGGAGAGTCTAAGGTGATGCTTCTGTCCCTTCGTTCAGGTGCCGGAATGGATGGACTTCAAGATATTTGTCACCTAGTTGTATTTGCTGAGTTGGATTGGTCACCGTCAGCCCTAAAGCAATTCATAGGTCGTGTACATCGTGACGGTCAAGACGACCCTGTGACTGCCTACTATCTTCTCTCAGAGCACGGTTCTGACCCAGTGATGTCAGATCGGTTGGGTATTAAGAAACAACAGTTAGAAGGGATTATAAACCCTCACCAAACTATAGTAGAAGAGCTTCAAACGGATGACGACTACATCAAAAAGATGGCAACCAAGTTCCTAACAGACCACGGAATCGAGATACCTAAGCATGATGACACCATACAAGCTACAACCACCGACACTGACGACGGGGACAGCACCATACGCAGTACAGGAGAGGGAGAGGGGTCGGTTACTTCTTGATGCCTTCATCTCGTGGGTCAACGCCGATGAGGAAGACGCCATTACCTTTAGCCGGAACCTTGGTTGTTCCATTCGAGACGAGATTGAACGTCTTCGCAAGATTGAAGCTGCGGTCATAGGGTTCGGAGCTTCACTATGAAGTGTGACTATGTTAAAGACGATGGCACTTGTCTGGGCCTTCCGTGTAATGAAGCGGCTGAGTGGCGGTTCAACAATCAGGCCGAGGATGATAGCGACTATGAGGAGTTTGTAGTTTGCAGCAACCATCTTACTGACATGATGGAACCAAGGGTAAGTTACGTTGTATGTAGTCTGGAGAGCTAATGTTCAAGAAAATCAAAACCGAAATCAATATCCTCGACTCCATCGAGCAATTCCCCCACTGTGACCAGAGAATCCTTCACGCTCCCGGTGAGTGTGAACACTGCGACAAGCAGAAGGACTGGCAAGCTCTCCGCGCTGCTTGGGGTATCGCTTTCACTGGCTGGGAACCAGAAGGGGTGGAGTTGCCTTGCCCTGCTGACCATGCCCGTGGAAACAAACACAAACTCTGGCCGGGTAATGTGGCCGAGGGCAAAAAATGAAGGTCATCAATCTCATCGGAGCATCGAACACCGGCAAATCCACCACCGTCTACGGGCTCCTGTACTACATGAAGCGTATGGGTTTGAGCGTGGAGTACGCCAGCGAGTATGCAAAGGATATGGTGTATGAGCACAGAGGAAACATCCTTGCCGACCAGCTTTACATTCTGGCAAAGCAGAACCGCAAGCTATCCCGTCTGGAGAACATCGACTACGCGGTCACTGACACGTCCCTTCTTCTCGGCATCGTCTACGCGACCGACCCCAAGCCTGAACTGGTGGATGTAGTCCACGCCTACTTCAACGAGTACGACAACATCGTCTTCTACCTTCCCCGCAACGACGACTTCAAGTTCCACGGCACCGGCAGGGTGCAGCAGGACAGAGAAGCGTCGGACTCCTTCGCCCCCAAGATTGAAGCCGTACTCCCGCCCCATGCCATCCGCCTTGAGCGGTCGAACGATTACGTGATGCCCATCCTCGAACATCTAGGTCTGGCTCAGGAAGCATACCGGATGAAGGTACTGAAGGATAAGTATGAACCCAAGTAAGCCTGAACGACATTGTCCCTGCTGCGATTACTCCTTGAATGAATTGCTGTACACCACTCCCACCGGCCAGCAGATTGTTAGCTGTGAGAAGTGCCAGATGGTGTACGCCACCCACACCCCTGTAATCGACTATGGCAAGGAATCCATCTATGCTTCCGGCACCTACAATGCCCAGAAGGCTCACTACCGTGCCATCGTAGCCAACACTATGAGAGCCGGAGCTACCGTAAACACGTCGGTACTGGACGTGGGGTGTGCGACTGGTGGGCTTATGGAGGCGTTCATCGCAGCCGGATTTACCAACGTGGAAGGTATCAGCCTCTCTCAGGCCGAAGTCGATTGCTGCACAGCCAAAGGGTTGAAGGCTCGGTGCTGCGGTGTGGAAGCATGGCTCCCGAATACGTATGACCTCATTACCGTTTCCCACGTGCTGGAACATGTCCCCGACGTGCAGGGTTTTCTCCACAATTTGAAGCGTTGGGTGAAGCCCCACGGCTCCATCTACATCGAAGTCCCCAACGCCTTGAAGTACGTGAGCTACTTCAACTCCATCTGTCAAGGGTTCAACGCTGAACACATCAACCACTTCGACCTGAGCCACTTGGTCAGAGCGTGTGTCGGCATGGAAGTGTACGACAAGAGTTCCTATGAGTCCACCGCTGAAGGCAATCAACTTTACCCGGTCATCTGGGTTCTGGCTCATCCTCACGCCTCTAACGTGTGTGAAGCCATCTCCGCCTACGCCCTCAAACTGAACACCCAGATTGCCACCATGAAGGAACACCTTCACGCTGAGTTAAAGGGAGTCAGCGCCCTCGCCATCTGGGGGATGGGGCAGACTACTCGGCTGCTGGTTCCTGCTGGCATCATCCCGGCAGGAGTGGAAATCCTGTGGGCTACTGATTCCAACCCGGTCTACCATTGGAACAACTTTGAGGATGCAATAGTTTACCCTCCCGATCAGTTTTTCCCACCAAAGAATGTCCCTATCCTTGTCTGCTCCCAGTTGAGCAAGGATGCTGTCATCAAGTGCATTAAGGAACTGGATCTCACTAACCGCATCATTACCTTGGAGAAATAATTGACGGTCTATTGTTTGTTCGACAATTTTGGTTATTCAGAAGATGAGGAGTTAGTTGGCGTGGTGGATACTCGGATAGCGGCGATGGCATTTGTTGGAGAACAATTCAACGTCCCGAGTAAGAGCCAGCGCATCACCCGCCGTTTCGAGGAGATGGATGTAACCGACAGATACATAGGTCACTAATTTTGTAAAACCAGTATTAGCTTGATGGAGACCATAATGCCTACTAAATTTGCTCAGATTCCCATGAACGCTATCTTCAAGACTACAAGTGGAGAGTACCGCAAAATTGACGACCTATACTATGAAGACCTGCTGAGTGGTGTTGGTCTTCAGTCCGGTTGGAGCCCTATCTTCGACACCACCATCCTCTCCTCCGATGCTGCCCCGAAGGCGGACAACCCTTCCACGGAAGCATACATCGTTGACCCCCAGACCCGCATGATGAAGAAGAACCCCGACTATAAAGTAGACAACCTCGCCGAGGAAGCCTTCGCCGAGATGTGGGGTTCGGCTCAGTTTGACTGTGGTCCTGAAGACTACACCTACATGGGCGACGAGGCTGTCGCGGCTGTCAAGGCCATGGGGGAACTCACCAAGCTCGTTGGGTTGGTGGGCAACTCGACTGTGTACCCCGCTCTTGTGCAAGCCGTTAGTGACTTCTTAGTTACATCTCGGTGGGTAGAGGCAATGTCAAAAACCAGTGAAGAAGACCGCTAAGAAGGTCGCAAATAGGGCTCCGGCCAAAGGAAAGAGGAAGTATGTCATCAGCCAACGCAAAACGCAAGAACATCCGCCCGTCCGCCAACAAGACTCATAAGAAGGCCATGCACTACATCCTCATGCTTGAGGCCGAGAATGAGAAGCTTCGCACCGACCCCGAGACTGCTCTCGGTCAACTCATCCCTCAGATGCGTGAGGCCGTTGGGCAGAACAAGCGTCTGTCGGTTCTGTGTGCTTCCATCATCGAAGCACAGGGTGGGAAAGTAACGCTCCCCAAATCCGCTCTCGATGCATTCGAGACCAAGGTTCTCAGCATCAAGTGGGAACTCCCCGAAGGCGTCACGGATGCAAGTCAGGCAACTGAGTTCATCTTCAGTTACGAGGCTCTGACTCAGGAGGAGGTCAACGCTCGTCAGCCGCAGATTACTGTGGCTCCGGCTGATGGAGGAGACCCTACCACTGTGGAATTATCTGAGCCGGTTGCGGATGAAGTATTTGAAGCGGACGTTGAAGATGCAGAGGTCGTGGATGTCATCGCCGAGGAAAGCACTGGCGTTGGATTATAAGATTTGCGCTAAGTGTCAAGAACCCTTTCCTACGTCCCAATTCCATAAGAATAGATGTAGTAAAGACGGTCTTCAATTTAACTGTAAAACCTGCTGTAACACCCTATGAAAAAGCTAAATCAAATAATCATCGTGTAGGAAAGCTTTTCCCCTCGTTAGTGAAGACCAAAAACGGGAGAAGTAAAATGGGGACGCGATTCAAGCAACAGACAATGGCATACTGGTGGAGGGAAGTGCCAAACTTCGGTGATGGTTTGGCACCCCTCCTTTTAGAGCATTTTGCTGATTTGGAAGTTGAGTGGGGGACTATATCCCATGCTCAGATAGCGTCAGTCGGGTCAATCTTGGAGCATATTCCGCCATTGTGGGACGGTGTGATTTTGGGTTCAGGGCGGCTGCTCGAAACCTCCCGGTTACATATTCAACAAATGACGAGTGGCATCACAGCTAAGATTCTGTCCCTTCGTGGTCCCCTCACAGCTAGGGGAATACCGGGTAGTTACGCGCTGGGCGATCCCGGAATTCTAGCGGATGAGTTGGTTGGACCTCAGGTGAAGCGATGGGACTTGGGTATCATCCCCCACTTCAGCGACACCATTCTCGTACCCAAGTTCAAAGCCGTTGTACCTGAAAAATACACTGTCCGTGTTATTCACCCAAGCGGAGACCCCCTCACTGTCCTCAAGGATATAGGGGCATGTCGTCGTATCGTCACATCATCGCTTCACGGTATGATTGTGGCCGATGCGTTCGGTATCCCTCGCCGGGTAGAGTACACCCCTAAGATGGATAAGGATGGGGGAGACTTCAAGTTCCGGGATTACAGTGCTAGTATCAACACACAGTTCATCATCGGCAAGATGCAGGAGCCGACGCGCACCAATGTTGAGGAAATCAAGTACAACGTTTACGACGCCTACCGTTCGCTGGGAGGTCTATTGAAAGTATGACAATAACAATATTGACTATTCTAGGAGCGATGCTGATTATGTTGGGTTTAGGTTTGTTCCGCCGCGAGAAGAAGGGGGAAGGGGTCAGTATCATCATTCCCTTTCGTCCATCAGAGAAGGCTAAAGAACGGCTACGGAATGTCCTGTGGCTCAAGCAATATTGGGAGGTTCAACTTCCCGGAGCAGAGGTGATACTCGGAGACGACCCTGAAACGCATAGAGCCTTCAGCAAGTCCGTGGCTATCAATGATGCGGTGTCCCGGTCTACCGGAGATGTGCTTGTTATCGTGGACGCCGATGGTTTTATCGCCATTGACCATGTGATGCACTGCGTCAATGAGATTCGTCATGCTCGTGAGCGAGACCGTCGTCTGTGGTTTGTGCCCTACCGTCAGTTCTATCGTCTAAATGAGGAAGCCAGCGAACGGCTTCTTGCCAGTAGCCCTGCCAACCCGTACCCATTGGGGGAACCCCCTGACCTGAGCCTAACTATCAATGATACCAACCCTCGCACGGGTCACCACTATGGAGCGATGATTCATATCGTTCCTCGCGAAGCTTTTGAGCTTGTAGGTGGTTGGGATGAGTCCTTCAGAGGATGGGGTGGCGAAGATCACGCTGCTATGAGGGCTATGGACACGCTGTACTGGCCTCACAAGACGCTCCCGACATCTGTGCTGCATGTCTGGCATCCCATGATTGGTAGTGACGGCGTGAAGCGGCAGGTAAGCTGGAAGGACAGGCGGTGGGAAGGGCAGGATGACCCCACTATCAACAACAAACTCAGTTATCGGTATTACTACTGTATGAACAAGCCGGAGATGATGCGGAAGCTGGTCGATGAGTGGAAGAAGCGCCACAAGCCGGAACCTTCACCCCTAAAGCCCCCGAAGCATCACCAACCATCAGTTTGAATTTCAACCGACGAATAGAACTCGTGGCTTATGTGGTGTTGGGCTACCGTTGGTCAGGTGGAACCAGCCAATTGTGAGGAGGAACTAAGTAAACTCACAACAGCCACTGATTGGCAACAATTGGGTTGCCTTGAAACACGAAGGTGCTGTACCCCACAGGATTAAGTTCCAACGCGGGTCAGCCGCTCTCACTGGGTTGCAAATTATCAGTGAGGATTTTAGCCCAAACCTTCACAGGGGGCGGATGGATGTGGGACTTACCTCCCCTCTGTCCGCCCTCATTTTTGATGTATACAACTTTTCCAACTTCGGGTATTATAGGTAGACGGTGAGCGTAAGTCCTGAGTAAGCCCGGACGCCCTCAATAAGGGTATCCTAAGCACGGTGTAAACGTGTTGGTCTTTGGGTGCCACCGGCTGCAAGAAGTGCCCGGAGTATCTAGGGTGTAACCCCAGCGACTGCACAGCGTGTGGGAGAACTGACTACCCGGATGATTACTGGCAGTAAGGCCGGGGGATAACGGGCACTTCTTGCAGCCGTATACTAAACCAGCCACACAACTGGCACAAGGAGGGTTGACCATATGACAGTGCATTAGGAAACCATAAGGAGGATTCCAATTCATGTCTATGCTCAACACCATTCTGCACAAGGTGCTGGTCTTTCTGCGTATCCGTAAGGATACCAAGGATAACTACACCAACATCCGCGAACTCATCCCATTCTGGGACTTCCAACTCTTCAACTCTGAAGACTTCAACCGCCGCTCTAAGCTGGTGGACGCCTACTATGCTGTCTGGCGTTTTTTCCACTATGGCTACGGCGACCCCCGCAACATTTACCACGACATTCGGGCATTCGTCCAGCGTGGTCGGAGGGGGTGGGCAGACCGGGATGTTTGGAGCTTAGATTCCTATCTCAATAGCTGGCTTCCTGACGCCCTCCGCAAGCTCAAGAAGGACAAGCACGGCGTCCCCATGGGTATGTTTGAGCCTGAGGACATGGACGAGCACGGCAACCCCTCTGAGGCTGGTATGAAGGCTGGCGAGACCCGCTGGAACATCATCATGGACAAGATGATTGCCGGGTTCGAGGCTAACAAGCGTCTTCAGGAGGGTCTCTACGAGGAAGAACTCGGCGAGTACCCGCTTGACCGTCCCTCTGGCGTATCCGCTGATGCTTGGCTCAAGGTAAAGAACAACCGCACCGCAGCCCTCCCCGTTCTCGAAGCCCGTGACCAGAAGATTTTTGAAGAGGGTGCAGAGTTGTTTATCAAAAATTTTCATTCGTTGTGGGATTAGGAGGACATCATGGCTACCCCGAAGTATGGAATCGCAGTGGACTGGGCGAAGCATCTTCGTCCCAAAGGCCGGAAGAAATTCTGGAAGAAAATTCGCCGTAAGAACAAGAAGGACATCGCTGAAGCTCGTCAGGAGGCATCGTGATTCAACATCAGCGGGAAGACCTCAAGCTCAAGACAGGAGACACCGCCTACTATCTTGTGGACGAGACGTACGGTGTCTTCGACCTTGTGACAATTCTTGGCGAGTGTGACGAAGGACAAGGCTACTCCGCTTTCAGTCCTTGGTGGGTGGCTAACTATCCTCCGAGGGAAGAAGGCGATAAGCCCGGTCACATCCACACTTGCAACAACACGCTCGTGAAAACGAAACGGGAGGCTCGGGATGAGACTATTCGCATCCTTCAAAAATCCCGCAAACATATGGTGCAGCAGCAGGGAGCATACTGTCGCGGCATCCAGTACATTGACTTTGTTCTATCTCGAAAAGGACGACACCCATGAGGACAAAACGTAAAATAACTAACAGCTTCGAGGCTTGGTGGTTTATCTACTCACACCCCAAGCTGAACGTACAGGACCGCTCCGAGGTCACACCTGAGGAAGCTGACAAGATGGAGGCCGAAGGCTTCCTCATCACCCGTGACACCGGGGGCAAGTGCTATCGCATCTGGCGTCATCTGTGGTGTCATGCTCTCGACCATAATCTTGACATCTTCTACGCCAGAGTCAACAAGGAGAGGGGAGGTCGGGTGGACGATGATAAGAGCAAGAACAAGTTCATCGAGTGCTGGCTTGAGTTCGGCCCCATCTACTATGGCTACGCCTACTCGGGGGACAATAAGCCCATGGGTGATTGGGACGATACCACTCTGCTCCACCACTGCCACGACAGTGACCTCGACACAGGGGGCTCCACCTTCGATGAAGGTCTCATCCGCCTCGCCAAGAACGTCCTGAAGAAGTATGGGGACTACAACGACAAGCTGGCTGAACACCATTCAAAGCGGTGGTGCGGAAAACCCGTGTGTGGGGACTGCAAGGATACGAAGCGGATGTTGAAGGAGATGAAGCTTGACTAAGGCTTCTTGAGAGACTTGCTCATTGCGATGGCCGGGGAGCCGTTGGAGTAATACTTTGGCTTGAACCCGGCCACGCGGTAGCCAGCTTTGAAGTAGAGCATCTGGGCTGGGTTGTCAATGTGGACTTCCAGCCTAATTTTCTTCAGGTCCTTGGTAGCGTAGAACTTCTCTACCTCTTCCAACAGAATCCTACCGAAACCTCTACCTTGATAGGCTGGGTCTACAACAAGAGAGACGATGTGCCCGGTGTCGCCATGGACTTCACCGAGCACATACCCCATAATCTCATTCTCGTACACCCCGGCTATAACGTCGCAGTCTTTGATGGCTGAGACGAAATCCTTTTTAGACCAGCGGAAGATTCGGCTGAAGCCCAGTTTCTCAAGCTCGTACATTCTGTCGATGTCACTAGGCTTGTAACCGTGCGTGATTGTAAGACCCTGCACTATATAGCCCCGGCCCGTTTTGCTTTACTCAGACCGGCGACGATTGCGGTGCCCTCATCCTTGTGAACGAAGCCGCGAATCTCTTGCTCCTTGATACGGTCAACAGCAGACTGCAAGTCACGAAGCTCCGTGCTCTCATAATCGCGGTAGTAATACCTACCGTTGACGTTGATGAACGGCTCCGTGAACATCGCGTGATTCAACTGAACCTTCTCTGCGAAGGGGTCAATGTAGGCGATGCAGAAGGAGTTCTGCCAGTTGGTCTTGGTGCTGGTATAGTCGGCATCCAGCTTGCACATGCAGCCGGTGGTCAACTTGTTGATGGGACCTTGGATGAGATGAACTTCCGAAGTCAACTCCGCCCGGTGAGTGTGTCCGCTTACCGTAGTCACGCCAAAGCTCTCGTAACCAGTATGGTTGCAAACCAAGCAGTTAAAGTACAGCTTGAAGTTCTTCGCCATCTCTTCCTTGATTTCCTTGGTCTGATACGCTGCCGTATTTCCTTTGGAGACAAGGTTGATTTCGTACTTGGGCAAGCCGAACAGAGCCGCCAAGTCCAGACCCATGAAGTCCATCAACGCCGCCATGTTCTCCGTACGGGAGGCCATGTGCTTCAGGATGCGAAGCTCGTGGTTTCCGATGATAAGGTCAATCTGAGCGTTGGGACAATACTTACGTAAGGGGGCGAAAATGTTCTCACGCACAAAGTCCATACGGAGCTTCATGTTGATTTTACGGGGGTCACGGTCGAAGTGGGAGAACTCGTACAGGTCGAAGATGTCACCGTTCAGAACAATGATGTCCGGCTGCTCGACTCGACAAGTGTCAAGGAAGACCGAGAGGACGAACAAGTCTACATCAATGTCGTGGAAGTCCGAAGCGATAACCATCTTCTTCATTCCCGGTTTGGCTTGATTGGCCTTGGGGAACTTTTCGACCCACGGCTCAATCTCCTCCCGGTAGAACTTACGAGCCTCATCCAAGGAGGCGTGCTTCGCGATGTGCTTCTCAAGGTGTCGCTGACTGCGGCTTAGCTGGAGGCCAGCTTCTGAACGAAACTCCTCCATGGTACCAAAGTACCGGTTCCAAGTTTTCTCAGAATAACGACCGGTCACCCGATAGAAGTTACGGCTGATGAAGTTATCCGGGTTTGCCTTCTGGACACCGCGCAGGTCGTTGATGCAGTCTTCCTTGGTTGCATCAGGGTCGTACTTCTTACCACGCTCCGAGAGCATAGCTCTCTGGTTCTGAGTAAGTTTAGGCTCAGCATCGGCTGGCGTTGTGGGCTTCTTTGAGTCTTTCTTTTTAGTTGCCAATCGCGTCTTCCTCCAAACATCGTGTGCGCGTACATGGCGCATATAAGTAACTACGCGGTGCGCGTCATTAGTGAACTTCATAGTTCACTCTTTGTGGCTGGACTCATACACTGAACCCATTGACTGATAATACGAAGGTTTTCAATTTCTCGACTCTGAAATCCAATGTAGAGACACACCTAACTCTGTTTTAACCAAGGGCATTTATGAATTTCAAGTCCAAATTCCTCCGCAGAGCCGAGAAACTCCCTCAGATGCACTCATCTGAATTCCGAGGAATACCTATCGTACTTGAGTGGCCGAAAGGTAGTGTACGCACCGGTAAGGATAATAACGGCAAGGGATGGAAGAGAACCATGCTTTGTGATTACGGGTTTGTACCTGAAACTAGGGCCGCTGGGGATGGCGAGGGTCTTGACGTTTACATAGGACCGGACACGGAGTCCGACCATGTGTACGTCGTGGAGCAGCTAGATGACGAGGGGGAATTTGACGAGTACAAGTGTCTTTTAGGGTTCCCTGACATGGACTCTGCTTTTGAGATGTACCTAGCCCACTACCCCGATGACTGGGAAGATTCCCGAGTAGGTGAGGTCTTCGAAGTCCCCTTCGACTACGCCTTCGATGCCATTGAAAAAAATCAGGTAGAAAACGAGGGTGAGAACCCCGCACCGAAGACTGCGGCTGACAAGCGGTACACGCTGCCAGCGTATCTCTATCACGGTACAGTAGGGGCCAAGGTGCAAGACATCCTCGCCAACGGTCTGATGACAGACAAGTCCTCGTCCCATAACGAATGGGACGGTGGTGCAGTCTACTTGGCTATCGACAAGCACATGACCGGAAACTACCCCGACCACTACGAAGCTGGCGAGAGAGAATCAGGCAAGGTCACGTTGGCAATCGCAACCAAGTTTCTGAACAAGGCTGACCTCCGCCCTGACGATGCAGACTTCCCGGTTATGTTCGATGAATTGCCGGATGAGGAGAAGGCTCAGCTTCAAACTATATTTGGTGACGCCTTTGACGACAGTAGCTGGGCGTACTGCGAATGGCCGGTCAGTTTGCACTTGACGGGTCAGGTTGCTTACCTGCGGGACATCCCGGCTAAGGCTATTAGCGTGGCAGAGGACTACAGAGGGAAAATTTCCAACAACACTGGAATTATCAACTCCCCCAGCCACGACCGGTTTGTCCCAGACGAATCCCCAGCCGACGTATTTATCAACAGAGGAAATCCCACCATGACTGCGAAAAGTTCGGGGTTAGCTTATCTGAAAGCTCTCCAGTCGATGCAGTCATAGAGTTACTCAATTCTTCGGTAGTAACACTTATACGCCGAGGAGCAGGGACAATGCCATCTGACCGTCAGCTTAAAACTTACTACAACACTTTCAATCGCAAGTATTTCAACAGTGAGTTGCCTGATGCTAAGGTATGGTGGGAGGCTCTTGGTGGTGCAACCATGGGGGACTGCCTCTACTTGGAAGATGAGGGTATATGGAGGATCAGGATCAACCCCTTTGTGGGGGGTTGGAGGGCTATATGCAAGTGTACTTTACTTCACGAAATGATTCACATCAAGACGGGTGAGGCCCATGGACTCAAGTTCGACCGGGAGCGTCAACGTCTATTGGAGTACCGGGAGATACGGAAATTGGTTATTTAAGCTTAGAAGGGGCACCTATAAGGTGCCCCTTTAGCTGTTACGAGATGCGGTGAGGTTACTCGAACATTCCGTTTACCACTACAGTACCCTGAATTTGCTGAGAAGCGGTTGCGGTGCCAATAGGCAGGGAGAGGATGATGTGAACATAGTTTCCAGCCTCACACATCAGCGGGTACGGAAACTGGACATCAAGGTCACCGTTCTGAGGCATAGCCCCAATAGCAGCACCAATTGGGAAGGTCTGTAATCCAAGGTCAATCACACGAGGAGCCTTGGTTGTCGCCGCTTCAGCCGTAGCCAAAGAGACAGCCGTAGCACCTACTCCGATACCCCACTGCAACACAGTAGCTGTAGTGGCGACGGCGGCTCCTATGTTCATGGATGAAACATGAACCCCACGTATGTACAGAGTCTTACCGGGGGTGTTTGCCGATGCCGCTGGAACCTGAAAGGCAAACAAGGCGTAGTCTGTAACAGCCCCTGCAACGGTGGAGAAGAGGAATTTACCCCCAAGCTTTGCGTAACCCGCCGTGGTGTTTGACAAGGTTGCCGCTGTGGCCGCTGTCGAGTTTGCATGGTTAGCTGTAGTACCAACGGTGCCACTTGTTTGACCCTGTATTGAGTTCGCACCCAAACCTGCCATGGCGAGTTCGTACGAACGGCTGACGTCTTGATCGCCCAAATAACAACTCACAGAGTAGACGGCCAACTGTACAGCCGAAACGGGGCTGCTTGTCGTGGAGTTGTAGGTGCGCAGGGACACCGGAAGATTTTGAGTCTGTACAGGAAGCCCCGCTCCTGCGGGAGTTGCTATATACGCTTGCATGATGCCATCAACCCAGAAGGAACAATACAGCCTCCCCACAACAATGCGAAATACATGGGAGTCGTTTGGAACAGGAGGGGTCAACGGGGACGATATAGTTTCGGTGCCTCCATAGTTGACAACACAAACGAAGTTTCCGGCGTTGTTCCAACGAAAGAACACACCATCCGTAGGTGCTGCGTTTGTAGCTGTGTAACCCAGTCCAATTTCAGTGGTATTGTTTGGCACGATAGAGATAGCGGCTTGATACGAGGCCACAGCTTCAAATATGGTAGGAAAACCCGAGTACAGAGGCATCGTCCTATAGCTCTTTACTGCGGCAACCGCGCTGGTGGCAACAGATGAACCCGCGTTTAATACGCTCTTACCCCCTGCGACTGTGTTTGTAAACGTCGTCAGAGTTGTTGACCACTGTGAGGTGTTGATGGCTGTACCGTTGAACATCTCGTGAAAGAGGAGAGACTCCAACCCGATTTTCAATCGCCGAAACTCGTTGCTGAGGATAGAGACGATTGTTGGCGACCCAGTAACCGTACCTGCATCAATTTCCACAACCATTCTGTCGCCCCCGCCAATGTTGGTGGGGTTGCTGTTGACATCTTGTGTTTTTGGGCTTACAGTCTCCAGCCGATTGAGGGTATCTACCTCGGCTCCGTTACCTGATGTTGCGCCTTGCAATGAAAATGGCATACGTTCTCCTAACTTAGTTCCACACCCACCGAATGGTGAAGTGCCCGGTTACAAAAAATTGTGAAGTCGCCCGAATGGTAAATCCTGTCCCTACAACTATGTTCTGAGCGACTGCCTGAAGTCCCGCTAGTAAGTGCTCATCGGGTGAGTGGTCTGTAGTTGTATCTCCGGCCACCCATAACTGTATTTTGGAAGTTGAAAGAATACCGGCTTGCCCTGTAACTACGGTTGTGGTATCCGTACCGCCGCAACCGGTACCAAAATTTAGTGTGGATGATCCGAAATTACCCGCACTCGCTCCGGTTGCCCCAGTCGGACCTACGCCTACATACCCTAGATTTATCCAAGCTGTGGCTCCGTCCCCCAGTTTGAAGTATCGCGTATCCGTTTCAAGCCCCATCTCACCTGAAAATAGGGTGGGGTTGTTCGCTGTCCAATTGGCAGCGGTATCTCGACGGAATTGAAAACGTGCATTGACCGACATTACGCTGAGGCTCCCATATCCAGTTCAATCACATAACTGCTCCCCGAAGTGGCGGAATTTCCGCAGTCATAACTAACTAAGCTACCACCACCGCTGGGTACAGGTCCGCCATCAACCAAAGTTCCCGCAGCGTCAAATACAGCTATGTGGGTGTTTATACCCGACCCATCAGTGAGTTGTACCTTACCGGTACCAGCCACTTGCCCACTAAGAGGGGATAATACAGGTATCGCCATATGGGGTTATCCTATAACCACCACACGCAGCGAGTTGGCGGATGGCGCGGTTGCGAAAATCAGGGTGATTGTGTTCGTACTGGTTAGTTGCACTTCACATTGAACCACTTGGTATGGTGAGCCCACATAGTAGACGCCGACAATGACATCATTCGTACCTAAACTGTGGGTGATTACATAACTTGTGGTTGCGCCATCGCCGAACGTCGCAGCGTACTTTCCCGTGGCTCCGAGATTAGTTCTAGCACCCGCCGCCGACGTTGACCCTGTACCGCCTGAGCCCACCACCAAGGTGGAAGACAAACCGGCTGCGGTGCCAGTGGTGTTTTGATTGAGAGTAGGGAAGCTAGTTAGGTTAGCGGCAGAGAGGGCAGGGGCGTTACTTAGAGTGGGGGCTTGAGCAGCAGAGCCGGTGCCGTGGGACACCAAAACTTGGTCAGTCGCAGCGGTGTTGCCGGATAGGAAGGCGGTGGTGCTAGTCCCCGACTGGTATACAACGGAACCGACCGCTCCCCCCGATAGGTTATTAGCCGTGGTGGAGGCTCCTCCTGAAAATTGCACCCATGTTACAGGGGTTGTACCGGGAGTGATGGTTCCCTGAGTTTGTACGACGAAGGACGCCCCGGCATTAACCGTGCCCTCTTCTGTGTAGGTGAACGCACCTGTAATGTATGTGGTGGTTGAGTTACAGTCTGAGCTACGGGTAGGTGCTCCGCTGGCCGCTACAATGTATATACCATTTTCAGACGCGGAGGACTGATTTTTTACTAGGATACGGTCGCCGGTAACCAGCGTGATCCCGTCCACTGTTTGACCGTTGGCGAAAGCAGATGCCAGTGTACCAGCCACTGTTGTCGCAACCTTTACGCTGGCTTTTACATCCAGTCCTAGTGTCGCGTTATCCACATACTGCTTGTTTGCAGCATCGGTAGGGTTGACCGGGTTCCCGAGGTTGGTGATAGTCTGGCTTCCCAAGCTAAGGGACGTGGTGGGGGCACCAAAATTGTTTAGGGTATTTTGTAGTCCAGCGAACGTCCGAACTGTGCCATCATAATATTTCAGAACGCCGCTAGTTGTGTTAAACCAAATCTGCCCAACTACAGGGGATGACGGATCAGAAGCCAAGTTCTGAATACGAGCGTTCTGTAGCTCGTTCTGACTAAGATTTATAGATTGAAGAAAAGGTATGGACACTTGGACTCCTGTATTATGTAGTCAGCACAGCCGTTCCCGAGAACGCTCCTGAAAAACTGAGTGTCACTTGATTCAGGGAGTCATAATGGACTCCTCCAACCACCAAGTTACCACTACTGTCAATGATTACAATAGTCGGGAAAGTTTCTAGGTTGTGGAGGATAACCCACGATGATAGAGGGGTTCCTTGATTAAAAGTAAAGGGGGCAGGGGGTTTCCCTATGAGGTCACTGTAATTCCCAGTAGTAGCCACTGTAGCCAAATTTGGTTTGTTGAGAATCTCGGCGTTTCCATCCGTCGCATCCCAGTCGGCGTTAACCTGAACGCTTGTGAACATCAAATCCCAGTTAGTCGTATCGGAATTGGGAGGTACTGATGAACTAACTGGATTAAGGCAGGTATATGCGCCCTCGCCATACTCAACACAGTCGCCAACCACGTAAGCGTAGGAACTTACCCATGCGCCTCTCCAGATTAGCCCTTGTCCAGTGTTACCCTTCTGACCGGTTTGACCGGTTGGACCCGGTACCCCCTGAATGCCCTGTACACCTTGCAGTCCTTGCGGTCCTTGCGCTCCAGTAGCCCCTGTCGGACCCCTTAACCCTTGTTGTCCCGTAGGTCCTTGAGGACCGACGACGCCTATTGTAATTCCGGGAACACCTTGCGGTCCTTGAGCACCGGGAGCACCCTGCGGTCCCTGCGTGCCTTGAGCACCGGGAACGCCCTGAGGACCGGTTACAGTGAAAGTTGCACCGGGAAGTCCTTGGGCACCTTGTGCTCCAGTAGCCCCAGTGACGCCAGCCGGACCCTGTACTCCGGGTTGACCCGTGGTACCAGTTTCACCTTTTACGGCGACCGGACTCCATACAGTTCCTATATTGGGAGAAACTGGAGGGCAATTTGCGTTACCCTCTAGGGCAACAAAAGACGACCCGTTATAGTAAGCAACGTCGTCTACATTGTAGACGACAGCCGCATCCCATGTACCTTTCCAGTTCAGACTCATCTTCAAGTTCCCCTACTAGGATAAGCTGAAGTTCTATTTCTGACACATCTAACCTTTACCAACTACCTGAATCGTAGGTAGGACAAACTGGATGCGGAACATTCTCTTACAAAAGACAGCGGGTATTACAGACACCCCCGCGTTCAAAACAGACACCCCCGCGTTCAAAACGTGGTTTGCCGGGTCGCAGGTAGTTGACGCCGAAGGCAATCCCAAGCTCATGACACATGGCACCCTGTCGGACATCGACGTGTTCCGCCCATACAGTCACTTTGGCCCACCAGCAACCGCCCGGTCACGGCTCAAGATGCGTGGCGTCACGAAAGAGATGGGAGCCAAGACTATCCCGGTTTACCTGTCCATCAAGAACCCTATGCGTCTCACTGACCAACAGGCGAATCATGCCGACACCTACTTCCACTACGCCATGCTGCGTGGTGAGTACCCTGAGTTGAAGGAAGTGTGGGGCAAGAATGAACCTATCACCGAGGCTCTGAAGAAGCTGGGATACGATGGCTTCGTGTATGAGAATGAGGGTGAAGGTGGTGGAGACTCCTACGTTATCTTCTCCCCTCATCAAGTAAAATCCGCCATCGGCAACTCAGGGGAGTTCAACCCAGAAGAGATGAGTATCACAGCTTCTCCTATCGGGGAGACGGATACGCCTGACTTCAAGTCATGGTTTTCCGGTTCTAAGATTGTGGGCAAGAACGGTAGCCCTAAGCTCGTCTACCACGGCACATCCGCCCGTGACTTCGAGACCTTCAACATCCCAGTCTACTTCTCGGACAACCTGAAGTACACCAAGGATTTTGGGAGCCGCACTGTGCGTGCCTATCTGAACATGAAGAACCCTCTTTACTTGGACACCCGTACCGACAAAGACGCGATACACGTAGAGGAGAGCCTCATTCGCAAGCCTGAGTGGCGGAACGAGCAGAAGGCCAAGGGTCACGACGGTGTGGTCATTACCGACTTTGACGGTAAGAACTACAACCTGCACGTATTCCTGCCTTTCAACTCCGACCAGATTTGGATTGCCGACCAAGGCGAGTTCAAGACTGCCAGCCCGGACTACGGTTACCACCAGTACAATGACCGCGAGAAGGACATCAAGAAGCTCCGCATCCAAGACAACAATCTTGGCAAGCATCTGCTTGAGACCGAGGCTATCGACCCACGTCTCAAGTCCATGGACAAGACACAGGGATACGTCTGTGCCGAGAACTTCGGCGAGGACGATGAGACCGGTCGCGTCCCTGCGTTCTACATCAGCCGGTCGTTCATCAACCCAGAATGGTATGGTACAGGTCTCGGTCAGATTCTCTACGACCGTGTGATTCGTCAAGCGAAGAACCGTGGAGCCGACTATATCTACTCGGACACCGACCGCAGTGATGAAGCAGAGTCCGCGTGGAACCGTCTGTCCAAGCGTTGGCCGGTGGACTACGACCGGGATAAGCAACGGTACGTCATCCCTCTGAATGGGGGTCAGGCGAAGGCAGCGTCACCAGACTTTGGCTACACTGACTACAATGACAAGGAAGATAAGATTGACCAAGTAGAGTTCGATTACAGGAACGGCGAGATTATAGCCGAGTACAACGGGGAAGAGGTTGGCTGGATTTACACCTACCGTCGTGCTTCGACTGTCTGCGTATCTGAAATCAACATCGGAGACTACTGGCGTGGCACGGGTCTCGGCCAGATGCTCTACGACAAGGCGATTGAGATGGCTGCTGAGTCAGGAGCCCGGTACTTCGCATCCGACAGCAAGCTCAGCAACGATGCTCAGAACGCATGGCTGCGTCTGGAAAAGCGGTACCCGGTGGAGGAGATGGACAACCCTGAGTATGAGGAAGGGTTCAACGAGGAAGTGTCGCACGTCATCTATCGCATCGACCTGAAGAAGGTACCAAAGGTAAAGTCCGCTTCTGAAACAGACCCGTTCTGGGAGCGAATCAAGCGGGACTTCCTCGCTGGTATCGTCTACCACGGCACCACGTTGGAAGTGGCCGAGATTGTCATGAAGACCGGCTTCCGTGGCCTTGACTTCGACGCTATCGTGGCTGACGTTCTGGCGAAACACGGCCTGACGGAAGTCCCCAAGAGGATGCGTAAGGTCTTGGAAGGAACGAACAAGAGCTACACCGGAGAGCACGGTATGGTAAGCACGTGCCCCGGTGGACACGTCCCTACGCTGTACGCGGGGGATGGTGGTGAGGTTCCGAAGCAGGTTGAAGCCTACGTCCTCAACAAGTACCGTCCTCAAGATGTGAAGGTTTCTCTCATCAAGGGCGACCCGGCTGTACTGAAGTGCCGTATTAAGAACTTTGAGGGTTCAGAGAATCAGCGGCGTGTTACCCAACTCATCACAGGTATGGGTAAGATGCTAGACGCTGGAACGGTCACTGGTCGGAAGTACGAAGCACGCGAAGCCGCCGAGTATCTGTGGCGTGGTTATAACAACTTGCTCTGCAAGCCCGAGGATTTGGAAGTGTTGGAAGTGATAACAGGAGCACAGGTCGAAGAGTTGGCTAACCACCCTCTGGGGGTGAGCCTTGAATAAGATAGGTGCGTACTACAGCCGAACCGAAGACCCCGTGCTTCTTGAGCGGGATGCGAAGTTCGATGAGCTTGCTGACGCCCAGCGAGGACTCCCTGAGTCCGCCATGCTTCGTATCCAACATCATCTATTAGGTGCTGGTGTAGCCTCGGTCGTCGTAGAAAGCTGTGGGGACCTCACCAATCGCATGAGTCAGCACTTCTCCTCGTTCGAGGGTCAGTATGGCATCGTGAAGGACAAGGTGGAGAAGTGCCTCCGCTACCTCAAAAGCGACTACGGCTTCGAGCGTGAGATGACCAAGAACATGCAGAACAACTATGCCTCTTACGCGGAGAGCAACAGCCCGAAGTTGAAGGGTCGCTCCTTCGAGGAAGTGAAGGCGGAGTTCTTCAGCCTGTGGGATGCCTATGCCGACATGCACAGACAGTTGCGGGTGTTCAACTACCCCCAGCGTATCGCCCGTGACGCGGCAATCGCGTTGGGTCAACGTCGCTTCGCTGCCTGTGTCCATAACCTCACCCTGTTGAAGAACATCATCGACAAGGGAGAGGAAGCGTACATCGCTGCCGCTGGTGAGTATCACCCGGCGAAGACGGCCAGCGACAAGACCCCACCATTCTCAGACACCGTATACCCGAACATGGACAAGCCCGATGGCGAGGGCTCGAACGCCTATGCTCTCATGCCGGATAAGACGGAGGGGTACAACACCGACATCAGCCTCGAACGCTTGATGGGGGAGAGTCCTGCCGACAAGCCTCAGCACGCACCGCCTTCGTTGAAGCGTGCTTCAGGCATCCCCACGTGGATGCAGTTCCTGAGAAACATGAAGGGTATCCGGGGTCTGCTGGACGAGTTGGTCGCTTGGGATAACTATGACCCAAGTGAACTTGGGGTGAACACAAAGAGGGAAGCTCTAGTAATCGCGGGTCAAGAGTTGAAGGTTAGCTTCGATGAGTACGCAGAGTTCCATAAGAGTCACACGTATCCTATGAAGGTGTGGCGTGTGATTACGCTGCCGGACGGTATTGATTCCCTCAACACCAACAGCGTGGGAATCTACTGGTCGTGGGATATGGACGCGGCTGAGTCCCATTCAGGTACAGGCCGTCACGGCGGCAACAACTGGCTGCTTGAGGCTGAGATTCAGAACAATGACATTGACTGGTACGGCACACTCCTCGCCAACATTGAACCGGGGAATGGTGCGGATGAGTGCGAGATTCGCTTGAAGCCCGGAGCACAAATTAAGCTCATCAGTCAGAAGGCTGTGGACGCTGGAATCAACAACAGTTGGTCTGAGGAACAGGATGTCCCCCTCAACAAGATGGTCACAGCGTTCCAAGATGACCCAGACTGGGCGGACGCATACGGAGATGACGAGGATGGTGCTCTTGACTATGATGCACCTAACTATGTATCCGGCGAGTGCTATCAGTACGCCATCGCTCTGGTTGAGTTGACCGGCTTCACACCGTACATCATCAATGACAGTGAAGAAGGCCCAGTCCATGCTGTTGTGATGCACCCAAGCAAGAAGTTCTTGGATGCTTCCGGTCTCCTCACGTTGAAGCAGATTGAAAAGAAGTACGGGCTGACAAAGCCGTTCGCCACTCCAACCACGTTGGAAGGGTTGACAGCTATGTGCTTCCCCGAGGATGAAGAGATTGAGGATGCCAAGAAGGTTGCCATTCCGCAGTTGAAGAAGCTGGGCATCCCGGCGAAGACCGCTGCACGGGTTCGTCCGGCGATTGTAAATTTCGACGCCCTGACCCTTTACGAGTTCTTGGAACAGGAAGGTCTCGCGGATAAGTTCGAAAACATGGACGAGGATGACCAGTATCTGAAGGAAGAGTTGTACGCCGAGAACCTTGAACACTTCGGTACGATGACGTTCCCCATCACCGTGTGGCGTGCCCTTGAGGTTCCTGAAGGTCAGGACGTGAACCTTGAACAGGCTGGCGTTTATTGGACATGGGTGGAGAACAGTGCTGACGCTTACTTTGGCGGCTCTTCCATGTGGGCACCTTCCGGTGCTAAGAAGGGTGAGCACGTTTGCATCGAGGCTCAGGTGATGCGTGCCGAGGATGTCGATTGGAAGGGTACGATGCGTGCCAACTTCATCGACCCTGACGAGAACGAATTACGTGTGCTCCCCGGCACTGAGTTGAAGCTGGTTGGTATCCAGCGTGAGGGTGCGGACTTCTCGTATAATCCGGTTCCGGGTGTACACACTGTTACCGCTTCATCGAAGACGGCCATCGCTCCCTACTTCACCAAGGCTCAAGACCTCTATCGCGTCCTGCAAGACCGCTGGAACTTCGCCACTAAGTCTAAGTGGTACGGGAAGCCCGACGTATCGGTGGGCAAGCTGGAAGGATACGATGTCCGCAAGACCATGGATGATGAAGGGGCACCGTTCTTCGCCCTCTATGACCCGGTGAATAAGGTGTGGGCCGCTTACTGCGAATTCAATGAGCAGAAGGGTGAGCACTATTTCACAGTCGGGGCAATCGCCTTCCTCCCGCAATACACAGGTCTTGGTCTCGCGGCGAAGTGGTATGCATGGCTCATCAAGAATAACCAGACCCCTGTGCTTGTCTCCGGGGAGAAGCAGACCCGTGGCGGTCAAGGCATCTGGGAGCAGTTGGCGAAGATGCCGGGTATCTTCATCTATGCGTGGAACCCGAACACCAACGAATACTTCAGCGTTGACCAAGACGACCTGCACGCGGAGAAGTTGATTTGGGAGAACGACAACGACGATGACTACGACTTGCTCCGCAAGGAACTATTGGAGCCTGATCTGTCGCCAGAGCGTTACGAGCAAATCACGGATGAGATTGAAGTTATGAATGAGGACAAGCTGAACGCCAGAGACTTGTATCTTGTTGCAGTGAAGGACACCCCGCAAGCTAGGAAGGGTGCCAGCGTCAAGTTTTCCAGCAGAAAAACTTCTGGTTTAGATGTTTCAACCCTAATTAAGGGAGTAGGGGTTGCCTTGCTATCTGGCATCGTTGGTGTAATGGCGGTTAAACCTTCATCACCCCCACCTATGAGTGCGACTGATAAGCAACTGACTCAAGTTGGTCACGAGATGATTAAAAACCTCCCTAATTCAATCAAGAGCAGAATCGGGAACCCCGACACTATTATCTTCAAAGAAGGCGATACTGGTGGGTATATTGCAGAGGTGGCTGAGCCGGGGAGCCGTGTTGTATACATAAACCCTAAATATGTTGATGCTTTTTTGCATACAATCGTAGCTGACCAATTAACTGCACATGAAGTAACGCACATCATGCAAGATAGAGTTGATCCACAGAGGAATAAATTTCCTAAGGACAACGAAAATGACCGATACGGTAAGTTCACTGGCTACGAGGACTCTTGGGCGACTCTTCGTGACCTTAGGGCTAAAGGCGACCGTATGTGGAATCATTCGGACGAGGAACAGGGCATGATAGTTCAACAGTATGAGGCACTAAAAGATACTTTGAACATTACAACCGACCCAAAAGGCAAGCAAGAAGTCAAGAATAAGTTGAAGTTCTACGAGCCCTACATTCAAGATTATGACCAACTAAAGGTAGGTCATCGCCATGCGAGGACTGCCCGGATGTCTGACGTACTCCCTTATGACTTCGAAGCTTACGTGAAGAAACATGGCGGCTTCGAGGCTCTCACTAAATTCATTGGTATAGATACCTCCGACTTGGAACGATACGCATGGAGCGACACTGACGCCTATGAAGCGTTGCAAGATGACCCGAAGGCTCAGGAAGAATGGTTGATGGAACGGGTGTACGAAGATTGGTGGCGGAGGTACGACGAAGCCCTGTCCATGCACGACAGTTGGGCATGGCCGCTCACGATCTGGCGACAAGTTACACTCAAGGATTTGAACGCCCTCAAGACTAAGGGCATTGGTATCTACTGGGCTTACGAGGAAAGTGCAGCCGAGGCTCACTGGGGGGACTTCAGTCAGGGTTCGAGCAAGTTCACAATTGAGGCTCAAGTTAATGAGGATTCGGTGGACTGGGAGTCCACCATGTATGCGAACCTCAACCCGTCCACCGGAGAGGACGAGAAGGAACTCACGCTCAAGGAAGGTGCCCCCCTCAAAATCACCCGCTGGAAGGGTGACGATGGTGTGTGGAAGAACCCCCTCCCCGCGTGGAAGCGAGTCACGGCTGCTGCTGGCGACCGCAACACACTCGTTCCTCGCAACAACACCGAGAACCCCGGTATGCACCGGGAGCCCCTCTTCGATGAGAGCTTCGCAGAGGACGATTCCAACCAGCCGCCCGTGGCTCACGGCTGACAGCCAGAAGGCCCAACCGAAGCCCAAGGAGATTCCGGTGGTTCAGGAACAACTTGAACTCGGGCCGGACTTCGTGGAAGTCACTCCACAAAACTGACCTACCGAGTTGATTATTAGGGATTAATATGGCAGAACTTTCTACGCGCACCCAACAATTTGAAGACCGCCCCGGTGAAGGTGAATACGAGGGGTACTCCATTGGGTACGACAAATCCGGTGAGAAGCAGATTCTACACGAGTTCCGTTACAAGGCTGACTGCTCTGTAACCGATGAAAACGTGCCCATCAACCGTCTTCAGCACACCCAGTCCAGCCGGGACACCAAGAACGAACGTGTCGAGGAGATGAAACAGGGTCTCCGTGAGAAGTGGATTGAAGCTGTTTTGGTCACCACGACCGATGGCAAGACCTTCAAGCTGTCGGATGGGCACCACCGCGTTGCGGCGGCAGAGCAGATGGGCTTCAAGACCATCCCTGCTATCGTGATTCGTCTGGACTACGGTTCGGACTGGAAGATTTCGTCCGACGATAAGACCGCCACACCCCACGACCAAGAAGCAAACTCTGATGGCCCAGTTGGGTTCTTCGAGCCTGTGGAAAATCCGCACAGCGTTCAGCCGTTGTGTGCTTCTAAGAATGCGAACATCACCGAGCAGCAGGAAGTCATCCTTCAGAAGATGCAGGACAACCAGAAGATTATCCGGGAGGGATTCAAAGACCTCAATAACCGGGCGAAGCTGGAGGAAGCTGCCAACCTTGTTCAGGAGAACGCTGAGCTTGAAACTGAACTGAATGAGTTGTGGCGTGCTTACAGAGCAGCCAACCCCCCACCTGAGCCTGTGAAAGAGTTCACCTATCAGGTTCCAAACACTCCCGCGTTCAAGGCATGGTTTAACGGCTCGAAGGTCGTTGACGCCAAGGGCAACCCCCTGCGTGCCTATCACGGTACGACCAAGGACTTCGATGAGTTCGATACAACCCCGAAGCCCGATGGCAAGAACCCAGACTGGGGCGGAGCCATGGGCTCATGGTTCACCACCGAGTCCCTGCATCAGGGTAACTACGACGAAGGCAATGCGGAGTTCGTAGCGGAGAGCTTCACTCAGGGTAAGAACTGGGACGAGTACAAGCCCGGTGCCCACGTGAAGCCGGTCTGGCTGTCTATCAAGAACCCCGCAGAGTTTGAAGAGTACGAACACTTTCAGGACGACCGTCGCTCTTACCCCTCGTGGCAAGACTTCCGCAAGCATCTTGAAGCGGAGGGTCATGATGGTCTTGTGATTCGCAACAGCATGTCGGATGGCAACGCTGACCGTGATGACTGGGTTGCATTCAGCCCGAATCAGGTGAAGAGTGCTGTTGGCAACGCGGGTACATACGACCCCAGCGACAAGCGTATCACAGCTTCGGTTGCAGACGAGATACTAATCGACGCTAAGGAAGCGTCGGCTAAGACCGTGCGTGCCTACCATGGCACGACGCACGACTTCGACCTGTTCGACACTCCTGCGATGTTCACTGTCAAGAAGTCCTATGCTGAGGACATCATCGCGGGTCTACCGAATGGTCACATCATTGAGGCCATCCTGACCATCAACAACCCGGCTGACCTCCACGCGATGCACATCAGTCCGAGTGTTCCCAACTTCAAGGAGATTGCTGCGGAGCTTGAGGCTCAAGGATACGATGGAGCCCAGTACCGGAATGAAGCGTGGATAGCGTTCCACCCTGACCAGATTCGTGTGGTGCAGCCAAAGACCGCAGCGGCAAAGACTCGCTATAAGGAGATGAACGCTAAGGGTTCGTATCGCATCGAAGCTTACCACGATTTGAAGTTGGTTGGACAGGTTTCAGCCAAGATAGATTGGAACGACCCTTCGGCCCTTGAAATTGGATTCATCACCGTGGACAAGGATTACCGTCGCCAAGGAATTGGTTCGGAACTATACCGCCATCTCTTCGAGTATGCCAAGAAGGAAGGCTTCGAAGCGGTGTACTCCGACCATGCGTTGAAGCCGGGAGCCAAGGCTATCTGGAAGAAGCGTATCAAGACCGACCCGACTGTAACTCATGAGAAGTATGAAGATGACTACGACACAGGCAAGCGGTACCGCAAGTCATTGACCGCTGCTGGCCTCAAACCCGTAGGTATCGACAGCTTGCCTCGCGATACACAGGGCGACATCGCCTATATGGTCTACGACCGCGTGGAATTCCTGCAACGTGCGGGATACGATGAGACCGACGTATTCAACAACCTTTTCGGTATCGCGGATGAGCCGAAGGTGAAGGCTGGCTCCGTTCCAGTTGAGCCTCTTTATGCCACAATGGACAGGGCCGTGAGTGAAGCAGCCGTTACCAAGTACATCGCGATGCTTCAGCAAGACCCCAGCTTTGAATTCGACCCCATCCTCATGGCGGATGGAAAGTTCCTTGACGGTGCCCACCGTTTGGAAGCGTATCACCGCGTGGGTCGCAAGACGATTCCTGTGGTGGACATCACCAACCTTCTCCACGCGAGTGAGGACGCTTGGTATAACTGGATGAACGGTGAGGATGTCACTGCCGCTCAGACGTTCAAGCTGGCTTCAGCCCAGTTGCTTTACCACGGAACCTCCGTGGACAACGCCCGTCTCATCGAGCAGCAGGGTATCACGCCGGGGAGCGACGATACTGTGCATCTCTCCACTAGCCCAAGTGTGGCCCGTGATTTTGCTCGTGTGATGATGCGGAGCACAAACAACCGGGTTGATATAAAGCCGACTGACCAGTACGCTGTGGTAGTTGTTGACCGCAGCAAGTGCCCTGAGCTTTTCGAAAACTTCGGCTCTCACAACTACAGCACTGAGTATGGTGTGGGCATCCCGGTTGACGCCATCCTTCGCGTGGATACATTCGATGCGTCCACAGACACTAAGACAGCGGCCAAATACCCCACACCAGAAGGCATCACCTTCAGAGTGGCAGGTTCCCCTCGTTATGGGTTTCTCATCAGTGCCTACCTCGATGATGCGTATCTTGGAGATGAGAGAATAGGCTTCATCAATCTCTCTCCGTATCATGTTCGCAATCAGAAGGATGAAGAGGTAGCCTTCTTTGTTAGTGGTGTCGAGGTACTGGCTGAGTTCAGAGAACGTGGCATCGGTCTGCTCCTGTACAAGGAAGCCATCAAGCTGGCACAGAAGAAGGGAGCCGTCAAACTATATCAGGGAATCCCTCAGACGCAGGACGCCGCTATCATCTGGAATCGCTTGGCTAAGGAGTATCCAGTAGAATTGGGCGGGGTGACCGGGGACTCCAAGTTTATACCGTTGGTAAAGACGGCCAAGCTGGCATCCTACGACCAGATAGACATCAAGGTTGATGGCGGCTATGTGCGTGGACGCATCCTTGACGATTACGACGAACTGCGTAGCTGGGCTGAAGCTGTTCAGATGGAAGACCCGGAAGAACTTGAAATGATGCTGTCTGAAGCAGAGCCTTGGGCATCCTTAGGCTCAGTCGGTGTTGACCTCGATAAGCGGGGTACGGGCTTGGGTAAGCAACTCGTCGCTCAGTTCATTGACGCTGCACGTGCCCATGGAGCGAACTCCATTATCCTGCTGGCAACGGTGGATGGTGAACAGGTTGAGGGATTCGACCTCCAGACTTGGTATGAGCGGTTGGGGTTCAATGTAGTCACAACCACCGAACAGGGTCTCCCTGTAATGGAGCGTAGCGTGGAGCCCCTGAACAAGATGGCGGCAATGACCCACGAGAAGAACTGCAACCGTGTTCGCTTTGAGGACTTGGAGTCCTACAACGGTTCATGCCCTGCGTGCAAGGTTATCTCTGACAGCTACAAGGAAAACCTCGCGGCTGCGTTGGACATCATGGAGCGTGAAAAGGTCGCCGACCGCAAGCCGACTCGGGATGAGACTGAAATTGCCATGCGTGAGCTTTACCCTGAGCTTGCGGAGAAGATGGACAGGCAGCGGTCGGGCATCTCGGAAGAGCAGCACCTTCGTGACCAGTTCAATCACTGGCAGAGGGAGTTTCTCGACCGTGAGTACCCTGACCTTGCGATGACCGCCTCCGGCGAAGGATACAACGAAGTGCTGTATCACGTTACCAAGACCACCAACGTGGCTAAGATAAAGAAGAACGGTCTGCAACGGTTCAAGCCATCCAACTGGGCTGTCGCTGAGAGCGGTGCGCGTTATGGTGAGGGAGAAGTCTACGCCATGACTGAGGAGTTCGATGCTCTCCGTTGGGCTGGTCGTATGGACTGGGAGTTGAACAAGAAGACCGGCAGCGGCAAGATTTCCATCGTCCGCTTCAAGCCGGGTGAGGAAGAGTGGGAAGTGGATTATAACGACCCGATGTCTCAGGGGGGTAATCGTGGACAGTGGATAAAGACCATGAGTCCTATCCCCGCGTCTCAGATTATCGACGCCTATCCGGTCGGGCCTGACCAAATCAAGCGGTTTATTGAGCTACGCGATGCCGAGTGGAACAAGACCTCTACCCTGCACACACAGGAAGACGCTCAGGCGTTGATTGGCGATTTGCAAAGCAAGGGCATCTCCACCAAGCTGGTGGGGGGCGTCGAACAACGTGGAGAGTCTTTCCATGACATCGACTTACTTACTACGCAAGCAGTGGCGAGGGACAGTATCATTCAGGCATTCACAGAACTTGGGTGGACGCATTTCGGCCAGTCGAACGTGTCGCCGGAAGAGGCTGCTGAGCCTCAAGATGGCAAGACCTATCACCAAGGCTGGTCTGAAATCCTGCACTTCCGCAAGGGAGTAGTCCCCAACGAGCAGAAGGTGGACTTCTGGATTCCCTCGCCGATGAAGTCGGCGGCACAGATTTCCGATGTGTTCCATGGGACGACACAGGGGTTCGAAGCGTTCTCGCTCGAACATGCGTCTGAGTCCAGTTGGTACGGCAAGGCGTTCTTCTTCACCAGTGACTACACCGAGGCTAAGCAGTATGCCAACCCGGACAACGACGACCTCGCTGGTCGCCTTGAGATTCTTCGCGACAAGATTCTCAATGAATGGTATGACAAAGACGACCTTGCGATGATGAAGTATGACCATGATGGAGAAGAGGGAGAGGTTTCCGAGGAGTACAAGGAAGCTCTGGCCGATGCTTTTGCTGAAGCCAAGAAAGAGATTGTAGGCAACGAGCCCAGCATCAAGCGTGTCCGCATCGAGTTGAACAAGCCGGTGAAGGTCAGTCGCGGCGGCACAACGTTCACAGCGGACGAGACGTTCAAGCAAGCTCTTGAGTCAGTCGCGACGAAGCATCAGGTGAAATGGGTCGAGCAGATATACGACGTGCTCATCAACAGCGTGATTCAGAAGACCACGTTCTCCGCACTGGAGTTCGAGGAAGGTGCAAAGCGTCTGGAAGTATGGGGGTTAAACATCAGTAAGCCCGGACAGTTCGTAGCTGACGTGTATCGTGCTCTGGGCTTTGACGGCATCATCATGACACCGAGTTCGGTGTTCCGTCGTCGTGGATTGAAGTTCAATCCCGGCACCAAGCATTACATGGTATGGGATACATCGCAGATTAAGTTGGAAGGTACAGACCCGGTGAAGACCGCCGCCGCTAACTACACCGGCCCTTACGCTTTCTACATCGAAGTGCCTAAGTCGGCACGTGACCACTTCTGGTCGCCGGTTCCTGAGGGGCAGTGGGAGTTTTGGGCGTTCCGCACTCGTCCTCGCGTGCTCAAGGGAGAGAAGATCATCTTCACCTTCGACAAGAAACCGGTCGCTGAAACTGTGTGCGATCACGTGGAGAAGCCGGGTGAGTCGAAGTGTGAGTTGACGGGCAAGTACGAGAGACACTGGAAAATCGTGTGGCTCCCTTCTGATTTCAAAAAATACAAGGAGAAGACCGCCAGCCCTGACTTTGGTTACTCCAAATTCAATGACCGCGAAGCTGACCTCGCCAAGTTAAAGTGGAGTGTACTAGCCACGGACTTTACAATTGATATCAACGCACGAGACCCTGAAGCTAACCCCCACGCTACACCACCGGGGTTTCTGGAGGCGAGTGCTTATGACTCTACAGGAAGGCTGAGTTCAGACGATGCCGACAAGTGGGATTCCGTGCGAGTCAAGAAAGCCATCATCCGAGATGAATGGAAGGGCACGGGTCTAGGTCAAATGTTGTACGACCGTCTTATTGTGGAATCCCGGAAGCAGAAGCGCAGGTACCTCATCTCCGACCTAGACTGGAGGATGTCCCCCGATGCTTATAAAGCATGGGAGAAATTGAGCAAGCGATACCCCATGGTCTCACCCTATAAGCTAGATTTACGAAAGAAGACCGCCTCCGGCCCGGTTGCCGTTTCTCCTGATGGACGGTATAAGGATTTCCAGCTAACGATTGAACACGGCAAGTCGTACATTGGTACGCCGATGGTCACCGTGCGTGCATTGAAGGATGGAACCCCCCTCGGCTACGTCACTTTCGCCAAGCGTGAGGACAAGAAGCTTGACCCCATGTCCCTCGACATCACCGCAACCTATCATCGTCAGGGGCTGGCGACAGCGATGTACGTCTATGCAGAACGTCAGACCGGATACACCGTCATCCCATCCACCGAGCAGACGCCAGCGGGTAAGTCACTGTGGGCTCAACCTGACCGCCCGTTCGGTAAGGAAGCGGCAGCGAAGCCGTTCCCCGACTCCAAGGTGCCCCAGATGGTGTACCATGGCACCCGCGAGCCCTTCACTCGCGTGAATATGAGTCACGGTGCCCAAGGATTGTTCTGGGTTGCATCCGACAAAGCCAGTATTGAAAAGGGAGAGGCCGGAGCGAACTCCAGCAAGTGTATTCTTGGCTGCTACATCAACGTACAGAACCCGGCTGGCTGGGCGGAGTACGAGAATAAGTCCATTGGAGAGTTGAAGCGTGACGGTTTCGATAGCGTTGTCCTGCCAGACCCAGACGGGACGTTCGATGTCATCCTGTTCAAACCGAATCAGGTTCGTATTGTCGGGGAGATGAAGACCGCCGCTGCTTACCCTAGTATGTATCACGGCACCGGGTATGCGATTAAGGAGTTTGAATCGAAATGGAATGACCATGGTTTGATTTTCTTCACACCGAACAAATCATTGGCTGAGTCCTTTGCTTTGGATAATCCTGTACCCCACGTATACGAATGCACAGTGGATTGCGACAACGTATTCAACCCACGTGACCCGAAGCATCAGCAGATTCTACTGGATAGCATGGGGGATAAACTGGACTCGGTAACAGGATATTTCAAGTCTCGGGAACAGGTTATTGATGACCTTGAAGATGCAGGTTATGACTATATTGAACCCCTTGTTCGTTATATTCGGAAAGCCGGATTCGACGGTGTATGGATGGTGGAGACCAGGGGGGAGTTTGACACCTTAGCTGTATTCTCACCAGACAAAATCACGGTGGATGGCGTGGAGCACCCGGAGCCGATACTGACTCAGGAGTTCATCGACTACTTCAACGACCGTGGCTACACGCGAGTAGACGTGACGAATGATCAAAACTTGATGGCGAAGTTGCGTCAGGAGTTCGACGCGACTCAATAACTTTCCAACCCTATTACAGAGATAGGTATGAAGAATCAACTGCTTGACCCCCAAACCTGCAAGGGTACTCGGAGCATGACCGCAGCCGAAATCGCTGAAACAAAAGCGGTAGTCGCTGCTGTGCCAGCCGACGAACTCCAAGCTCCGGGTGCCGTTCCCCCGGTGCAGATGACCCCCGCGTTCAAATCGTGGTTCGGCAAGTCCCAAGTTGTTAACGAGGACTGGACTCCTCGCGTCGTTTATCACGGTAGCCGTTCTCCATGGCTCACCAGCTTCGACCTCCAGTGTGAGGGAACTGGTTGCGTCAGCAAGGCGAAGGATGGGGCTATCTGGTTCACGTCTGAGCGTGATAATGCAACGTGGTTCGCCAACTACAAGGACAAGTTCGAAGCGGACGAGGACAACCCAATAGCCTATGGTCGCCCCGGCGAATACTATGCTGCCGTCGCCGCTGTCGCTGAGAGCGAGGACGGGGAGACGGAGCACATCTTTGATGTGGGGCCGTTCCCCACCTATGAGATGGCTAAGGAAGAAGCCACCAAGGAAGCACGGCTCTACAACGCTTCCTTGAATCTGGACACATTCGTCACCGCCGCCTACCTCAAGATTCAGAACCCTTTAGTCGTTAACGTGGTTCCCCGTGCTCAGGAGTTCGATGCTGCCCGTAAGGGGGGTCATGATGGCATCATTGCGAAGGGTGTGTTCGATGGCCCGGTGGAGAGTGACATCTTCGTGGTGTTCAGCCCAACGCAAATCAAGTCGGCCACACGCAATTCAGGGACATACAGCGATACGAACAGCATTATCGCCGCACGCGAAGAGTTCGTCTACTGGCAAGACCGCACCCCCGAAGACCGTCTGGCACGCACCCAGAATTGGGTGGAACGAAGTGGTCTCCCCACCGACGCTCAAGGACGGGCACGACTGTATCATGCGACTCCGAAACCCACTGCCCTCATCATTGAGAAGGAAGGTCTGCGTCAAGACTCGTACCTCGCGACCGACGCTGAGACTGCTTTGCATCAGGCTGGGCGAGACCGTGGACTGAAGGCTGGTAAGCTTGTGTGCTTTGAATGCTGGGTACCTATGGACTCTTTTAGACCCTCAGTGTTCTGCCAGCTAGACCGTGCTTTGACTCCTGAAGAGATGAGCATGAAGCCCATCAAGGCACCCAGCGTGGTCGTTGCGTCTACTGACGTGCATTATTATCATGATTCCGATGTGATGAACCGAGAGAGCATCATGAAGCATGGTCTGTCCACTGAGTTTGCACTGGCCGCTCACGATGGTATATTTTTCCACACTAAGCTCACCCAAGAGAGCAGGTACACCGATGTGTGGGAAGCTGACCTGACGGGTTATGATGTAGAACCTGACGAGACCACAGACATTGCGGACAACCCCGAGTATGAGGGCGACTCGTGGTGGGTTGTATGGCAGACGATTCCACCTGAGCGTTTAAAGTTGGTCAAGAGTGGGAAAATGCACACCGCGACCGCCGACCCGGATGTAGAAGCACGCCTGAAGCAAATCCTCAAGAAGCCATGGAAGAAACAGACGGAGGAAGAGCGGCTATTCGTCGCCAAGCACGACCCTCGTCAGATGTCCTTGCTGGAGCCAAAGGAAGCCTACCTGTATAAGGACTACGAGAACGAGGAATACTCCCACCTGTTCAAGGTTATTGTAGAAGAGCAGGGCTTGGATATTGAGAACATAAATGGAGTGGACTCGGCAGTGCTGAAGCAGCCCACGACGTTGCATCACGCCACCACACCAGACCGAATCAATGGCATCTTCAAGAAGGGTCTGGAACCTCGCGGACGTTATACCGTACGCAGCGGTAAGGAGCCCAAGCTATTTCTTGGAACCGAAGACACCTGTGCCCACTATGTGAGTGGGGATAGTGTAGTGCTTGCTGTGACAATACCTGCTGGTACTCGCATTTACGACAACAACTTCGAGCCTGATGAGATTTACATCAAGGACAAGATTCCTGCTGCCATGATAAAGAAGGCGGCTCAAGAAGGTACAGGCTTCCGCAAGCTCTGGCATGGTGGACGCATCACCGGCCCTATCGACATTCAAGCACCAACCAAGGGACGCTATGAGGCGGGACCGGGTCTCTACCTGACCACCAGCTACCAGCGTGCGTGCAAGTATGCCAAGGGTGGCGGCTCCACATTCCTCGTCACTGTGAAGGATAACCTCAACTTTGCCGATGACGTGCTCATCCCTCTGGCGGAGGGTATCCAGTTCGCAATGAAGCGGCTAGGCGGTAAGGGCAAGGATATTGCCGCTGACTTGCGTGCCAACTGCACTCGCATGAATAAGGATATGTTCACGGCCAGCACTCTCATCAATCTCGTGGTCAACTATGAGGCTGGTGCTGGTGCTAAGGGGAAGGCCCTGCTTCAATTCCTGCAAGACCACAACGTTGACGCCGCCAGCGAGAGCCCGTCTATGGGGTTTCAGAATGAGCAGTGGGTTGTCGTGTTCAATCCCAAGGCCGTGCTGAAGGTGGAGAAGGTTCCGGCCTCCGCTGTTACGTCGGAGATGTACAATCTGCCGAAGATAGCGAAGGTCGCTGACGACGAGGCCAAGGTGATGGCTATCGTCAAGGAGTACATGAAGTACATAGCTCCCGGTCTTCCCCTTCCCGTAATTCAAGTCGTCAACACATTGAAGAAGCGGTGGTTGGGTCGTTGCGAGTACACTCCTTTATTGGATGTAAACAACACGGTCATTAAGATTCAGAAGTCTATCATCAACGACGACAATACCCTTCGCCGGGTGGTTGCTCATGAACTGTGCCATCACGACTGGAACCTGACGTATTGGAAACTCCTGAATCCTCGAACTGCACGGCTTCTTCAGAAGGCCCACTCTGACTTCGGTCATGGCGAAGAGTGGCTGAAGCGTGCTGCTGTATTCAACGCGGAATTTGGTGCCAACTTCATCACACCTAAGTCGGATGAGTCTTACGTTCAGGATGAAAACACCAAGCAATTCTATGTTTTAGTTACAAATATGTTCAGGGGAAACCTCACCTATGCGACTTCGGTAAAGCTATCACCGAAGCAGAGAAACCGTGCCGAGTCTCAGGTGAACGCGGGTGCGGGTAAGCTGTTCCTCACCACCGACGATAACTACCTGAAGCGGGGAACGCCGATTGGACAAGGTTGGGCATATCCTCAAGGGGAGGAGATGAAGGCTCAGCTACAGAAACTATGGGACGAAGGCACGCCGGTGGCTGTGCCCGGAGCAAAGGCACCCAAGGCACCAGACCCGAACAAGGAATTCTTCGTATGCTTGCGTGACGCTCACAATATGCGATACTTCGCATGGTCGGCCTCCATGACTCCGCTTCAGAAGGCTCAGCTTGAGAAGCGAATGACCGACCCGTGGAAAGTCGTCAAGACGAACGACACCGACTTCAAGACCAAGAAGATTGGCGTTGGCTGGGACTCTGCGTTCCTGCGTTGGGGTGACATGGCTGTGAAGTGGCAGAAGCTGTGGGACACCGCGCCCGTCATCATGTCGGGGAACTTGGACGTAGACCAATCATGGGAACATGGAAGGGGTAAGAAGGGTGCGTTCGACATCAACCGGGTTGAAGTGCGAGAGGACAGTTACGGCTCAGGCACGTTCTGTGCTTACATCGGCAAGCGTCGTATTGGCTACGTCACTGTGTTTCCAAGCGGCCTCACTGATGAAGAGAAGGAACGCAAGGAGACGCACGTCTGGAAGTCCTATGTCAAACCCATGTACCGTCGCAAAGGTGTAGCTCAAAAACTTTACACCGTCGCTAAGGAGTGGTGTGCCGGTCGCGGCTGGAGGCTCATGCCCACGGAGAACTGCCTGTCCGATGAAGCCACTGCGTTCTGGAATAAGTTCGACCCTGAGACGGTGAAGAATAATGACCTGTGGTGGCGTTCGCAGTACGTTGGTCGTCAGGTAGAACTCGATGGTCGTACATATAACATCACGAGCGTGGTGGGCAAGTACCCCAAGTTGAATTTTGTGGGAGAAGACCCTCAGACAAACACGACTAATTGGTTGAAGGGTTCAGTCGTGTTTCCGCAATTGGGAGAGCCTGAGCCCAACCCGAATCGTGACATCCAAGTCCCAATGAGCAAGGAAGGTTCGACTGATGTGCCTGACATCAGACTACAACCTGCACTTGAAGCCATCTACCAGAAGTTCCCGGCTAACCCCGAGAACCCGAAGGAGCGTGTCTTCTTCGCT